AGATAAACAGACTGAAAAAGTTGTTAAACAAAGGCTTAAATATGATAAAACTGATAAATCAAAAGACATTATTATAATGGCTAAAGATAAAAAGATTAAAGAATTACAAGAAGAAAATAGAAAATTCAAGGAGCAATTGGAGGTTCTTAGAGGAAAATTATATGAAAACATATAGACTACATTGTTTATATGTACTCTATGTATAAATGCCCATGACAAGGGGGTTATAGTACCTTGTACACTATATATTAAAGAAAGGAATGGTACAATGAAATTAAAATACTTAAAAGATATAAAAGAAAATACATATTCAATAACTGTGAAATGTTCTGAATTAGGAACAGAAACTATGGATGTGGATACAGAAAAGAATTTAATAGAAAATTTTATTCCACAATTCAAATACCACGACCTAAGTTGGACAGGCAAATTTGGAATAGATGAAAAAGGAAATATAATAGCAGACGAAGCTGAAGGAGATACAATTTCTATAGGGTTAATTGATAAATTAGTATTAGTTAATGAGAATTTAGAAGTAACATATACAGTATCCATAAAATCAATTAAACCTTCCATGTTAAAGGATATGAAAAAGATAACTACTCCTGAAAAATATTGTGAAGCTTGTTGTCTTTTATTTAAGACTATTATAAAAAAGGCAGTAAAAGATTGTTTAGATTCAATGAGAAAGAAAAACAATGATTTTGAATCTGAAGAAGATTCAGATATTGTATAAAATAAATTAAAAAATATCTTGGTGGTCTAACACACTAGATATTCAGAGGAGGTGATATACATGATGAGATTAAAGAATAAACTAATGATGTTAACATTATTAGCTATACCAGTTATTACTGTTTTTAGTTCAGGTAACGCTTGGGGTTAATAACTTGGAGTAAGTAGTTAGTTCTACTTACTCTTTTCTTTTTATCTATTGTATGTTAATTAGAGTTCAACATTATAAGGGTGGTGATTTGTAATTAATATACATAAAAATAAATTATTAAAATAAAATTAAAGAAAGGGGATATTAAATTGCCAGTTAAGAAAGAAACAAATAAAAGACTTTGTACTGGAAATTGTAAAAGAGAATTGACAGATTCAAATTTTTATAATTCAACAAGTCCATTATTTGATGGAAAAGTTTCTATTTGCAAAAAATGTATAAAAGAATTAATAAATTATGATGATATGAATACTGTGTATAATGTATTGCAGACAATGGATATACCTTTTTTGAGTGATTATTGGGATAATTGTTTAAAAAAAAAAGGAGACACCTTTGGAAATTATATGAGACAGGTTAATTCTTTACCTCAAATAAAAAACTTAAGATATAAAGATAGTATATTTCAAAACAACTCAAATCAAAAGAAGAATGAAATTGTAAATGATTCAAATGAAATATCAGATATATTAATAAAAAAATGGGGTTCAAAATATTCATATAAACAAATAGAAAGTTTAGAAAATTTTTATAAACAAATGATAGAAAGTTACGATGTAAAAACAGCTTCTCATAAAGATTATTTATTAAAGATATGCAAAGTGTCCTTAAAAATGGACGAAGCGTTAGATAATGATAATGTGGGCGAATTTGAAAAATATTCAAGAGTATATGACAATTTGATGAAGTCAGCTAAGTTTACTGCTGTTCAAAGGTCATCTGTTGAGGATACTGGGGGTTTTGCTACTTTTTCAGAATTTATAGAAGGATTAGAAAGAGATGGTTTCATAGAACCTGCTAAGATAACTGAAGATTATGATATAGTTGAAGCCACTATATCTGATTTAAAAAATTATACAAAAAAATTAGTATTAGGAGACAGTTCCATATCTACTATGGCTATAGAGCAATTGAATAAAATTAAGGAAAAAGAAGAAAATGAAAATGGTGATGTAAATGTCTAGTATTACAAACTTTAAAGTCGCCAAAAATAATAAAAAAGAAGGAATTTTAGATATACATAATCCAGACGGAAATTCTTTTGAAAAAGAAATCAATCCTATGGAAACAACATTTAATAAAATAAAAAAAGATTTTTCAAAATACGTAGCTATATGGAGAGTGTGTCCAGATTTATTTATAGATTTTGTAACTCCAAAGGATAGCAAGTTTAAATTGTTTTTTTATCAAAGAGTATTTTTAAGAACTGCAATAAGACATAAATATTTTTATGCAACCTTTACAAGGGCTTTCTCTAAATCTTTTTTAAGTATATTAATATTATACATAAAACTCATATTGTATCCAGGAATATCTTTGTTTATATGTTCAGGCGGAAAAGGACAAGCTACTAATATTGCAAAAGAAAAAATAGAAGAAATATGGGATAAATTTCCCTTGTTAAAAAGAGAAGTTAAAGATTATCAAGTTTCTAAGGATTATTTAAAAGTTACTCTTCAAAATAATTCAAAACTTGATATAGTTGCTGTTCGTGAAAGTACAAGGGGAGGAAGAAGAAATGCAGGGCTTATAGAAGAAGCTATATTAGTAGATGGTAAATTATTAAATGAAGTTATAATCCCACTTATGAACGTAAATAGACGTGCGAAAAATGGCGATGTTGATCCAAATGAACCACATAAACAACAAATTTATGTCACTACAGCAGGATATAGGAACACATTTGCGTATGATAAATTAAAACAAATATTGATATGGATGGCTACAAAAGATGACGAGGCTTTCGTGATGGGTGGAAGTTGGAGAACCCCAGTATTGCATAAATTATTAGATCCAAATTTTGTAGATGAATTAAAAGAAGATGGAACATATAACCCATTATCTTTTGATAGAGAGTATGAAAGTATATGGACAGGTAGTGGAGAAGATAGTTTTTTTAATGAAGATATGATTACTAAAAATAGACTGTTAAATTTTTTTGAGAATGAACCTAATCTCAAAGTAAATGATGAGAGCAAATTTGAAATAAAATATATAGTTTCTGCTGACGTAGCTAGGAGTGAAGGGAATCAAAATGCAAACACCGTTGTTACAGTTGGAAAAGTGAAGAGAAATTTAATAAATGGACACTGTGTAACAAATATTGTAAATATGTTTGTGTTACATGGGGAACATTTTGAAGAACAATCCATAAAAATAAAAAAAATAATATTTAAATACAAGGCTGAAATGGGAATATGTGATTTAAATGGTTTAGGAGCAGGACTTACAGATTATCTAGTGAAAGAAAACATGGACGAGAATGGAGAAATATTCCCACCCTTTTCTATAGTTAATGATGACAGGTTTGATAAATATAAAACCGATGATAGTTTACCATTAATATATGCGATGCGTTCACAAGGAATAGCAAGTGCAATCCATGTTAATTGTTTGTCACAAATTTCTTCAAATAAAGTTAAGTTTTTAATTGATGAAATGGAAGCAAAAGCAAAACTTACAAAAAATCAAATTAAAAATATGAGTGGATATGACATGGGAGAATATTTAAGACCATATTTAAATACAACATTTTTAAAGGATGAAATGCTAAACTTAAAAGCAAAACAATCAGGAAAAGAGATAATATTAGATAGAATGAATAAAGGTATACAAAAAGATAGGTTTAGTTCATTAGAATATTTATTATGGTATGTAAAACAAATTGAAGATAGTTTTACAAATACTGAACAAAATTCCGATAGAGAATATGTATTTGTATAATTTTTATAGGGAGGAGGTAAAAAAGATTGGTAGAAAAGAAACAAAATAAATCATCAAAAAGAGGACGTCCTCTTGGTTCTAAAAATGAATTTTCAAAAAAAGAAATTGAGAGTATGCAAAATAGAATAAACGAATTAGAAAAATCCAATAATTCATACAATGATGTCGTAGATGAGTTTGTAGATGGTTTTATTCTTGAAATGACTAAAAATGTGAAAACTATAAGTATGGATACTTTACAAAAATGGTTTAGTGATCCAGATACATATATGAAGGAAATACATGATTTATTGACATATTATTATATAATAGATGGTAATATATCACAATTATATGATTTGATATTCTCACTTCCTGAATTAAATTATAAAATAAAAACATTTAAAAAAATGGATTCTTACGAAGAAGATATTAAAAAGGTTAAAATTTGTTTAGAAAAAACTATTAGTCATAAATTATTAACTAGAAGTTTATTGGTACAATTAGCCCATGAAGGCTCTGTATTGGGTACTTGGCTTGGCGATAAACGTAATCCTTATTTTAATGTGTTTGATAATTTGAAATATGTATATCCTTATGGAAATTATCAGGGTAAAATGGTTGGAGTATTTGATTTGGAATATTTAGATAGCATGACTGAAAAACAAAGGGAAACTATTTATAATACATTAAAGCCATTAGTAACCAAAGCAAAATATAATAAATGGAAAAATTGTACTGATAATAATAAAAAGGAAGCATTACAACTAATAGTGTTACCAATAGAAACCTCTTTAGTTGCTAGGAATAGAATACTTTCATTTAATCAACGATTAGGATTACCACAAGGTACTCAAGCGATATTTGATTTACAACATAAACAAAAGATGAAAGATTTAGAACGAGCTATGGCTGATAAAATAATACGAGCTATTGCAATAGTTCATTTAAAAAGTAAAGACGATGGTGACAATACAGTAAAAGAAAGCACGCAAAAAAGAGTATTTGCAAAGGTAAAAAAAGCATTAGAAAAAAACACCAACTCATCCTCAGGTCTTACTTGTATAGGATTGCCTTCTTTTGCTTCATTTGAATATCCTGAAATAAAAAACGGAGATAAAATACTAGACCCTAGTAAATACGAGAGCATAAATAGTGATATAACAACTGGAACAAGCGTATCTTCTGTACTATCAAATGGTACTGGTGGTTCATACTCTAGTGCAAATTTAAACTTGGATATGATATATCAAAAAATAGGGGTTATGCTTGAACAGATAGAAATTATTTATAATCAATTAATAACTATAGTATTAGGAAAATCAAAAGGTCAAAATTATATGTTTGAGTATGATAAACAAAAACCTTTATCAAAAACAGACAAATTAAAAACGTTAACTACGTTAGAAAATCAGGGATATGCTATTTCACCATTATTAGAACTAATAGGAGTAGATGCTAATGATTATATAAATCAATCTATATATGAAATAGAAAAGCTTGGATTGAGAAACAAAATTAGTCCACCAAGTTTGTCTTATACTACTTCGAGTAAAGATAGTAATAAAGAAAGTGGAAGACCAATAGAAGAAAATCCAACTAATGATAATACTATACAATCAAAAGAAAATACAGACAACAATTCAAATCCTAAACCGTCAACAGAATAAAAGCAGGTGATAAAGTGAAAAAGGTATTTGTAACAAAGAATAAGGAGTTTATAAAAATAACTTATGATGGTAAAAGTTTATTGATAAAAAAAGAAAATGAACAATTTGAACAATTAGCTAATTTAACAAAAGATGAAATAAAAGAATGGTATCTAAAAAGATAATAACAATAAATAATTATATGAAATCAATAAAATAATAATGTTTATAAATTATTTATTAATAAAATAAATTAAATATGAAAGGTGGTGATTAAGTGGATAAAGAAAATAAAAAAGGAAAAATAAATATATCAATTAATTCATTAGATACAGTTCTTAATGATCCGACAATAATGAAAGGAAAAGCTATAATATTCAATTTTGAAAAAAGTGGAAACAACCAAGTGATAACCGAAGATGTTGCATTAGAAAATATGAAGACATTAATAGGAAAACGTATATGTTGTAAATATATAAAAGTTGAAGAAAACTTAGGAATAGATGCGTTAGGTTCTCACGAATCTCATGAGACTACAAATAGAGAAGGTGAAGAAGTTGTATATTGCAATACAAATGCTATAGGTTTTATAGAAGATGTATATATAGGTGATTATATTGATTCAGAAGGAAATACTAAACGTGGTGTTGTAGGAGACTTGATATTGTGGTGTGATGACTATTATTGTGACATAATCGGATTATTACAGGAATGGTTGGACAATGGAATAGGAATAAATATGAGTTGTGAGTATTTATACTTTAACTACACAGTTAAAGATAATATAGAATATATACAATCCCCTATAATTTTTACCGCACACACTTTACTTAATAGCGAAGATAGAGGACAAGCAATAACGATTGAACCTGCATATGAGGACTCAAAATTATTAAGTCTTAATGAATTAAAAAACTATAATAAAGCACTAAATAGTTTAAAATCTAATAATAATTTAGATTTAAATAAAAAAAATGTAAATAACAAGGAGGAAAATAATACAATGGAAAATCTATTTTTAAATGCTATGAAGTCAAATAATCAATTATCATTTGGCGACATAAGAGACGCTATATATGATAAATTATCTGAAATAATGACAGCAAAAGAATATTGGAATGTATGGATAAGTAATTATGGGGTTTTTGACACCTATTTTGTTTATGAAACTTATGAGGACGAATCATATATAAATTACAAAGTTAATTATACCAATATTAATGATGTAATTACAATTGATTTAGAAGGCAAAGAAAAAGTTACATATAAATGTGATTTAGTGCCAGTAACAGAAGTTGAAACTTCAATGAATGCTAAGAAAGAATTGGAAAAAACACAAAAGCAATTAGTTTCAGCAAATAATAAAATATCAACATTAGAAGGAGAGGTGAAGTCATTAAATAGTAAAATAGTTGAAAAATCTAATAATGCCAAAGAAGATACAGAAAAGTTCAACGAACTTACAGAAAAATTAGTATCTTTAAATTCAATGGTTGAAACTATGAAACCAATTGTTGAAAAATACACATCTGAAGTATTTGAAAAATCTTTAAATTCAGCAATTTCTAATTATGAAAAGACTTTTACAGGTATTAATGCAATGGACGTATTTAATGAAGATTCTACACAGGAATTAATAAAACAATCAATTAATTCAAATAAAGAAATTTCAGAGAAAGCAATCCATAGTTTAAATTCATTAATTGTAAATAATATTAAATCAGTTAAAAAAACAGATATAGATGAAGTTATTTTAGGTGAGGCAAATATTAGTATTAACGAGCTTATAAAATCAAAAGACAATGAAGATTTAATACCAAAAGAAGATGATATTTTAAAAGAATATGGATTAAATTATTAAAAAATAAAATTACAAATAAATTAAACGAATAATAAAGGAGTATGATAATTATGGCAACACAACTTAGAGAAGCTTTAAAAAATATGGGAACACATAATGTGGCAGAAATAAATTCAATTTGGGCTAAACCAATAGCAAATGGTGCAATATTAGAAGGAGGAAGCCTAGATAATGGTGCATTAGTAGAATTATCTGGTAGAGATACAGAAGGTAATTTAAAGTGCAAGACTTATACTGGAACAGGAGAATTTTATATTCTTCACTCTGTGGTAGAAGATCAATTATTAGTTGATATGGGAGAAACAGATTATAAATGTTTCTTTAACAAAGAAGGAGAAATAGTTAGGTTATTCCTTAAAGAAAAAGGTCTAAATATGGAAACTTCAAATTATGAAATTAAAGAAGGAGCAACTTTAGTATTAGACGCTCCTATTCTTTGGGACATTGCAAAGAAAAAATATATAATCGTAAAATCAGATGATTCTGATGTAACTAAGGCAATAGCAACTGTTAATGGAATTGATACAGACTTTGGATATAATGCTGATATTGCAACAATTAGAATACAATTTAAATAAATTAAATTAATAAAGAAAGAGGAGATAAGATATGGATTTAAATAAAAACTTAGTACAATTAGCAAATAGAGTATACAACAGTAAATCAACAACAATGGAGGCTGATGAAAAAGTAATTGTAGAATTGGTTGGAAAAGCGTTTAATTCAAGTAATAATTCTATAGATAATTACCAAGCATATAGAGACTTAAACCAATTAATAGTATTAACAGCCGATACACTTCAAAAGCCAAATAATCAACAAACAATAAATTTAGTTACAGATTATAAGAAAGTAAACGTAAATGATATTGCAAAATATTCAGTAGATGATAAATTAACAAGAGTTAGTACAGCGTTAACAGCAACTGGGGCAGGAGTTAATTTCACAAAGATTCCTACTAGCAGAAAAGTTGTTTTTGCAACACCAATAAAACATCAATTTGGTGTAAAATATAGTATTTCAGAAATGATTTCAGATCCAGTTAATAAATTTAGAGAGGCTGTAAATCTAGTTAACGAAGAAAAAACTAGATATATATTATCTCAAATCTATGTTTTAACTAGAGAAGCCTCAGCTAACTCTAAGATTCCTTCAAGACAAAAATCAGAAGGAGCTTCCTTAGCATTTAGTAAGTTTAAATCAATTGAATCTTCATTATTAAGATATGGTAGAAATGTTAAACCTGTAATGGTTTCTGATACGTTATTTATCAATTCTTTAGCAGAAAAACAAGCTACTGAATTAGTGGCAGGGTCAACAACACCATTATACTTAACTGATGATTTAAAAAATTCATTACTAAGAGACGCAACTATAGAACAAATTTCAAAAACATTGGCTATTTCTATAGATAATCCTTATACTGATAAGATGAATTCAAAAGTTGATTTACCAGTAAACGAAGCTATAATGGTAGCAGGTGGAAGTGCTTCTCCATTTAAAGTTACTGAATTTGGAACAATGGCTGTATTATCTGATACTGTTCAAGAACATATTGAAACTGAAGATGCTCATATGAAAATTTCTTATACTGTAGACATTACTTTATTATTAAATAGAGCAATAGGTTACATAAAAGATACTTCAGTAGTTCTTTAAATTTAATAATCCTCCTATTAAATTAGGAGGATTTAAATAAAATATTATAATTATATAGGAGAGATATGAATAATGGAGAATAAAATAACATTAGTTAGAAAACAACCAACACCTTTTGAAGTTAACTACCCTTTATCGTTACCAAATGGACAACTAACACACTTTGATTGGACTGGAACAAAAGGAAATATAGTTAGTAAAAGAGATGTTCCTGTAGAAGTGTTTCAATGGTTAAAAGATTCAACAACAACATTTAAAGATGGATGTTTAATAGTAGATGATAATATTGAGCAAGAATTAGATGGAGATTCACAATATCTAATAGATTCTGTAAAAGACGAACAAAGTGAAATAAAAAAAGCTATAAAAACAAAGACTGAAATAGAGCAAATGTTAACAACTGGGAATCAAAACGTATTAAAAAAAGCTTTAAATGATTTAACAAAAGATGTAGAAGATGAAGAACAAATTAAAGAGATAAAAAACTATATATATAGAACAGCAATAGATATCGGAGTAGATTCAAATGCAAAAAGAAAAGTAATTTGTGATTGGTATGGTACTGACGTTGAAAACTGTGGTTTTATATTTGATGAAGAAAAATAAAAAGAAAGCATGGTGATATTATAATGACAAATTATGATGATATATGGTCTTGCTTGTTAGATATAATAGGAGTATCAAAAGATTTATTACCTTCTGATGAAGAAGATATATATAGGGAAATACATAATGGTGTGAGAAATTATAATATCAAAACAAGTGACTATGAAAAAAAGCTAACTACAGACGATTCAACTGAATCTTTAAACTGTAAAGTAGATGACTATAGATTAAAATTAATTGCATTATTAATTAAACAAAATATACTACAAAATGAATTAGAATATTTCCAAGCAGTTTATCAATATGACATCAAAGAAATTAGAAGTAAATTTTATAAAGATCAAATATCGGGTAGGAATGAAACTATAAGAGAAGTAAAACATGAGATATCCGAAATATTATCATATATGAGTGATTACGATTTTAATTAATGAAAGATTATAGTAATTATAAAAAATATAATTATATTGATATGCGAACTTATAGTGGAAATTTTCATTTTAAACAACAATTAAAACAAGAAGGTACAAATGTATTAGTTAATAATAATGAATATGAACTTATAGATAATGAAAGAGTTCCATATTTTATTATCGTAAGAAATCATGGGATAGAACATAAAAATACTTTAGAAGAACGATTAATAATGTTTGATAAAAAATTCTCCATTAAAAGAGGAGACTATATTAAATATTTAGATGATAATTATATAATATTACCTAGAATAGATAAAGACAATTTGTTTTTTAATACAGGAAAACTTACATATTGTAACAATAATTTAAAAGCAAAAACATGGGGCAATATTGAAATTCCTTGTGTGATAGAAAATTCAAGTTATGGTTCTAAAGGTGAATTACATAATAATGAATATATAAGTGATTTTGATTCAAGAGGTATTATAACTTGTCAAAAGAATAAATATACTGATAGTGTTTTTAATGGTATGAGATTTTGTTTTAATGGAACAAAGGACGACATCATTGAAATTACAAAAAAATCTAGTGTATTTATAGACAATTGTTGGCAGTTAACATTTAAATCTGTGAAATATGTACAAGAAGATGATTTAGAAAATAATTATGCTTTTAATCCTAGACTAGATGGAACTTCTAGTCCTAATGATGAAGTTTATATTATTACTGGTGAAGAATATGTAAAATACAATACAGAATCAACTTATACTATCAACAATAAACAAAATAAAGAAATAATATGGAGTTTAGATGAGGATACTATTGATGGTAATTTAGCAGAAATGGTTAGTCAAGATAATAATAAATGTACATTAAAAGTTACATCTAAAGAAGAAATGATTCAACTAATAGCAAGTGATACAAATACTAATGAAACATTATGTTCTTATGTATCATATGGAATAAAGTAGGAGGTGATTTGCATGGGGTTAATAAGATATGATACTGTTTCAACAAAATTTCAAAAGATTGATGATATTATAAGTTTATTAGTTTCTGAAATGGACAATGATCCAGAGTTAAAGAAGCTGTGTACGTATTTAACTTATCAGCCGTTAGCTAGTAAGAGTACAGATATGGATGGCAATGTTATATATCAAAGAGATATAACTACTTCCATGTTAGATGAACAAAAAATATGTGTTAGCAAAACGACTGATAAAAATGACAAAGAATATAAAGAAATTACAATTCCACAGATATTAGTTCCTTATTGTTTTCAAGAAGATAAAATATTAACAGAGCAAGTATCTTTATTTGTTCATAATTTTAGAAATGATTTAGATAGTCAAATAGGGGCTAACGACTTTGTTATAGATGTATTAGTTCCTAGTAAGTATCAGGAATTGAAGCCTTATGGGGTTAATAGATTGCATGAAATATTGAAAAGATTAGCCTATTTGTTTGATAATGTAGAAACTGATAAAGAATCTAGTGAAATATTAGGAAATATTAAGTTTGATGTGGTTGGAAGAACTATTGAACAAAGAATCAATAAAACCAATGAAATAACTATATATAGTGTTATTGTAAGAACAAAATTAATAAATGCTAGAGGGAATGGTTATGGAAGTAAATAGGAATGAATTAGACGATTATTTTATGTTACCTTATTTTCATAAAGATATAGGAAATATATATCCAGTAAATATATTTGAATACGAAAGATTTAAAATGTTAGTTATTAAATATATAGTGCCTGATAACAAAATGATGTTTGATTTATATAAAATCCCACAAGAAACTGATTTGTTTATATATTATATAGAGTCAGCAAAACAATTTGATAATAAATTAAAAGAATTATATAAATTAAGTAAACATATTCCTGATAGTCAAGAAGAAATTGAACAACTCAACAATATAAAACTTTTAATAAATCAATATGAATCAGGAGAATTATTGTGTTATTCAATAAAAGAGTTTGAAGAGCTATTATCTATAATATTAAAGAAAAAAATATTATTTTCTGAAGATTATTTTACAGATGAGCAACATTCTATTTGTATAAATAAAGATAATTTTAATGAATTGAGAGATGTTGTTATGTGGCAAAATATACTTTTTGTAATGCCTACTTCACCTACTAAAATAGGTAATAAACTAATCCAACAGGCAATTAAAAGTGAAATGAGTGGAGATGGTTCTAATTTATCATCTATATGTTCAGTGGTATCATGTAATTCTGGAATATCAAATGAAGAATTAAAAAAATATACTTATTATAGATTATTATATGATTTTTCAATTATAAATAAGCAACACGGGAATATATTTTCATTTATGCTTAGAAGTCAAGGTTGTGCAGAGGCAAAGATAAATAACTTAGATGCTAGTATTGATTTACACACCAATCCATATGATTCATTATTTAAGAAACATAAACATGATAGTGGAAAGATGTAAGTAAAAAAATAGTAATATTATCAACTAAATAAATTAAAAAAAATAAAAGGAGGTCATGTATAATGACAAAAATAGCAAACGAATTTTTAAGAGAAGACTTAGTAGAATTAAAAGTTGCCAATTGGTACGCATTTGATAAAAAATCAGGATTAGAATATTTCTCAGGAACTTTAAAATCACATGAATTAAGTGCAAAGGCTGACACAACAAAAGTTAAGGCAGGAAGGGATAATTCTACTCAATATGTTTTAAATAAAGACAAAGAATTTACATTAAAAATAACAGATGTATGGAGTAGACAAGATATTATAGCTAAGAAATTTGGAGGAGATATAAAAACAGTTGGTTCTGATGCTTCAATATATAAGATGCATATGCCTAGAAACTATACCGTTAAAAAAGAAACAACTAAATTATATATTGAATTAATAAATGAACCTATAGATGGAGAAACTTTTATAGTATATAACAATAAGACAAATAAAGCTATAGAAACATCAAAAGTAACAGTTGATTCTTCAAGTAAGAAAAAATATACTATAACTGATACAGGTATTACAGAAGGAGATACAGTTTTTGTAACAGGATTTAAAACTAAGGCTTTAGCTACAGAAAGATATTCGGATATAACCTCAGACTCAAAAATGCCAGAAATTTTTGTTTGTGTAGAAGTTCCAGTTTATGATGGTCAAAACAATTTACAATTCTTAAAACAATACATATTTCCTCGTTGTCAAATGTCTTCAAGCGTGACATCTAAAGGAGAAAGTGAAAGTAAGGAAGTAAATGATGATACAGAGATAGATGTATTAAAAGATAAAGCTTTAGATTATTTAGGTAGGATAATTTATGTTAGTTCTGAAGAATCTATATCAGCAAGTGCATAGAAAGGTTTTGTTAAAATAGGACATCTCATATGGTGTCCTTTATTAACAAAATAAACAAATAATAATTACGAGGGAGATGAAAAGAAGAAAAGGTATTAATTTTAAATACGTAATAACTTTTCTTCTCCCTTATTTTTTTCAATTAATAAATTAAAATTGTAATTTTATATACTGTTTGAGTGTTAAAAACGAAGTAAAACAGAGTATAAGTGAGTAAAAAGGAGGTTAAAAATGGATTTTGATAGTATAGATAGTTTTTATTCAAATTTGGTACAAACTATGGGAATAGCTTTAAAAGAAGCGATGGAAAAAGCAAGAGAAAAAGCGTATGAATACATTGAAAACGAATGGTATGGGAGATATAATCCAAAGTTTTATAGTAGAACATCAGCACTATTAAACAGTTTAGAAATAGACTATGAAATGGCAGGAAACGAAATGATTGCTACTTTATATGTAATTGATGAGCAACATCCTGAATCAAATTCATGGACTTATAGGAATTTTGATGAAGTTTATGAGTGGTTTGCAAAAGGAGAAGCGTATGGGGAAGAAAGATATGGCGAAAACTTAGATGTCATAAAATATACCCAAGAAGAACTTTTTGAAACTAAAAAAATATTTAATATTATACAAACTGTATTAAGTTCTTGTGGATTTGATATATAACAAAATTAAATAAATTATAAAAAATAAAGGGGAAGATAGTATGTCAGTTAAATTAGAAGAAAAATATTTAAAGAAAAAAATAAAATCAATATATGGAACGATTGAAGTTTATAATCCTTTAGATAATAAGATATATTCTGAGTTATCTAATATGATTGCAAATAATTCAATACAAGTAGAAAACGATGGAAAATCAGATATACAAATAAATAATACAATAGATGTTATGAGATTTATGCTAATACATTTAACAAATATTGAAAATGAAGATTTTTGGAGTAGTATTAGTGATTTTGATTTAGAGGTGATGTTAAATCAAGCAGATGGAGATTTTAAAAAAACTATATCAGATTTAATAGATATAATGATAGAAATTGGTATTGATAACAAAAAGAACGCCAATAGACAATTAGATATCCTACAAGAAAGTGTAAATGAATTAGTAAAGGTATTAGATTTTAATAACAATTTAGATAAGTCTTTAAATAAATTAGGACTAGATAAGGAATTATTAATCAAAGTTGTTCAAGGTGATGAGGACGCAAAAAATGAATTTGAAAAACAATTATTTAATAATAAAACGAACAAAAATAAGAAATCTAAAAATAAAAAAAAGTAATGCAAGAGAACGTATAGTTCTCTTTTTTAATTGGAAGGAGAATTATATATGATGGATTTTAAAAATAATATAAGATTAGGTATAGAATTTGATACAAAAAATAACATAGAAAACAAATTAAAAAATTTAGTACAAGGTTTAGATAATAAAAAAATAAATTTAGAATTCAACTTAAAAAATAATGAAGCAAGTAAAACCTTAGAAAATTTAAATAAACTATTAGAAGAATTTCAACAAAAAGCAGAAAAGGGAATTACATTAGGAGATGCAAATAATGCAATATCAGGAGTTTTAAATAATTTAACCAGTTTAAATAATGAATTACAAAAAACTACGTCTATAAAATACAATGATGGTACTGGGAAAATGGTATCTGAAATTGCACAAGGAATTGGTCAAATAAAAAAACAAACTGAAGTATTTGATGATAGTGGAAAGTCAATTTCTCAAATAGCACCTACAATTGTAACTAATTATTCTAAAATAACGGACTCTATAAATTCTTTATCAAATGCAAAAAAACAATTAAATGCGTTAGAATCAAATGGTTTCGTAGACAAAAATACTATCAATAACTTAAGAAATAGTTTAGATTTTGATTCTATAAAATCTGATGGAAATTTAAAAAACCTATTAAATCAAGTAAAAGAATTAACAAATACTGAATCAAAAATAATAGATTTTTCTAATAAATTAATCACATTAAAATCAACTATGGCAAATTTAACAGATGATAAGTTTAAAAATGTATTAAATATACAACAATTTGAACAAATAATACAAAAAATAAATGAAGCACAATCTGAATTAAAATATTTTGATGGCACGAATTTAAATGGATTAAAGGAACAATTTAATAGTCTAAATAATATTACATCAAAATTCATCGAAACTACAAACAAATCTAAAAAAGTAGAAGATGAAGCAATTAAAGATAAAGTAAATATGTATAAGCAGATGTTTGATAATATTAAAAAAGTAGAAGACGAAAATGAGTTATTAATTTCTAAAATTGAAAATGGAAAGAATAAATCAGAATTAAAGTCTAAAAATACCGACAGAAAAGATGAATTAAAACAAGTAGAGGCTATTAATAAAGCATTAGAAGAAGAATATATTTTAAAACAAAAGAATAAACAACAAGAAAAAGAAAACACAATAAATAATTCTAACAGTGCTTATGGTGAAGTAAATAAGCTGTTAACAGAAGAATATTCGATTAAAAAAAAATTAATATCAGCAGAAGGGGAATATAAAGCTAAATTAGAAGAGTCATTGATAACCAATAGATTGTTATTGAATGAACAAAATAATAAAATTAAAAATGATAATTTATATAATTCTCAAAAAAATGCTGATATTGATAAACAAAGAACTAAATTAAACGAGCAATTAAATATAAGTAAAGCTAAATTTAAAGATGAGAATATAAGTAATTTAACAAAAGACATTGAAAAGACAATATTAGAATTAACAAAAATGAAAAAAGAATTTGGTACTGCTTTGCCTAGTGGTTTTATAGATGACACTAATAAAAAATTAAACGAACTAAAAAACAACTTAAAAAACACAAGTGGTGCAAATTTTAATGGTATAAAAGATAGTTTAAATAATGTAAAAACATCTATATCACAAACCAATTCAGAGACAAAACAATTTGTAAACTCCTTGAAGGAAGCAAATAACGCAAACTTTTTTTCTAATATAAATAATTTTTTAGCAAAAGCAGGGTTATTTTATGGAATAAGTCAAGTTATTGGAGAAATAAAAAATCAATTAAAAGACGCTAGTGAATATACCTTAAGCATGGATAAAGCTTTCAGTAATATGCAAATGATTACAGGGAAATCGAAATCAGAAATTGGAAATCTAGTAAATGACTATAAAGAACTAGGGAAACAATTACATACGACCAATTTAGATATGATGGCAGGAATGGAAGAAGTAACTAGGGCAGGTTTTGAGGGAAATGAAGGTAAATCTGTTATGGAAGCTTCTATATTAGGTTCTAAAATATCTGGACAAGATACAGGAACTACAACTCAACAATTAATTGCTATTAAGAATGCTTTTGATATGACTGGTGAATCAATGAATCATGTTGTAGATATTATTAGTAAGATGGATAATGTGAGTGCTACATCGTTTGCTGAAATAGCAACAGCAATTCAACGTACGGCATATTCAGCTCAAGAAGCAGGGACTCCATTTGATAATTTAGTAACATATATAACTACTGTATCAGAAAAGACTCGTAAGTCGGCAGAAACCATAGGTGAATCTTTCAAAACAATTTATGCAAGATTTTCTAATATTAAACTTGGAAATCTTGATGAAGATGGAAAGAGTATTAATGATACCGAAACTGCCATGAACAGAATTGGAATAAGTATAAGGTCAAGTAAAGGTGAATTTAAACAATTCGATGAAGTTTTAAATGAATTTATGAAAAAATTTCATGAAGGACAATTGAGTCAAGTTGACTATTTAGCAGGTGTACAAAGTCTTGCAGGAACAAGGCAAAGAGAAACATTGATGGCACTTATAGAAAATATGGATGATTTAAAAAAACATCAAAATCAAGTAGCTGAGTCAGCAGGTTCTGCTAAAAAAATGGTAGAAGATGTATATAATAATAGCTTAGATGCAAAGGTCAATGATTTAAAAAGGTCATTTGAAGAGTTATATGAAAGAATATTTAATTCTGACAGTTTAAAATGGTTTATAGAACAATTAACTAATATAGTGACAGTTTTATCAACCGTAGATAGTGAAACTATAGCTTTTGTAGCAACAGTGGGAACTTTGAGTCTCGCATTGATGAAAATAGTAAAAATTCAAAAAGAATTAATGGCAATGAAGGCTATTGGTAGTTTAGGAGACGCTAAAGGAATTTCTCAGTTTGTATCAATTTTAGGTGGAATGAGTTCTGTTACAGGAAATAGTGGTAGAGCAATTACAGGATTAAATGGTGCTTTTTTATTATTAAGCAATGGTATAAGAACAGCGATAGCATCATCAATCGCTTTTATGGCTACTCCAATCGGGGCTGTAGTATCTGCTATAGGTTTGGCAGTAGGTTTAGCTAGTGTTAGTTTTGCAAAATATAAACAAGCCGAGGAAGAAGCAAAACAAAGTAGTGAAGCATTTAAAAATTCGATAGAAGGCGTAAATAATGCTCTTAAAAGTGGAGATACGAATACTGCAACTGAAAAAATTAAAGAGGCTCAAAAAGAAGAAGAAAAATTAATAGAATTAATAAAACAAAGAAAAGAAGCCGAGGGGCATTCTCAGCCATCTGGAATTAATGGAATAAATAAAGTAGATTCAACTAGTAGAGAAATTCAACAAAACATAGATGCGTTGAAAGCGTTGGGGTATACAGTTGATGAAACGACAGGACATATAAAAGAACTAGACGATGCAAAGAACAAATTAAAAAACACAGAAGTGATTAATTCTATTAAAGAAGAAACAAAAGCACAATTAGATAATAGAATGAATTTAGAACAAGCTCAAACTGAATATAATAACTATATAAGTACAGTTCAAAATTTATATTCTGAATATCAGACATTGTCAGCACAAGAAAATTTATCAGCAGAAGATAAAAGCAAATTGGGACAAGTAGTACATCAATTGCAAGGAAAAGTTAGTAATTTGTCTGTAGCTATGGACGAGAATGGTAAAGTTTATATTCAAAATGAACCGCTTATTCAAGATACTATAAGTTATTTAACAGATGAAGGTGTTACAGTAGATACTTTGAGTTCAATAAGAATAAGTGATGCGAAGGTCACTAGTGAATGGCAAATTGGAAACACTACAGTTACATATAACGAAATAAATAACAGAATAGAAATGTATAAAGCTGAAATCCAAGCAATTAGAAAATTAGCTGAAGCAAAAACTGGGGCATTAGAACCTTTTGTAAAAGATAACTTTTTTGTAAACGATAGAGAAACTGCTAAACTTATGGGTGGAGGAAAGGGTATCTTAGAAGGAATAACCCAAGCATCATTAGCTTCGAATGCAGAATACCAAGAGGCTCAAGCAAAATTAAAAGAGTTTTCTCAAGCAAAATCTAAAATAGATTCTATTTATAATTCTATGCCAAGTTTACCAAGAGGTAATAGTGGTGGAGGCTCAACACCATCAAAAGGAAGTTATACTCCTTCGGGTGGTTCTGGCGGAAAAGGTTCAAAAGGCGGAGGTTCTAACGGTGGCAAATCAGAAGTTGAAAAATATGCAGAACAACTAGAGACTTTAAATGCTAAAGTTGATACAGATAGATATTTTGAATTAAATAATGCATTAGCAATGGTTAATAATAGTCTTGCTGAAAATAAAATACAGCAAGACGGATTAACAGATGGAGCATTACAAAAAGCATTAAATGAAGAAATACGCTTAATGAATGATAAAAAAAATGCTTTGAGCAATATTGTGGCAGAACAAAAGAAGGAAATAGATGAAAAGAGAAAAAAATTAGAGCAAGATAAATTTTTATTTGATGCTAATGGGCAATTGACAAACTCTCAAGAAAAGCTTGCTGAATTACAATATAATATAAACAATAGGGTGTATGAGAACTCAGAAAAAGGTGTAAAAGCTAAAAAGGAAGATATTGCTTGGTTGGAAGATTTAAAAAAGACAACTGAGGAGTATTCAGATTTAGTTAATAGTAAAATGCCAAGTACCACAAATCAGTTTGAAGAATTAGCAAAAGCTATAGAAAAATCACATAAAAGTATGATTGAAAATTTAAGAAATGATTTAGCTAATGGTATTTTAGAAGATTTGAAAAAAGAAACAGAAGCCACTAAAGAAAAAATGGAATCTCAACAAGAGAAAAAACTAAAGAGAATAGAAGAAGAAAAGAAAGCTATGATAGAAGCATATGATGCTGAGATTAAAAGTTTACAAGACCAACTAAAAGCATTAGATGATAGTAGTGAAGATAAGAAAAAGAAATTAGAAAAGTTAAAAGCTGAAAAAAACAAATGGATGCAAGACGATTCGGTATTTAGCAAGAAAAAACAAGATGATTTACAAACCGAAATAGATGCGTTAAACAAAGATATAAAAAAAGATGATATCAATAAACAAATCGAAGATTTACAGGCTAAGAAAGATAAAGAAAGTAAAAACTACGATGAAGAAATATCGGATTTAAAAAAACATTATGATAAAAAGAAAAAACTAGAAGAAAAGTCTAACAAAGATTCTTTATTAGAACAAAAAGCATATGCAAAAGCTGATAAACTCTTAAAAGAAAAGAATATTAATGAGATATTAGAATTACTTAAAAGTAAACAAGAATATTTTAAAAATGTTGGTAGTTTACTAGGAGAGAACTTTAGCCAAGCATTAACTGAAAAAATTCAATTGTCACTACAAAGTTTAGATGCCTTAATGGGTGGAAAAGTATTTTCAACATCAGATAATTATAACTATAGTTCTATTGACAATAGTGGAACGAATTATAAAGAAATAACTGGTGGCATAGTCGCAGACAGCCCAATGAGTCCCGAAGAAGTAGAAAAAATATTTAAAAGAACACAAAAATTTGCAACAGGTGGAAAAGTTAAATTCAATGGTAAAGATGAAAAACTAGCATTTGTTGGAGACGGTGAAAAGATATTAACTCCTAAAGATACTATCATGTTAGATGAAATTTATGATTTTTCAAAACAATGTCAAAATGTATTAGAAGATTTAAATTTCATTATGCCGACAATGTATAATAATATGCAATTAGCAAATCCACAGATGTTGGACTTTAATAAGATTGCTAGTAATATGATTAATAATACAAATGATAATTCTGACAATAGCACAAAATCTATTACTTGGAAGAATAATATTACACAAAATATTTATACAAAAGATGATGCTTATTTAAATGTAAGAGCAATGGATAAAATGTTAAAAAGTCAAGCAAGACAATATTAAATAAATTATTAAATTAAAAGACTGGTTTTAAAGCCGTTTCTAGGTAAAAGCACTAGGAATATTAATGGTTTTATTATCGGTCTTTTTTAGAAAGGAGATAAATTATATGAGGGATTATTTTCATCCACTCAGTTTTACATTAACTGATAAAGAGACGGGAGAAACAGTTTCATTAAAAAGAGATTTCGGTGGACAGATTTATAATACAAACAATGATACTTTTACAACTAATCAGTTGCCTAATCCTAACCATATAACAGATAAAAATGAAAATTGTGATGGTGAAAGATATATAGACACTACATATGGAGTTAGACCATTGGAAATACCAGTTTTCTTTCACGAGGACAATACATTGGGATTATTTGAATTAAAAGAATGGATAGGCGATAAAAGTCAAAAAATATTTCAATATGAAGATGACCCAACCCATAAATGCATTGATGTGATATACAACAAAGAATTAGATTTAGAAACATTCTATGGTAAAGAGTTTAATAGTAAAACTACAATTTCTTTTATTGCACATAATCCATATTGGTACATAAGAAATGAAACCCCTTTAACATATAGAAGAATTGAACAAAATAAAAAAATATTAATTGAATGTAGAGGAAATACTGATTGTTCTCCATTAATAAAGATTACTCCTAATGGTACACAAGCTAAAATTCGATTCATGTGGAATGATTTAGAGATTGTTTTAGAAAATATAGACAAACCATTGTATTTAAATTGTAAAAAACAAAGATGTTATGAAATTATAAATAATAAACCTGAATTAGCATTATTTAAATACAAAGTTAAGAATTTTGAATATCCAAAGTTAAAACACAAAATAAAAAATTATTTTATGTTATTAGAGGGGAAATTAACGGAATTATATATAGAACCAAATACAAAATTATTATAAAGGAGGAGATTATAATTGGAACAAATTAAAGATAAATATTTAAATCCTGTACCAGTACTTTATACATACAGGGGAATGCCTGAAAATACGTTAATTAGTAATGATTTTGATACAGTGAAAAATATCACATTAACTAAAGATACAAACGAAGTTGGTCAATTGACTTTTTCAATTCCATTTACTGCTGATAGGAAAATTAGTTATGATGATTGTGAAAAGTTAGTATTATTTGAAAATGAATATTATATTATAAAAGATATTCAAGTAGAAGACAATACAACAGGGAGCATAAAAGTAACTTGTAAACATGAAAGTGTTGAATTAAAAGGGGTTTATTGTGAACCAATTAATTTAATAGGAGTAAGTCCTAATGCAATGTTTGATAAGATAATGACTTCTACCAAACACCCATATAACACAGGTTACAAATTTAAAGGAACAGATGTGCCAAGTGATAAAAAAAGGCACTTAATAACTGAGAATGAAGCGAGTGTATATGAAAATTTAGTAAGTATGGCAAAAGTTTTCAATGGTTGGTTAGAATTTAGTACAGATGATAATGGTCAGAATTGGGTGTTTTTAAGGACACAAACAATAAAAAATAATAAATATGTTAAAAAAGACTTAGATATGAAAGCCTTAAATATAAATTATAACTCTGATGAAATATTTACAAGAGTCCAACCCTTTGGTGCTAAAGATAAGTATGGAATTGAAATTAATATAATGGGTGTAAATCCTACTAAACAATCTTATGTAGAAAATTATAGTTGGTATCTAGCAAAGGGAATACCAATTGATGTTATTAAAATAGAAGCAAAGTACCAACAATTCAAACAAATGCATATGGATGAATATACTGATTCTAAAGATTTATATGAGTTTGCATTGGAAGAATTGGAAAAATGCTGTGTTCCTAAATTAGAAGCAACTTTAGACATGCAAGATTTATCTATATATGTAGATAGTTTAGATGAACCACCCGAAATAGGATATGAAATTACTTGTATAAATCCAGATATTGATTTTATATTGAGTTGTCAAATAACAGGTGTAGAGAGAAATTATGACAATCCGATGGCAACAAAAGTAACTATTGCAAACTTTATTAGATACGATAATTTGATAAAAAACATAAATCATGGTGCTGAAGCAGGAGATAGAGTTACAAGCAATGATTCTTCTGATGGAACATATGTACCTGAACAAAATGTTAATGATGGTCATATTAATTTAACTCGTAAGTTAGGTGATTTTAGTACAAAAATAATAGAAAATGAAAAAGAAATAATATTGGTAGCCGAGGAGGCAGATAAAAATAAAGCTGAGTTAGTAGTACAAGCTGACAAAATTGAAAGTACGGTAACAAGAGTAGGAGAAGCCGAGTCAAAAATAACTCAACAAGCTGACTATATAAAAACAGAAGTAGTAAATAAAAAGAATATTGGTACTATGATTGAACAAAATTCAGAGAGTGTTGCTTTAGCTATAAAAGGAGAAACTGATATGAATGTTGTTTTTGATTCAGAAGGTCAAACTATTAAAAATGGAGCTTTGATAGTTAAAGACGGTGGAGGTAGTACAATTATGAGATTTAATAAAGATGGTTCAGCAGGAATACAAGATTTGCAGATAGTAGATACAGATAAAGGAAGTGCATTTCATAGAACTTTAATGAACATGCCACATTTAGATTGTAAGAATTTATGTCCAGAGTTATTAGTTTTAAAATCGTATAAAAATGTTTATATTGAAGATGGATATAATTTAAATGAATATATAGATAAAAGATGTTATAAAATGTTAAAAGACCAAGGATTAATTTAAATAAATTAAATTAAAAATATATTGACTATTTGGGAAATATGTGATAAAATGTATTTAAATAAAACATTTACAATTTAATTAAAATTAAGGAGAATGATATGGTTAAATTAATAAAAAAATCTATAATAACTCTTATGTTGGGAATAACTTTATTAAGCAATGTGTCAATAGCAGTAAATGCAAGAAGTTTAGATGACGACAACTGGGATAAAGCATATGGATGGACTTACTCAAAAGAAGCATCTAAATGGACATATTACGAAGACGGAAAAATGAAAATAGGTTGGTTAAATCAAGGAGGAACATGGTATTACTTTGGTTTAGACGGAATAATGGCTAAAGGAATTCAATGTATAGATGGAAAATGGTATTATTTTAGAGAAACAGGTGTTATGGTTAAAGATTGTACATTAAGTGGAATGACTTTTGATAGCAATGGTGTAATGATATTTTAGAAAATAAATAATTTCATATAGTATTATTTATTTTTTATAGACATCTGTTAATTATAATAGATGTCTTTTTATTATACGCTTATTTTCATATGTCTTTTGTATGCATAAAAATAGAAATAATGTCTAAATTTTTGTTACGATTATATACACATAATTACCAATTAATGGTAAAATATTTATAGCGACTGTATTATTGTATAACAAATTTGTAAAGAAGTACAATAAATCGTTCGACAAACTGTACAAATATGTAAAGTTAGGTGGTATAATTATGGTAATCAGAAGATATTTAGTCAAATGTAAGATTTTAATGAGGGTGAGAAAAAATATAAGAGGACAGACAGGGGAGGGTGTTAGTATGAACACTAATACATTACAAAGACCTTGTACAGTATTGAAGTCTATTCAAGAGAGTTTTAAACAAATAGGGGAATATAAACAAGGGAAAAGAAAATTTAAGTCATTAAAAGAAAGTCAAACACTTTGGAATGAATGGATTGAGGAAGTGGAAAGAGAGAATGAAGGAAACGATACAAACGTATGAAGTAATACCAACAGATAAATTTAATGATGATATAAAATTTTATATCAAAAAGAAAAAATTTACTAAAATTATTAAAGATATAAATCCGTTATTAAAAGAAATACAAGTCGGAATTTTTAGTGGTGATGAAATTACTAATCTACGCTTAAAAGATAAGACTTATAAAGTGAGATCAGCAAATTCTAACACAAATGAAGGAAAGTCTAATGGTTACAGACTAATATATTATGTAGAAGACGAAAATAATATAGTGTTTTTAATTACTATATATCATAAGAAAGATGATAATAGAATTCCTACAAAAGAAGAAATAATAGAACTTATAAAAATATATTGTATAGGCAATTAAGAACTTGGTACAAGCTGTATTGAGTTCTTTTTGTTATGTAAGAAGATATTTTTACAAGCTCTTAAACAAATTATTAAATTAATTCTTGACAATAGAAATTATTAATGCTAATATGTAATTGTAGATAGGAAATATTATGAAAAATAATTAGAAAATAATTCCTAAAAATATATTGACATTATAATTTTACATTAGTATAATAATATTAAGTTGTAAGTTTGATGTACAACTTAATATGTAGGAAGGAGTAAATATGACAAATGTAAATGATGTTTTTATAACCAAAGAAGTTTCTGACAAGTTAGATTTATCACCTGCGTATCTTATAAGATTAGCAAAAAAGCTTCAAGATGAAGGATTGATTTCCAATGTAGACATGAGAAGTGCAGGAAAAAGAAATTATATATTTAGTACAGAAGCCTTAGAAGTTATAAAAAACAATTTAAAAAGAAAATAAAAAAGAAATCTGTCTCCGACCAAAGTTACAGATTTCTAAACACAATTGAATAATATCTAAAGATATTGTTATCGTCATCATCATTATATCATATCCTTTAGGTATTATCAAATAATTTAATATATTTAAGGAGAGATTAATAATGAAAAACCAACAATTAGTATTATTTAATAATGATGAGGTAAAGGTTATAACAGATAATGGACAAACATTAATAAATTTATGTAATACAGCTAAGGTGTGTAGTTTAATTCAAACAAAACCAAATGGGTCTATTAAAATAAGATGGAGTAGAATAAAAGAAAAATTAAACACTATAGGTAGTAAGGGTCAAACTTTGGAGCCACAATATATAGAGGAATTGAACTACATATTAGATGAAATAGAAAATACAGATGATAGAACACAAATTTTTATGTCAAGATATTTAACTTCTAGGTTGGCGATGGAGTGCCACAGTGATTCAGCTATGCAATATAAATCATGGTTAGCACAATTAGATGAAAAATATTCTAAAGGAGAACTAACTAATGGTAATCAAATAGAACAATTAGGAAATATTGCAAATCAGATGAATTTAGTAGCTTCAACAATGGGACAGATAGGACAGGCATTTGTAGGATTACAAGAATTTGTTAAGGATAGTATTCAAGTAAAAGATTCTCAGATAGATGATATAAGAGAACTTTGTGGTATGAAATCAGCAAACACTATAAAATTAAGTAAATATCTTAAAGAACATTTAGAGATAATATTTAAAAGAAAACTTTGGGCAACTTCTTATGAATATAAAGAAGCAAAACAAAATGTTTTTGAGTTCTTTAATGTAACTAAATGGGAGGATATACCTATTGAAAAATATAAAAAAGTTCATAGTTATATAGACACTTTGTCTTATGAGGACGTTATTGACAATCCTATAAAGGCGGTGGATTAATAATGGAATTAACAAATCAAAATGTACAAGAACTTAACAAAATGCAATTATTATTTATAAATTGTGGTAGATGGTTAGAAAGATATAATCTAAAATATAATACAGATAACTACTGTGAGTTCTTAGAGAACTATGATTATGATAAGGATAGAATTATAGATAATGAAAGAACTAAGGCATTAAAAAACTTAATTAAATTTATTAATTCTTTTAGGTATGAAGAATGGTTTATTCAAAAGGGTGAAGAATACATTCCATGCGAATATGACAATATATTTGAAATATTAAATGTTAAAGAAACAGAATTAAAGGACAAGTTACTTAAATGTGACTACATAAATGATAAGTTTACAGAATTAGAAATTATTGTTAATAGAGATAAAATAGAAGAAAAGTTAACATTAGGATTGTTTTAGAAATATTGTAAGGATATTAAGTAAAATTGGTATCCTTACATAAAAAACCAATTAAAAGATAAAATTTAACAATAGAGGTGTTGACATCATCTATGTAGATGATATAATAGTAATTGTAAAGAAGTTAAACAATAAATTTAAATATAAGAGTTTCATGCGAGATAAGACACTGAGTACCACGGGGTCTTATTTTTATACATAAAAATAGTAAAAGACAAGCAAATTGTGAATATATCTACCATCTCATGTGAGTACCAATCACATTGTATAAGATTTCATAAAATGCTTGTCTTTATATTTAAACTATCTTATCATTTGTATTTTAGTTAAAGGGATTAACTAAATATGTATTTAACAATTGGCTTTAAACAATCAAGCAATGATATATAGAATATAAGCTTAACCATTACCAATTCATTATCATTCGATTTTCGTTTGAAGAGTCTCATGCTATCGCCTCCCATCCCTTAAGTTTGTTCGAGATGGCAAAATAATTATACCATAAAATCTATAAATTAACAATTATTACAAGGGTCCGATGTATTTTGGACTCTTTTTAGCGTACAGAAAAATAAACGAGATATAAAAGAAAGGAAAGTGATATTATGACAACTTATAGTCCATTTGAATTAGATCCTATTTTTATAGACTTAAAGAATACAAGCTATGGTTTAGGATTAGATATACAAGCAAATCAAAATGATACTTTGACATTAAACTTTATATGTAGAAATAATGGAATTGAAGAAGATATGTCTAAATATAAAGTTGAGTTAAGAGTTCATAATAATAATTCAAACACAGATTATATACAAACACAAAATGAGAATGTTGTTTTAGGTGCAGATGGTTCAGTTAAGATAATTTGTCAAAGTAAGAACGGAAATAAACTAACTGCTTATAGTGGTCAATTAAATGGAGTATTAAGAATATTTAACACTGAAAATAAACAAAAAGCTACTAGAATTATAACAATGAGAATTGTAGCTGATCCATTAGAAACAGATAGGGCAAATATATGTGAATCTACTATAACAAAATTAGAAGATTTGGATTGGATACTGAATGAAGCATATAATATTGAAGATGAATTTAAAAAAGCTATTAAAGAAGCGATAAAACAAAAAGATGCATTAATTAAAACAACTAATGAAGCAAAAGCTATAAATACTACATTGGAAGGAAACATAACAACTGGAACTGAGTTAAACAGTAATCTTGTAAAATCTAATAAATTAGCAGAAACAAATCAAAAAGAATTAGATACGAAAAATACTACAGCCAGTAAAAATATAGAAACTTTAACAAATAAGAATGTTATTGCAAATGAAACCATAGTTAATATTTCTGAAAAAATAGAGACGGGTACTAAATTAGATAATGATTTAGGTTTGAAAATTCCTATAGGTACAACTCTTAAAACCGACTTGAACACTAATATAAAAACAGGAACGCAATTAAAAACTGATTTAACAGAATTGATTCCACAAGCTGATAAATCAAAATCTGATTTAGATATAAGTAAAAAAAATGCAGATTTATCAAACACAATATTGTTAGAAACTACTAGTAATGCAGAAACAAAGAAACAGGAAGTCGTTGCAGAGTGTAAAGTAGCAGATGAAAAAATAAAACAAATGAATGAGTTTGGAGATGTTTCTGAGATATCAAAAGATATTAATTTGATGAAAACAGAAATTACTACAGCTAGGGATAATGAAATAGATTTAAATACAAGGTTAGAAAGAGATAAATCTAACATTTTAAAAACAATTGGACAAGTAGATATTACAAAAGATGGAGATATAGCTTCACAATTGAAAGACTGTGCGAAAAATATAAAAGATATTGATGGCTCAAATGCATATATATCTGATGCCAATAATTGTGGTATTGTAGGCAAAAGAACTACTCATAGAACTAATTCTAATACGTTAAATACCCCATATAAACAAGGTTTAACATCAGGATGTGTAGAAGGAATTGTCGACACTTACTTGAATAGTGCTAATTTTGGAATACAAATTGGTTATGCTACTGGTAATGAATTATTAAAACGTAGTCTAATAAGCGGTACTTGGACAAAATGGCAACAACTAGCTACAACTGAAAGTACTGAAATAACATTATTGAATGGTTGGATTAAGCGTTATGGAGAACTTAAAATTACGAAAACTGGTAGTTTATGTTATATACATTTTCAAGGTACTGTAGGGGTCAGTTCTGTTGGAACGACTATATTTAATATTCCAGAAGGATTTAGACCTAAGTACCAACAGTCTTTTTATGTTCATCAACGTGCTGGTAATCCATTTTTTGGTGTGATAATAGAAAATAACGGTAATGTTGCTGTCAGTGATATTACAACCTTTCCGATTCAAGGTGTCGACATGGATTTTTATATGATGTGGAGGATTGATTAATGATAGCAACAGAAAAAGAATATCAAGAAATGTGGAAAGAATTTAATGGGAAAACTTTTACTCCATTAACTAATTTAATTATAGAAGAAACAGAAGTTGATGGAGTAAAAGAGAAAGTATTTAAATATGAAATTATAAAGAGTGCTAATGAAGTATATCAAGAATATTTAGATAAAAAAAATAATCCACCTAAAAAAGAACCAACTAAAGAAGAAATTTTATTAAAAGAAATAGCAAATTTAAAAGTGGATAATATGAAAAAAGATGTTATTGCAACCAATACTTTAAAATCTCTAGCAGAATTAAAAGTAGAAATTATGGAATTGAAAGGTGGTAATAAATAATGGAATTTTGGAAAATGGTTTTTGATATGAAGGTATGTGATGCTAATTTTATAAGACAAGCTGTTATTACAGAAAAAAATAAATTTGGAGATATTACAATAGAACAATTTAAAGAAATAACTGGAGAAGATTTTATAAAAGTTATTTCGCAATAGCAATAAATCACGAATATTAAGTGGTATATAAAATAGCAATTTTAAATTCTTATTAGGTTTGAAAAACGTAGTAAACATGAGTATTTAAGAGAATAAAGAAGTTGTTAGAGACGGTAAATTAGATTTATGGTCTTTTTTATTTGTCTCTTTTTAATTAATAAGATGTGAAAGGAAGATGATATATAAATGAAAATGGATTATAAAAATATACCTTTAGATGGAGTATTAGATTCTCCAATAGATTTAAGAGATTACAATTATAAAGATTTATGTTGTAATACTGATTCTGAAATACCAAACATTTTTGAAATAGAATATCCTTTTATTCCTAGGAATCAATTACAAACATCCACCTGTAGTTTTCAATCAGTAAGTTCAGTTATAGAGACTATAAATAACGTTAATGATTATGTATCTGATGGATTTTTAAATGCGATGAGAGACAAATATGATTGTCAACTAGGCAAGGGAGCTGTAACAAGAGAGATTATGAAATTAGCTTGTGAAAGTGGAATAGTATCTAAGTCAGATTTTCCGAACTTAGAAGATTATCCAAGTGTAAGTGAATCTTTTGATAAATTAAATAATAAAAAAGAACTTATAGAAAAAGCTAAACAATTAAAATGTCAATCATATGTAAAAGTTAATATAGAAGATATTCCAAATTATTTATTTAATGAAAAGAAACCTTTAGTTATTACAACAAGATTGTATGATAGTTTTTACAAAGTTAATAGACCGGGAACAGATGGTAAAGTACTATATCCATCAATAGGTGAAAGGTGTGGAAATCATGCGATGGCTTGCTATGGATACAAATATGAGGATGGAGAACTTTGGTTGAAAATTTTGAATAGTTGGGGTAAATATTGGTGTTTAAATGGTTACTGTTGGATTAATGCTAAAGATACTAAATTAATAAATGAAATTTGGGGATTTACTGATATTCCTAAAAGAATCACAACAACTAAATATAAAATTGGTTGGGATAAAGATAAACAATCAGATAAATGGATTTATTCAGATAACGGTAAAGATTTATTTAATAATGGATGGAAAGAAATAAAAGGAGAATGGTATTACTTTAAAAATACATTTGTAATAGATGGTGATTGGGTTTTTGATAACAGTTGGTACTATTTAGAGCAAGGTAGTTGTAAAATGATTAAAGATTCTTGGCAATGTATTAAGGGGAATTGGTATATATTCAATAAAAAAGGAAAAATGATCACAGGTTGGTATAAAGATAAAAACAACGATTGGTTCTATTTAGATAACAATGGAAAAATGAAAATAGGATGGATATTTGAAGGTGGTAAATGGTATTACTTAAATCCTAATTCAGATGGAACTAAAGGGAAAATGATTATTGGTTGGTTGAAAGAAGGAGAATATTGGTACTATTTAGATATAGACAAAGGTTACTGTTATAGAAATTGTACTATATTAATAGATGGAAAATACTATACTTTTAATGAAAAAGGGCAATTGATAGAAAATAATTCTTTAGTTAGTGACAATTTAATAGAATTTATAAAAGGATGGGAGTCTTTTTACTCAAAAGCTTATTATGATGGATATGGTAATAAAGACACATATCTTACTATTGGATATGGTACAACTAAAACTGCAAACCAATCAGCTTTTCCTAATGGAATAAATTCTACTTGTACTAAAGAACAGGCTACTACATGGTTAAAAGATGAAGTAAATAAGTGTGCTAATAAAATTAAAAATGTGTTGGGTAACACACAAATATCACAAAATCGTTTTGATTGCATGGTTGATATAGCTTATAATGCAGGGTTAGGAAGCCTAATTGGTGGGAACACATGGAAAGCATTAATTAGTGGGAACAAAAGTGACATAGAAAGATATTTAATGCAATGGAATAAAGCTAATGGAATTTATAGCGAAGGATTAAATAAAAGATGTAGAGCTAGAGTTAATATGGCTTTATACGGAGTATATAATTCAACTCATTAAAAGTCTTATTAGTACACGTTAACATAACATACGTTTAAATAATATTACATAAATAAAATATATAATAATCAACTAATTAAATAACACAAAATAATTAATAAAGGAGGGTTTTACATGGATACTACTTCAATTACACAATTTTTTACACCTGATAATGTAAATATGTTTAAAGATTTAGTTATGAGTGCAGGAATTGTAATGCTAGTTGCTCAAGGTACAAAAGATATTGTAGATTCTATATTTGCAAATACAAAATTAGAAAATAAAATCAGTACAAGCTATTATGTAATGGGATTGAGTTTTATACAAGCGATAATATTTATGTTTATTATTAATAATTATGAAATTAATGCTATAAATATATATTTAACAGTTATAAATAGCTTCTTGTTATATTTTGGTTGTACTAAATCATTTGATTTTGTATTTAAGAATATTAGTTTTGGAAAAGACAAAAATGACAATTTAAAATAATAAATAAAATAAATATAGAGTAGATTGGGCTCAACACTCTCTCCTACTCTATTTCCTTATATTTATTATTTTAAATTTGAACTAATTTCAATAGTGTAATTATTAGGATTGATAAAAAGTTAAAATATAGAATTCAACACATTTAAATTATGTTCAATTAAATTTTAATAAATTAATATTCTCTCAATCTTTTATTAAATTCATTCTTTATTTCAGGATGAGCTTTAAAAGTTTCCCATATACAATCTAATATTTTACTCATCGGTTTTTTACGTATTTTAGATAATTTATGTAATTCTTTATAAATGTCCGTACGAACAGTTGTATTTAATGGAGAACGTTCATTTTTTAAGTATGAATGTCCATTCCTAACTTTACAACCATTAACTTCATAGTAATCAAAATGTCCAATTTTCATAAAAATAACCTCCAATTATTAACATAATTATAACATGGACAAGTTATTCTGTAAATACTTCGGGAAATAAACGATTCTACCATATACTATTTTTATTATAAAATACAGATAAAGTCTTGATATAACTGGGTTTAAAAGGTACTAATTTTTATTGATTTATTGCAAAAACGAAATTATAAAAAGAGAGGATTTGATTAACATAAAAAAGGGTAAAATTATAGTTGAATTTACAGAAGATAATCTAAATAGGTTTTTAAATGATTATTATTCTACACATAGGAAAACTAAAAAACCAATAGTTGAAAATTGTCTTCCTAGAAGCATGAATAAAATTCTTGTTGTTACAAATAGAATTGTTCAAAACAATTATAAAAAACATAGAGGTTTATATATTGAATACGTTCTTAAGGAACTGGGACTTGGAAAACTAGGGATATGCGAATGTGACTTAAAAGTTCATTTTGTGTTTCCTACAAAAGTTCGCCATGATTTGGATAATATGATTGCAGGCTTAAAAGAAGTGCTTGATCCATTTTCAGATTTAGGAGTTATATTGGATGATAATTATTCAGTAATAAAATCAATTACAGCTACAGCAAGCTATGAAAAGAATATATCTAAAATGATTATGACTTTTGATAATTGCAAATTTGATGTACAAGCTACTTTAGAAGCTATGGAGAAAGAAAAAATAAAAAGAGAAAAACGTGAACAAACATTAAAAAATAATAAATTAAAAAAGAAAAAATAGAAAGGACTTGAAAATTAATGAAAGAAAAAATCAAACCAGTTACAGAAGACGAATGGAATAATGTCAATGATGAAAGTAAACAGATGGTTGAGGAATATTTAAATGAATTAGTTGATTTAAGCCCTAAAACACTTATTCAATATACATCAGCACTAAAGATATATTTTAGATTTATAAACGAACAATGTAAAAATGTTTCTTTTTATGAAATAAAGTCTCGTGATTATTTAAAATATCAGAATATGTTATCAAGAATAGGTATGAGTAGCAGTGGAATATCATTTAAAAGAAGTGCAGTATCGGCATTTAACGAATGGGTTATAACTTATTATTCAGATATGTACCCTACTTTTCATAATTACATAACTAAGCAAATTAAAAGACCTGCAAAAGCATTTGTTCATCCAAAAGAACCTTTAACCGAGGAAGAACTAGAAAAGATAATAAAAGTATTAGAAGAAAAAGAAAGGTGGCAACAATTAGCCTATCTTACATATACATATTCAACAGGTTGTAGGCGTGAAGAAAGCAGATTATTGTTAAAAGAAGTTGCTGATTATGATATAACTGTAAAGAAAAAAATAGAAAAAGACAAAGATGGAAATGATGTAGAAATAGAAAGAAGATATTATATTACTCATGAAATTCGTTGTAAAGGTCACTCTCATGTAGGGAAAGTTAGAAAGTTGAAATTTGACGAAAGAGCTATGTATTATATAAAAAAATGGTTAGAAGTGAGAGGGAAAGATGATTGTCCTTATGTATTTGTTTCAAATTATAGGGGAATAAAACAAGTGAGTGAATCTGTATTTGGAGATTGGTGTCATAAATACTTTGAACCAATTATAGGCAGAAGAATTCATCCGCATATTTTTAGAGAATCCCGAGCCACAAATCTTGTAGTATATCAAAATAAAGATATAGAAACCGCCAAAGCACTTTTAGGTCATGAATCTTCAGAAACAACTCAGATATATGTTATTAGAGATGATAGTGAAGATGCTGATGATGCTTTTTAATTATAATAAAACAAATTAAATAAATAATAAGAAAATAAAATCCGTATTTTAAAAACATACTTAACAAAGTTTGACAAAGTATAATTATACATAGTTAAAAAGTGTATCTCCACATATTTTGATACTTTTTATAAATTAACATAATAAATATACAAAGATAATTAATATTATACACAAAATTAGAATAAGGGATAATAAAGAGTGCTTATTCCTATTATCCCTTAAACACTCAATCAGAAATACAAATTTGGTGTAATTATGTATAAAAATCTGATTAGTTTAATTGTATCTAACTTTATACCAAAGTTCAATAGTATTGTTTGTACATTGGACAACAAATATTCATCAGGGAGATGATTAATTTCAAAAATATAATATAGAAAGGAGTTTTAATATGGATCAAGTATTTTTAGATATATTCAAAGTTTCACCAGTTTTAGGACTAATGGCAATTATGTGGTTTTATCAACGAAAAGATTATCAATTATTAGTTGAAGACACAAGAAAAGATGGAAAAGATAGAGAGGAAAAACTTCAAATTACTATTAATAAGAACCAAGATATTATTAGTGATTTAGCAAATAAATTTAATGTCGTTGAGGAAGTAAAGACTAAAGTGGATGATATAGAAATGAAAATTAATCACATTACAGAAAAGATAGAAAAATAAAAACAGAAGTTTATAGGGGATATAGAAAAGATTTAGTTTAATTACTATTTCAATTCTATATCCCCTATTTTTTCTTTATATAATTATTATTGGTAACATTAAGTGATTTTGAGTATTTATATTATTGACTGTTTATAGATTTTTATACCTTAATTATTTTATGTATGATGATAAATATTCAATAATTGTTTTTTCTGGAATAGTTAAAGCCTGTACAATATCAAATGATTGAATTAATATAATTCCTATTCCAAAAATTGAACAAAACATAAATAAAACAATACTAAGTACGAAAAGTTCTTCATTAAAAGTATTATATTTATTATTGTTTTTATATATTTTAGTTGATTTTATTAAAAATAAATATGAGGCACTTATCATTAATATACTTAGGATAATCCAAATTAGACTAGTAAACACTTCATATTTAATCAATCTATTACTCAGTTCTTGAATATAAGGAAAGACATTTGCACTACTCCAATCTAAAACTATTCCAAATTTTTCACAAAGCTTATCCATTATTTGTATTACTTGTTCTGAAAATTGCATTAGTTTTCTCCTCCTAAGCACAATTCATTAAAATATGGTAGTTCATTACACATATTTATAAAATCCTGTGACCATGAATACATTTTATGATGCTTTCTTTGATTATACATAGTTTTCAACTGTAAGTAATTTGTATAAACTCTTCTTATAAGCTGAATCCCCTTAGGACAACTGTGTATTACTTCATGGAAGTTATCTGATGTTGGATTCCTATTATATTTTTCTATCTTTTCTTTTACTACATCAATTGTTCTTTGATCTGTATACTTACTAAATAAATTAGAATCTAAATCAAATTTAGTTAAACAGTGCATTGTACTCATACTAGAAATGGTGTCTTGATAATGGTATCTTTCCCATTGTAACCAAAATGATTGGTCAGCTTCAATACATACTGATACTAAAATTCCTTTACACGCTGAATCATGTCCTGAACCACTAGGAGCGTTACCTAAATTACATGCACGCTTTATGTGTTTTATTGATTTTCTTTTACCTTCATTTAATTCTGATAGTTGTTCTTTTGTTAATGTTTTACTTAATTCATATAAATTATTAAAACCATATTGATAAATGTGACCTTTTAAATTTATAACTTCTTCTTCATATTCTTGTGGTGTTGGTTTTGCTTTTAACATAGGGAATCCACTCGCCACCATACTTTCTTCTATATCGTATACTCTTAATCCAAAATAATTCATTTTACATCTCTCCCTCTTAATATCTTATATTAGTTGTTTAATTTATATGTATTGCTGTTTAGCTTACACAATTTATTTTTCACTCCTTTTTTAATTCAACCAGTCATTATCTAAATAATAAAATCCCCAAACACATGATATAATTAATATAGCCCAAATTATCCAAAAAATAATTATTTCAAAATCTGTCTCTAATCCATCTAGTGTTTGTTCTATATCTTTATCTTTATAAAAATTTACTTTTTCTTCTCCTAACGAGTTTGATTTATTTAAGTGAGCAAGTATAGTACCTGTTGATTCTGTTGGGTATCCATAGTATTTATATCTAACAGAACTAGATTCTTTTATAGTATTTATATATTCACCAGTTGGAATATTAAATTTATTTGATTCAAATTCAATACCACAAAATATCACATTATTGCATTGAATACTTTCAGTATTGACATAATCCCAAGTCCAATAAGTTTCTACCGTTGTTGTCTTGCCATATTTAACTGTTCTAGTATGCATTGTGTATTTTTCTTTATCTTTTTTGACACGCATGTATTCTCCACCTATTTCAGGATAAGTTACGGTATCTATTGCATTAAAATCTCCATAAATAAACGCATCACCAACATTAGTATCCATACCATATTGAAATAAATTATTATCGGTTATATGTATAGCTTTATTATATTTTTCATTTTTATCCATTTCATATTCTGAAATTTTCCCTGTAATAAAAACTCCTATTAATAACATTATTGCTATGATTGAGACACTAGCGATTAATTCACGCTTAGTTATCTCAAAATCATTCCAACTCTTATAATATCGTCCCATTGTTACTTACCAAATAGATTTTGTGGAGCATCACTTGGTGCTTTGTAATCTAAATATTCATATTCTTGAATTTCATATCCTGTCATTCCTAAGAATTGTTTTACAGGGAATTTACGTACATATCGGTTGTATTCTTTTATTTGCTTATTATAATTACTTCTAAATTGAGATATTAAGTTTTCTGTAGTTGATAGTTCATTCATTAATTGTTTGTAATTTTCATTAGATTTTAATTCAGGATATGCTTCAGTTACTGCTGTAATTGCAGTCGTAACATTTTCGATATTGCTTGTTTTACTACGACCATTAACAATATCTTGTAGTGTGTCAGCTTCATGCTTATCGTATTGCTTTACACAATCAACTAAGTTATATATTAAATCAATTCTTCTTTTTTCTTGAACTTTAATATCAGAATCGGCTGTGTTTACTTGTTCTTCTAAAGCGATAGCCTTATTTTGAAAACTTTGAACACTAAAAACTCCTAGCAAAATTAAAAGTAATATACTAACTCCACCAATTAACCATATTTTTAAATTCTTCATGTTATCACTTCTCCATTTCTTTTATTTGTTTATTTTATTTATCAGTAATATTTTTAATTATATTTTCATCATTTTCAATATATATTCTTTTTGTATCTCGCATGGAAATAATTTCATAGTTATAAGCATCACTGCCACAAGAGCATCTCCTGATGAATTTATAATATTTTTGTTTAGTGTTTCTATTCTCCACTAGAAAATAATCTTTAAGTTGTCCTAATTTCTTTTTACACACTGGACAATAAGGTAGATTATTTTCTATCATAGCCTGTACTAACATTTAATCATCTTCTTCCATAGGAATTATATCGTACATTTTAAATTTAAAATCCATATGTTTTTTATTGTTTATTCCATCTAACTCAAATATATTGCTATTATTCCAATAATTTTCTAATGTTTTATTTTTACTAATTATTATGTATAGATTACCTAAATCACTTATATAAGATTCTTGATTTAAATTATTTGCTCCTAAATTTTCTGATTCACTACAGTAATCAACTAAAATTTTATCTGACGTATTATCATTATAATGTATTTCTATTGATGTAATATCTTGATATTTATTTAATCTGTCAAATGGTTTTATTTTATCTCCCCAAGGTTGTACTATTTCTGTATTTGCTAATGAGCTTATTTCTATTGCAAATGTTTCACATACATTATGTTTGCTTATAGAATTACAGGCTATTCTTGATATATTTGTTTTAATATTCTCAACATCAAAATCTCCTACATGTTTCCCTTCAAATTCAATCACTTCACAGTTTTCTAATATAAATTCTATTTTTTTTATTTCTTTATTCATCATTAACCCCTCCAATTTAATTGCTATGTAATAAATTCTTTAATTCTTGATTTTCTTTTTTAAGTTCTTCATTCTCCTCACTTAAACTATCACTTACCCATGTTAGTCTAGCTACTTCACTTCTGTAGTCATCAATAGCTTTATGGTGTATTATATTACTATAACTTAGGTCTTTTTCTAACCTAGCTATTTCCCCTTTTAATAAATTCACCACCTTGTCCATTTCTTGTTGTTGCTCTATTGATAATTCTTTACACATAATTTCTTATACTCCTTTATTGTTTATTTAATTTGTTTATTAATTATTGGCTAATGGTTTTAAATTTAAATCCATTAATTTGTTTAATGTTCCTTTTTCAATTAATATACTGATATTTTTATTAAGAGTTTCTTCATTCTCACATTCTTCGGATATATTTAAAATATCTATTGGAATAGGAATATCTTCTTTGTCGTCCTGAAACCCTTTTATTTCTTCTTCTGTAAATCTATGTGCCATTCTTAAATCTGAGGTGTATCCTCCTTTGCAACCTCCATATCCCCAAAATAAACACCATTCATCTCCAAATATACTTGTATGTCTATCACATAATAATAAATATTTTTTACTCATATCGTTTTATCCTTTCTATATATTCAAATTAAAATCCATCTTTTAATCTTTCTATCCATTTTTGATTACTTTCAACAGTGCGATTTAATGATTTAAATATATCATCATATTCTGATATTACCCTGTCTTTAACTTCTAATTCTTTCTTAAGTTTTTCAATTTCTGGCTTTATACCATTGTTCTTTATCCTCATTTAACTCAACAAATCCTTGGGAACTTGTTGCATTGAACTCTAATTCGATATATCCTTTATAATCTTTTAACTTTAAAATATTTTCAGAACCTATTGAACTATGATGACAACAGCCACAGCTCAATTCTACTTCAGCCCCTCTTGAAAATGGTCTTATTAATTCTTCTAATTTTCCTACTGTTAACTTCATTAATTATTCACCCCCAACATTTTTAAAAAATCATTTTCATATAATACTTCTATTCCCATATCTTTTGCTTTTTTATCTTTTGTACTGCCTTTTAGACTTCCAATAACTAAATAATCACAAGATTTATTGAATTTATCTGAGAATATTCCACCATTTAACTCAACTAATTCTTTTAACTCTTTCTTTTTACCAAAGGCAAATGTTCCAGTTAAATATAATATTTTTCCATTTAATATTCCTTGTTTAATTTCTTGTGGGTGATCTTCTATAAATTCTAATTCAATTTGGGTTAAATAACTTAAAACTTCTCTATTCTTAATGTCACTAAAACAATTATATATACTACTAGCTATAACATTTCCACAGTCTTTCATTCTCATTAAATCACATACTTGCAAATCTAAAATATTATTTATTGTATCAAATGGTGTATTTCCTTTAGCGAATTCAACTAATATTTTAGCAGTTGACAAACCTACATTTGGTATTCCTAATGCATATATAAAGTTTTCTAATTTACATTTTTTTGATTTATTAATTGATTTTACCAAGTTGTTATATGACTTAATTCCAAAGCCTTCTAGCTGAGTTATTTCATTTTTGTATTTACACTTGTCCTTAGATAGATAATATATATCCTGTATAGATTCAATAAATCCTTTTTCAATAAACTTCTCTATTGTTTTTTCGCTTAAACCTTCTATATTCATAGCACTTCTTGAACAATAATGAACTATAGATTGTATTAATTTAGCACTACAACTAGGATTTTCACAGTATAAGAACTCACTATCTGTATCAGATTTAATAGTTAACTCATAGTTACAAACTGGACATTTAGTTGGAATTTTTAAAGTGTTTGATTTAGTTAAGTTATCAGTTATCATAGGTATAATCTCATTAGCTTTAGTCACTCCAAGCTCATCATTTAATCCAAGTTGTAATGATTTTAATATGGTTAAATTATTTAAAGATGCTCTTGAAACAGTAGTTCCATATAATTCAATTGGTTCAAATATTGCTATTGGATTAACCCTTCCTGTTCTTGATACATTCCATTCTACATCTATAAGATTAGTAAACTCTACATCATTTTCAAATTTAAAAGCCAAACTATGTTGTGGATGATGGCTTGTATTACCTAAAGATTTTCCATATTTAATATCATTATATTGTAGAACTAAACCATCAATAGGAATTTGTTTATCTTTTGCTAATTGTTTTAAATAATTAATAGAATGTTCTAGTGAGTATGTCGGTATCCCTTTATCTATAATACAAAACTCTACTGTTTCAAATCCAAAATTATTAATAATTACAAGTTGTTCTTTTTTGGTTGCTAAATCTAATTCTTCAATTATGTATCCTATAAATCTTACATTTCTTTGTTTACATATTTCTGAATTTAATTGCCTTACAGTTCCACTACATAGATTTCTAGGATTTTTATATTTTTTATCTTCAGGCAAGATGGAATTTATTTTATCGAATGTAGAATAATCAATAATTGCTTCACCTATAATTACAATTTCATTTTCTCCTTTGAAATTAATCTTTAAAGGAATATTTGAAAACACTCTAACATTATGTGTTATATCTTCTCCAATATCTCCATTTCCTCTTGTTTCTCCTTTTATAAGGTTTCCATTTTTATCATACGTTAAAGCTATTGTTAAGCCATCTAGTTTGTACATCAAACAACAATCTTTATTTTTTGCAAATTTATATAATTCTACAATTGATTTAGTTTTATTTAATGATAACATTGAATATTTGTGTTTTGATTTTTGTAGTTTATCTAATGTTGTATTTCCTACTTTTTGAGTTGGACTATTTGACATTATTATTCCTGATTCATTTTCTAGCTTAATTAATTTATCATATAGACTATCATAAGTTTGGTCTGATATGGTAGGTTGTCCTAAAGTATAATATTCATAAGAATATTGGTTAAGTTGTGTTATTAGGTTTTTCATTTCTTTCATGCTTAATTTACCACCTTTTATTAATTATTTAATTTATTTATTTATATAGCTTTTTGTAAAATTTTATTGTCATTTGCATAAGCTAATGCTAAAATATCACTATTGAAAGAATTTAAAAACTCTCCATACTTATTATCCTTTTCAAATCCTAGTTCTCCAGTTTGTTCAAATACATTTCCTATTAACATAATTAACAACTCCTTTATTTATATTGTATTTGTAAGGTTTAATTGGTTTGAGTTCCTTTATTTACCCTACAAATACATAATATCATTATTGGAAAGGTTTGTCAACTATTAATTTAATAATTTATTTAAATTATTTTTATGTTATTCTATTCTAAGAAAATCTGTAGAGCATTTATTAGATAGTTGGTTATATTCTATAGGAGTAAGATTAAATTCTTTAACTAATTCTTTTTCTTTTTCATTCATACCTGAATAAGGTTTATCTCCAAAATCAGGAGGTAGCCATGCTTTTCCTTTTCCAGCTAATATATTAAATATCTTAACATATTCTGAATTTTTGTATTTAATATGAAGTGTTCCTTTTTGATAAGAATCTAGCAAAAAGAATTTGGTGTCTATATTTTTCTCACAATTTTTTATTTTAGTACATATTTCATTTGTGTCTATATTATCTTTTTCTCCTGATATGTTTTCAAAAATTATATTTAAATCTTTTAAAGTATCAGGAATTCTATATAGATAACTATGACTACAGGATATTATATTTTTATTTTTTATCATATAACAATTATTTGTTTTCCAACCATTATACATATGTATATTTTTATTCCATGATGTATCACTATAGTGATATTTAACTGTTAGTTCATCAAATACTTTTGCTACTGTTTCTGTATAACTTTGAGGAATAGATTTAATTAGTTCATCATAAAAATATCTTAAATTGTCCATTGTGAAAGCAATGTTCTTTTGTTTTTCCATGTTATAGTTAAAATTATCTCTTAATTTAGAAGGCAATCTATTTTTAAAATCAGTTTCTTCAATAAATTTATTCCAAAATTTCAATGTTATTTTTGATATAAACTCATTGGCTGTAAGTTTATCTGGACGAACTTTATCATCACATATATTTAATTCTGATTTTATTCCAAATCCATTTAATAATTTTTGTATTCGTAACTGTTCTTTAAATAATTCTAAAGATGAGTTTTTAATCATTTCATATTCAAATATTAATTGCTCTAGTTTATTCATTTTTGGCATTAAAGAATGAATATCACCAATAAATATATCTGAATTTTCCCTTTTTAAATTCTTTTCAAACATTGTTTCAGAACTATCCATCGGTACATTTATATATATTAAAGCAATTTCAACATCTGTTTCTCTTTCAGAATCACTAAAAGCATTGTTTATAAACTCTATATCTGCATTATATTTATTTAATAATGAAACTAATTGTTTTCTATCATTACTGTATGTATTTTTAATGGTTTCTGAATTGAGTATGCATAAAATTTTACCCCCTATTCTTTCTTGGATTGATATGGCTCTAAGTAAATGTTTATCACCACAATCAAAAGGTGGATTCATTATTATTAAATCGTAAAATCTAGGTGGGTTAAAAGTTAAAAAATCATTCCATACAACATTGTAATTTTGACCTCTAAGTAAATTATTTAAATTTTTATCTAATTCAATAACATCAAAATTGATAATATATTTTGCTTTCTTACCATAAGGTATTATTCTCTTAAAATTATTTTCATAATATTCTTCATATGCTTGTACTATATTTCCTTTGCCACAACTTGGTTCTAGTATGTATTTAATAGCTTCCATTGTATATTTATTATCTCGCAGTTTATCAAGCATTTTAAATACTACTTCTTTTGGAGTCGGATAGAAATTTTTATTATCTGTAAACATTATTTAATCAAATCCTTTCTTATTTGTTTAATAATTTATTTATTAATACTATATTAGCATATTTTAGAAACAATGTAAATATTATTTTAATAATTTATTTGAATTTAGATAAAAAGAAAAGACAGGAAATTTCCTGTCTCAATAATTAAACTATTCTAGCATCTTCTATTTTATAATTTTTAGTTGATAAATAAATACTTCCATCTCTTAATACTTTCCCATTTAAATCACTCGTTGAATCAGCTACAATTGAAAGACTATAATAATCTAAATTAATAGGATTAATCATGATATGTTCCCAACCACAAAAACGTGAGATACCATCTCCTTCATATATTCCACTAATCCAACCATAATCTTTTAACATACATTTGACTTTTTGACCTGTTTTTAAACTTGATTTCATTGTTTATTTTTTCTCCCAATAAGTACTATAATATATTATATGAATACTAGCTTGAGATGATACTTTATTGATTAATTTATTTTGTTAATTATTTTACTCCTTTGTTTATATTATAATAATTATCTTTTAGTTTATTTCTTTTTAATTCTAGTGTATTTTTGTATTTTTCATCTGTGGTAAGTCTTATAGCTGAACCAAGCAGGTATTTACTTCTAGGAATCTTTTTATTTTTAATTAAATCTATAATCAGATAACAGGTATCTAGCTTTTTAAAGTGACCATGATTTTCATATTTTCCTTTTATGTTCTTAACTATGTAACCGTTATGAACTTTTAATATTTCATAATTGTCTATTTTCTTTACAATCATACACATATTTTACCCCTCACTTATATTCTTGGTTATCAATTGCTTGATTTTATTTATAATTTTGCAAAAGAGTTAAGCTCTTCTTTCGTTACACAATATTCACAGGTCTTTTCACCTTTAGTATCAATATACCAATCACAATCCTCAATACCTCCTGTATCACCACATCTACTACATTCATATCTTATATAATTTAATGGGTTATAACCACTTATAGTAGTACCTATAACTTGTTCCATTTCTCTTACAGTTGTTTCTGATACTTTTATTTCTTTTATTTCTCCCTCTTCTATAATTCCATAAACCTCACTATGTTTTCCAAGTATTTCTCCAAAATATATTTCCTCGCCTATGGATTCTTGTACCTCTTTCTCTTCTGCTATAAACATTCCTTCTACGTTTCCTTGTCTTCCACAATCCCAATAAAATTCATATAGTTTTTTCATTGACAATTCACTCCTTTTGTTTATTTTATTTTAGTATGTAAAATTATACTTTTAAGTTCTTTTTTAAAGATATTTCCCAAAATAAGAATTATAAGTATTGATATTACTAGTCTACAAATTCAAATATGGGAAATATCTAAGTTTTATTTAATTATTTTGTGCCACTCGATCCAAAACCACTTAACCCTCTTTCAGTTTCGGATAATTCATCGACAGAGATTAAATTTTCCATATTTACATTGTTAATTATCATTTGTGCTAATTTAGTTCCTTTTGGAATAGTTACATTTTTATCTTCTTGGTTATATGTTATTATGTTTATCTCCCCTCTGTAATTACAATCTATAGTTCCTAGCATAACTCTAACATAATTATGTTCAAATCCATTTAAGCTAATTCCACTTCTTGGTCTTATTTGACCTTCCATTCCATAAGGTAACTCTATACATACACCTGTAGGAATTGCAATTGTTTCATTTGGTTTTATTATTACAGTTTTACAAGTATATAAATCTAGTCCTGCGTCGCCGTCTCTCCCTCTTTGTGGTAATTTTGCATTTTTATTAATTAATTTAACGTTTATCATTGTTTTTTAATTTCCTCTCTTTTATTAATTTGTTTCCATTGTACAATTCATAAGTAATTCCAATTTTATCTAACATTAATTTAGAAGCAACATTACTATCAGTTCCATTATATTTATCAGATAAGTATACTATATGTGTTATTCCACTTTGAATAATAGCTTTTGTACATTCATTACATGGAAATAAAGTAACATATATTATACAATTCCTTAAATCCTTGCCATGAGAATTATATATTGCATTAGCTTCACTATGTACTATATAAGGATATTTTGTATTAATCCATTCCCCATCTCTATTAGTAGGAAAATCATCATTTTTACAGCCAGTAATAAATCCATTATAGCCTGTTGAAATAATCTTTTTATTTTTATCAACAATACAAGCACCAACTTTTGTGTTTTTATCTTTACTTCTTAAACTTGTTAAAATTGCAACATTCATAAAATATTCATCCCAAGATATATAATTCAAGTAACTTCACTCCTATTATAAAGAGGAAGATATATTTCTTCCTCTTTAGTTATTTTAAATATTGTAAAATTTATTTCCATTAGCCGAACTTCTGTCTTTTCTTTCTGCTACTTTACCTTGTCCAAATCTTTCATCTAAACTTAAATATCCTGTTACTCTGCTGACACCTTGTATATTTGTACTTCCGCATTTTGAACATTTATTTTCTCCATGTAGATATGTTCCACAATCCTTACAGTATCTTATATGAAAGTTAATCCCCATGTAAGACATATTAGTGTTCTTATAGGCATAATTTACTATATCCATGATTTGTTCGCCATTAGGGTAATCGTCAACCTCTACATAACTTATATGACCACCATTGCAAAGTTTATGATAAGGTGCTTCTATATCAATTTTGTCTTTAATTGATATAGGAAATCCTACAGGAACATGGTAACTATTAGTATAATAATCTTTATCTGTTACTCCTTTTATTATTCCAAATTGTTGTTTATCTAAAGGTATAAATTTCCCTGATAATCCTTCAGCAGGTGTTGCATAACAACTCCAATTTAATTTATCTATTTGTTTATATTTATCACAGAACTCACGAATATGACCTATTATCCTTAATCCTAACTCTCTTGCTTTTCCTGTTTCACCATGATGACTACCTATTAGAGATGTTAAAGTCTCTGCAAGTCCTATAAATCCTATTCCCCAAGTTCCTTGTTTTAAAATAGGTTCTATGGAATCTTCAGAATTTAAGTTTTCTGAACCAATCATTAGTCCTTGCCCTGCTACAAAAGGTAAATCTTTTACTCTTAAATTTTTTAAAATATTATATCTATGTAATAATGATTCTCTTGCTAATAACAATCTATTTTCTAAAATATTAAAGAATTTTTCAATATTCTTATCTGCTTCTATTCCTATTCTAGGTAGATTAATAGTTGTAGGTGCTATATTTCCTCTACCTTCAACACCATCTTCTCCATTTATATTAGACATAAGATAAGTACGACCAAATAGTTATTACCTGTAAGCTTTTTATCTTACACTCTGGAAGTTTCCCTCATTTTCATCGACATGTTAATTCATGTCCAGTTTAGCATATATTTTTACGATTATTTCAGCTATTACGTAGAAAAGACTCGTGGGAATATTTTTGCTATCATATCGCTCAATTCCTATGCGTTACGGAGACTTTTGATAAAGCCACCTCGGTATTAGTAGTTAAACCTTCACCGATTTTCCTTTCTTATATTACCTTAAACTCTCATAGCTTTGTTTAAGGAGGGCATCGTTTTACCCCATAGTTGCAGGATTAATACCTTTGTCATAATATTTTTTATTGAAATCTGCATCAATATTCATAAAAGTAGGATTCATTCTTTTACTTGCTACTCTACATGCAATTTCATATAGATAAAAATACGGATCATTTTCTTCTCTGTTAACACTATCTTTTACTCTAAATATTATATTAGGGAAAATGGGTTGTTCTCCTTTGCCTAGTCCCTTTTCGTATTCTAATAAGAATATTTCACAAACTAACGCTTCATCTTTATTTCTAGGAAGTCCTATATTTACTGAACTAAAAGGTACTTGTGATCCTGCTCTACTATGCATAGTATTTAAATTATAAACTATTCCTTGCATAGCTTGATGGATTCTTTTTCTTAATTTACTCTCTATTATTTCTTTTGATTCATTTGGAAAATCTTCTTTTATTTTTCTTCTTGTAATTTCGACATACTCGCCTAAATCATTATCAAAATTTGGATGAGATTGTCCGCCAAACATGTCATTTTGAGTAGATTGTAATAATATACAAGATAATTCTCCTGCCGTTTCTATAGAATTAGGCTTGTTTATTGTTCCATATCCTGTATTAAAACCTTTATTTAATATTTTACCCGTTGGTATATGTAAACAGTTTGTGGTTAAATTATAGCTATCTAAATCATGGAAATATAATTCTCCTATAGTATGAGCTTTAGTTAAATGTTCAGGCATATTGGCTAAGTTGTGCCACTTATTAGATTCGGAAGCTATTCTTAAAAGTTTGGAACTAAAATTGTTTCCTACATTAGCATTGTCTCTATCAGTTTCAATACCTACAGCGTGAATTTTAGACATTAAATCTGATTTTTTATCTCTTTCTAATGTTCTTTTCTTTCTGTATTCTTCATAACCTTTGGCAACCTTTTTATTTGTTAGTTGTAAGTTTCCAATTATTATATCTTGTATTTCTTCAACTGTAATTTCTGATTTATTTAATTTATGTATATCTGATAAAATTTTAGTTTCAAGTGAATCATACTCCACACAAAAAGTTAATTCATCATCTACATCTAAATACGCCTTATGTATCGCCTCTTTAATTCTTATTATTGAAAAATCTTTTGTTCTGGAATCTCTTTTTACTACTTTTATTTTATTCATATAATTATCCTTTCATTTATGTTTATTTTATTTTTTTAGTATTTTCTCTTTCATCACCATATTTGCACCTTATATAAGTCTTAAAACAACTGCTTATTATAAGTACAATTACAACAATAGTTAACCATATGTCAAAATTGTTATACCACATTTTAAACAACCTCCACGTTACATACTTGTTTTTAATATTTCTTTGTGTGTATTTTTATTGAAATATTTCCATTGGATTCAAATATCATTGTGCTTGCTGAAAAAGCATCTTCAATTTTGCTCACTATTTGGTTGTTATCATAAGTAGACAATTCTGATATTTTTTTATTTTTTCTTATTATCATATCTTAATCACTCCTTCAAGTATAATTTATTTTATTACTTTAAAACAATTATTTTATATGCTAATCCTCAACATGCCATTCTCCATTTAAAATTATTTCTTTAATATCTTTGTTATCAAAATCATTTGAAAGATTGTACATTAAATCTCTTAAATAAAAGTAATGCGTATACATTTCACATGATTCAAGCAATTTGTGTTTTACTTTTATTTTATTTCCTTTTCTATTTCTTCGATAGTCATTTCTTTTGAATTAGTTTTATTTTGTTCTATATATGTATTTACTTTTTGTAACCATTCTATTAATTGTGGTATTTGTGATGGTTTTAACTCTGTATATGTATTAACATATATAATATCCCCATCTTCAATTATTTCATCTAAAAAGGCTTTTTCATTAATGCAATCAATTTCTATTCCTTTGATTGGACTTTTATCAATATTTTCAAATTTTATTTTCATATCATAAATCCTCCTTTAATCTCTTTATTTAATTATTTTCCCTTTTACTTTTTGTCTACCTAGTTTATTTAGCACATTGTCATCATAAGTATCTACATATACGTCTAACCTATTAGGAGATAAAAAACAATCTCCACCAATATCTGACACGGTTAATATTCTTCCATTCTGTAGTTCTATCTTTGTTCCAAGTTCATATGCCCTACTGGCACACATTCCCTCTTGTAGTTTTTCATTTAAGCAAGTTTTACCTTCATATCCTCCGTTTTCTTCGCTAGAATTTCCGTAATAGGTTAATATAAAATCAATATTATAATTAGTATTTTCTTTCTTCTCTTTCAATTTTTCCTCTTCTAGTTTCTTTTGTTTTTCAGCTTCTAATCTAATTCTTTCTTGTTTTTCTATGTATAATTGAATACTTGTCTTTTCTCCATTTTGTACTCTTAATTTATTCATTAGTAATTCATTGTTTAAATCAGTTTGTACCATTTCTTTTAAATTAATCTTTTCAATCGATTGCTCTGCTACAAACATTGGCTTTGTGTTTACTGTAGATGTTGTTAATAATAGTGATAAGCTAAGTAAACACATTGTCTTGTTTAGCATTAAATCATCCTCCTTTTATATCTCGTGTAGCATACGCTAAACGGATTGATTTTACTTATCTTATAAATTAATAATTATTTTCAATTTTTATATTAGTTATTTTACTTATTCTTTCTAAATAACTTTTTATCCATTTTTGTTTCCCTATATCACTATCTTGTTCAAAAAAATATAACTGTTGTCCTTCTAATTTCATGTAAGAATTAATTTCTATATTATTGATTTTAACACTAAACTTTATTTTAGCCATATTGTAATTTTACCTCTCTATTATTAATTATTTATTATATTTTAGTATAACTAATTATCTCCAAAATAAAATTTGATCTTTTAAACAATTACTCAATTCTCTAATACTCATTGCATGGGGGAATAATATTCTTCCACTATAACAATTTCTATAAAACTTACATTTACCACTATCACAGCGTCCATTACATTTAGCAGTCATTTTCTTTGCTAATCTTATATATCTTTTATTTTTCATATTTCAAATTCCCCCTATTTAAGTATTGTGAACTATATAAGATATAAATCGCTTTTAAAATCTTTTTCAAAATAGGTATTCTTAGATGTTTTTTCAATCGATAAAATATCTGAAACTTCATCTCTACTTGCATCGTAATAACCTATTTCCATATCTTCATTTAATTCTTGTAATTTTTCTATTAAGTCCTTGACTTTCATTTTTTTATTCCTCCTATTTACAATCTGAGTTGTTGTATAAAACGCAACAACTGAATTTTCTATTAGAAATATGAATCAATCTTTAATATTAATTCTGCTAACTTCATCACATTCTTTATATATCCCTAATTGACAACTAAATGTTTGTACATCTATATTTTCTCCATATTTTTCAATTAGCTTATTTAATTCTTTTACTAACTTTTTAACTTTCATAAATTTCACACCTTCTGCATACGAATAATTCTTAATCTATTTCAAATGACTTCTTATAATTCGTAAACTTTGTACCACATTTTAATTTAATACAACTTCTACAAGGTTCTAAATCTGATTTTGTTTTATGATTTTCACAAGTAGCACATTTTTTTCTAGTCATTGTATTAGAATTTTTGCTTATCCATCCCATACTCTCACTCTCCTCTACATATTGTAAAATATTATCACTTTAAAATTGTGATTTTAATAGCTTGTCAACACAATATATTGTGTATTACCTTACACTTTAATACTACATATAGTATGATGTTAGTTCATATTTGTTTTTCATTAAACTAATTTAAAGTTATTTAAAAATTCCTTTAATGAAAAATCGGCTTCGTTCCCTTCTTCATACAAATAGTTACTATGAACGGAAATTTTTAATTGTTCTTCATTAAATACTTTTAATAATTCGTTATAACAATTTATCAATATATCCAATTCATTTTGATTAGATGGATAAAATCCTTCTTCACCCTCACCAGTAAATGACTCATTAGAAATATATACTAAATCTTCAAATGGACATTCTATCTCAAATCTATCTAATTTAAATAAATTGCTGTGATGTTTGATTTTACCTATAGCATACTCTTCGTTGTCATCTTCATCTTTAAAATCATCTCCTAATTCAATTAACAAACATACATTTTCTATTTTTTCATTCTCAATTGTTTTATTCCCTAAGTTAAATATTGCTTTCATACTTTTTACACACTCTCTTTCATATATTAATAATATTATTTGTTTAATTTGTTTATTCTATCATTCCACAATTTTGACACTTTTTATATGTAACATTCTCACTACATGGACTTCCTAAGTATTCGCCTCTATCTTCTTTATATGTTTCATAAGTTATCTGATTACCACAGTTTGTACAAATATCTTGTATATCACAAAACTCTTCTAACTCATTTGACAAGTCATATGCAAACTTTCTAGGGTTATTTAATATTTGTCCTATTAAATCATTAGTTTCTTCTACTGTTTCTTTTAAGTCGTCATCACAGTAGCTTTTTATTGCTAATATTATTTCAAAAGGTAACACTATCCTCACTTCCTTTCTTTATCATGGTAAGTTTGTTTGGTTTTATTTAACTCCCTTACCATGATTTTATTATACAGCATCTACTTTTTATTGTCAACATTAATTTAATAATTTATTTAAAGTATTTTTTGAAGATTAAATTATTTGGGCTGAAACTACTTTAAATCCTTGTTTTTTAGAACTCCACATATTCTTACCTTGGCTATTCCTTGATGATTTAATAGGAATAGCCTCAGTTTTAATTATTTTAGTCTTATCAAAGGTATCAGTTAATTCAATTTCAGCACAATCTATTATTTGAGTAATTAAAATTGGTTTTATGTCAGCTAGACAATTAGATAACTTACTTCTGTTTGTTTTAGTTTTATATGATGATAATGGTATTTTTACAGCATGACCATCTTCATATATTATTAGCACATATCCATTATAATCATTACTACTAATCATACCTAATATTGTTTCGTCTTTATCTAATGGTAGTAAATTAGGAAGATATTGTCCTAATGAAGATGGTGTGTTTTCATCTAATTCATATAGGTTATTAAGATACATATTTCCTTTGTCAGATAAGAACATTACTTTATTTTTATTTGAATCTTGTATAATTGTTTTTATATTGTCATCTTCTTTTAGTTTTTGATTTTCACTGTATTTCTTTGTCTTTTTAAAATATTGTTGTTCAGTTAATACTAAAGTTGTTGTATAATCTTCTATTAAATCTTCCTGTTTTATTTCAGCTATAGTGTCTTCATAAATTATTTCTGTTTGCCTTTTATATAAATATTCTTTTTTTACTCTTACTAAATCTTCTTTGATTAATTCATTTATATATTCTATATTATTTATATTTTCAATTAAATAATCAACTTCTTTTTGAAGATTATCTATCTCATCTATTTGTTTTAATATGTAGTCCTTATTGATATTCCTTAATTTCATATTCAAGATATATTCTACTTGTTCCATATTTAAACCAAATAACTTTATTAAGCTATCTTTTGAATTATTGTCATTTCTAATTATATCAATAGTTTTATCTATGTCTAACAAAACCTCTTTTAATCCTAAAAGTATATTTAATTTATTATTCTTATTGTCTATGTCTTGTTGAACTTTGTTTCTTATACATGACTGTCTAAATATTATCCATTTTTTTATAATATCATCAGTTCCTAAAACCTTAGGAATACCATTATCTAAAACATTAAAATTACAATTAAAAGTGTCTTGCAAAGTAGTTCTCTTAAATAGCACAGACATTAACTGGTCTTTGTCACAATTCTTTTTAACCTGTATAGTTATCTTTAGACCACATCTACCTGTGTTGTCGTTTATATCGATTATGTCCTTTATGTTTCCTTTTTTAACCATAGATATAATCTTTTCTATTATAACTTCTCTAGTAGTTGTATAAGGGATTGAACTAATAATAATATTGTTATCCTCATAATAGTAAGTCGCTCTAAGAACTATTTTACCTCTACCAAATTTCTTAATATTTATTAGTTCTTTTTCATTGTATATTAACTCTCCTCCTGTTGGGAATGTGGGTATCATAAAACTTGACTCTTTATTGTCTAGTATGTTTAATGTATTATCTATTAAATCTGATATCTCGAATCCGCATATATTACAAGCTATTCCAGTAGCAATTCCCAAGTTAGGATTAGCCAATATAGTAGGGAATGTAGTTGGTAACAATAAAGGCTCTAATTTAGTATTATCATAGTTGTTTTTCATCACAACAATATTTTTATCAATATCTTTTAAATACTCTTTTGCTATTGGAGCAAGTCTAACTTCCACATATCTATCTGCGCCAGCATTAACGTCCCTACTTGTTTTACTTGAAAAAGCCCCTTTTCCATCTATTAAATTTAAGTTTACACTATCATTAGCAAATCTGACCATTGCTCCATATATACTCGTATTTCCATGTGGAGAAAATCCCATTGTAAGACCTACTGCAGTATTTGCCTTAATTCTTTTTCTATCCCACGTATTTTTATTTAAAAACATTGACCATATTATTCTTCTATGTATTATTTTACATCCATCTTCAAGGTTGGGTATGGCTCTACTATTTATTGTATATTTTGCGTATTCTGTATAGTTTTTTGAAAAAACTTCTGAAAAATCTATTTTGTTTAAAATCATTTTAAAAACCCCTTCTACAATTTATTCCTCTATTAATCCTATATTTTTATAATTGGTTAATATATATTCTTTTCTTGGTTCTACCACTGAATCCATAAATAATTCTATGGTATTTTTAGCCTTATCAAAGTCTTCAATTGTTATTGTTTTTATGTTTTTATACCCTTCTTCTAAGCATAATTCCATGGCATGAGAACTTAATTCTGATAACCCTTTAATATAGTTTATAGTTATTTTATTTTTATTTTTTATGTAGTTTAAATCGTTTTTTATTTTTTCTAATTCTTCATCATTTATTGCAAAATATTCTTCTCTATCATCAAAGTCTACTTCATATTTTGGTGTTTCACAAATATGAATCCTTCCTTCTTTTATAAGCGTTGGAGATAGTTTATAGAACATTGTTAATAATAAAGGAAATATAGAACCTATTCCATCAACATCAGCATCAACCATAATATATATATCGTGATATCTAAGGTTGTCTATATTAAAAGAATTAAATTCCTTGTTTAATTTATTTTTAAATTCCATACCACAATTTAATGCCCTAAATAATTTTAATATAACCTCATTTTGAAAAATAGATTCAGGACTTGCTTTTAAACAATTAAGTATTTTCCCTTTTAAAGGAAAGATTGCGTGTACATTTCTTTTTCCAGACAATAAACTAGATAATGCACTTTTCCCTTCACATACACATAAAATTGTTTTACTACTATCAGACTCTTCTGCTTCATACAGTCCTTCTATTTTATTAAATATATTTATTTTTTCAGATAGCTTTTTCTTAATATTCTTTTTTGTCTCTTCACTTTTTTCTCTTGCTCTTTTATTGATTAATATTTGATTAACAAATGTTTTTATATCGTCTTTGTTTTCAATACAATACACTTGCATAAAATCTTTTATGTATTGTTTTAATAAATTAAGATATAATTCTTTTTTAGTTGAAAATTTGGTTTGAGAGGTATAAGACACATTTGTTGACTCTATTGATACTATATATGATATGCTGTCAATAATATCTTGTTTGGTTATCTGTTTTTCTTTTTTATCATATAGTCCATTATCTTTTATATAGGTGTTTATAGCTTCTTTCATTCCAACAATAACACCATCACGAACTAAATTTTCTGATAATTGTGGCATATAAATACCATTTAAAAAAGGATATTGCATATTATATTCATTAGACATATTTACTACTAGATTTATTTTGGTTTTTTCTATTTTATCCTTACTTTCATCTATGTCATAATATTCATTTTCATACTCTTTTTCGTTAAATACAATATCGTTTATTTTTCTATCTAAATTTTTATAATCAAGATAATCCGATAATTTATTAAAATTAAAATTAAATTCTTGTTGTTTATATTTGAATATAGATTTTATATTTGGACTTGTAACTACTATTCTTTCTATAATACCTTTGACTTCTTCTTCATTAAATATAGTATTAGTGTATATTTTATTACATAATTTAAAAGTTATTTCTGTACCGTGTTCTTTGGTGTCTCCCAAACATTCAAATGGAATTTCTATCTGCCCACCACTTACAAACTTAATATGATATATTTTTCCGTTTCTTTTAGATGTTATTTCCATAAAATCACTTGAGTAATTTATAATAGTATTACCACACCCATTTGTACCTCCTGATGTTCCACCTGCTGACATTTTACTACCACTAAAAAGTATTAAAAATGCATGTTCCCAATTTGGAATACCATTGCTTTCACCGTCCAATATTATACCACAACCGTTATCTTTAATAGTTATTGTTTGGTTGTCATCATGTAATATAACTTCTATTAATCCATCTTCAGAATTAATAAGTATATCTCTTGCATTAGTTACACTTTCACGTATTGGATGATAAAAATTATCATAACCATCAAAGAACACTGGTAATTTTAATAGTGCTTGTTCTTTATCACTTAAGTTTCTATATGCTTCTTTCATTTTATAATTCCCTCACTTCTAATATTATTTATTTAATTTGTTTATATATCTCCATACCAATTTTTATCTGCAATATTTTCTACATTAATATTTCTATCTACTAAACTTTTAATGTCTGTTATTATTATATCATCACATTTTTCGTCACTATGTAATTCTTTTAATTTATCCATTATGAATTCATCTCTAAAATCTATATCATAATAATTCTCAAAACTAATCATAACCTCTTCATTTAATATGGTTTGTCCTATTTTTAAATCATAATTCACTATGTAATCAAACATTTTAATTTCCCTCCTTTAATTCATTCCAATTAGTTTCTTGTAGTATTTTATATAACCTTTCCACTTGTGGGCTTCTCCAAGCAGTCATTGCGTAAGGGTGTGCGTTTCTGTAATGATAACTATTCATTTTTATATGTTCCTCACATTCCCTTCTGGTTAAAAAGAACGTATCTTGAACAATTTCTTCTTCATCTCTATAATTAACTAATCTATATTCATCATATCCTTCATTATCTAAAAAATTAATTAAGTCATCTTCATCATATAAAACATCTTCTTCATCATTGTATACTTGTATGTATCCATCTATTAATTTACAGTCAACCTCGAGTTCTTCTATTAAAAAATTATAAATTGATTTAGTGTCATCTATTTCTATTTCTAATTCACAATCATCACTGCTAGTTATTATTGTTCCAGTAACTTCATAATCTTCGTCTATGCCATAAACTCTTTTTTTCTGCATTATAACCCAAAATCTAGGGTCAGCTTGACAGCAAGTGTCTTGAGTATTCATTTCATTTTGTAAATTATTTAAAAAATCTATATCATTTTTATTCATTCTAATTACTCCTTATTATATATTTAATTTGTTTAAAACTTCTGATTTAATGGGTTTTATAAATAACTTATATTATAATTAGCCCTATTTTATAAGTACATAATATTTATTTCTAAACATTAACTCTTATTGGGTGTAAATCTACACCCTCTATACCGTCAGCAAATGCGTTTGGTATTACCTTTTTTATAATATTATAAGCACCATTGACATCACTATTTATAAGCTTTCCATTATTAGACTTAAATAATCCTCTTTTTATTCTTCTTGATTTATTATAATTTTCTTTTATTGGTTCTTCATTATCAAGAAAACTCGTACCACTGGTATATGATTCCTCATTAGTTATAACATTTATACCTTTTTCATTAGCTTTATACTTAATCATATTAATTAATTTATCATATGGTATAGATATAAAATTTTGATTAATCTTATTGTTTAATTTAGATTCTTGTTTCCAAGTTTTATTTAGTCCAATAACTACTTGTGTTATATCTAACCCTTCGCAATAATTAACTATTGATTTACTAACACAATGTAGGTAATAATCTATTTTATTATCTCTTTTTCTTTGTAATCTATCTAGTTTATTACTCCAATCTTTTTTATGCCTTTTCTTTAAATCTGATTGTAGATATGCTTTCTTTTTATTATAGTATTGATTTATAGATTTTATAGGTCTGCCATTTATAATGATAGGTTTTATTCCTACATTATTAACACATGTAGCAAGATTATTAACTCCTAAATCAATACCCAATATTCTATTGTTAAATTCTTTAGGTTCTTGAATTTCTTTTTCGTAAACTATTTCTAATACATATATTGAACCATTTGGGATAACTCTAATTCCCAAAACTTTATCTTTAATATTGGTTTTAATTAATCCACTATAAGATTTTAATCTTGTTAAGCTAAAAACTAAATAACCATTTTCTATTCTAAATTGAATATTTTTAAGTTCGCAAATATATCTACCATTTTTATCTTTGTATTTAGGCAAGTTGGGTTTACCTAAATATTTACTAGGATTCTTTGTGTAATCTTTAACTGATACAAAAAATGATTTCCAATTTTTATCTAATAATCTCAATAATCTTTGAGCTGATTGAGAACCTAATTCTTTGTATGGTTCTGATTTGTTAATCATTTTATCTAACTCATTAACTTTGTATATTTTTCTATCTGATATAAAAGACTGTCTCATTATATAATTTGCATAATTGTATAAATTCTTTGATTTAAAGCACATTTCATCACAAGAACTCCAAAATGGAGATGCTCTTGTGATATTATGTTTTTCTACTCTATTTACTTTCATATTTAGACCTCCTTTCTTATTTATAATTTAATTTATTTAAAATAAGTCTTTTAACACATTTCCTTTGCAATTTGAACTGCTACTTTCCAATAAGCTTGAAGTAAATTCTCTGATTGGTTCATAAAAATTCTAAAATTAGTTAAATGTATACAGTATCTTTTAAAAGTTTCATTTCCTACTTCAAATTCATTTAAAAATATTTTTAATATCTTAGATTCTGTCTTATTCTCAATAAATCTTCTCAATTGTCCCTCTGTTGGTAGTAATACAGTTTTATCAGAATAACTTTGCCCTCCAATGACTTTAAGGCTATCTAATAATTCCTCTTTTGAATTATAATTAAATAAATCATCTTCATTTACACAACTAACTTTATATTTAGTAACTGTATTCCATGATGAATCAACACACTGTGTTTTTATTCCTATCAAATCTCCTGTGCTTGGTTGCCACCAAGCAACAAATACTTCTTGTACCTCCACTGGTTGCTTAAAAAACTCTTCTGCACTTATATATTCCATTATCTATCACTCCATTTTACATCAAATCTTTGTTCTATATTGTATCTGGTTTTAATCTCCTTAGCTAATTTATCAATTATTTTATATTTATTATCATTACTGGAAGTATCCATACTCCACATCATTTCTTTTAGTTCATTTGTAGTAAATCCATTATCATATATAATTTCAAAATCATTTGATAATATTATATCTATTGGATTATACTTAAACTTAACACTTTCCACGCTAAACCATAATTCTGCATTGAACTCTTTATATTTTAACCAGTTTCCATATGTAAATAATGTTTGTGTTTCTTTATGAATTGCATATTTAAATTTAATCATATCTTTATTTATTATCCTCCTCAAATTCTTTTTTTAATTTTAAATATTCATTATACTTTCTTTTTCTTTCCTGTTCCTTATAAATTTGTTCTCTAGCTTTATCTTCTGCTTCTTGTTCTCTTTTTAATTCATCTATGTATTGTGTAGAAATAACATTATGACTTATTAAATCAGTTCTTATCCATTCATAATTTAATAATATTTGTTTGAATCTTTTTTCACTACAAAACTCAGAATTAAATTCATCATCAAAAGTTCTAAACATTAATATAGCTCCATCAAATGTACAAAAATAACTATAATCATATTCATGTACGGAACAATATTTAATCTTTCTTCCTTTTAAATCATCAAAATCCGTTAAGATACATAATTCATTTGATTTGGTATTTTCTAAAAATCCATACTTATATTCTAATAAATCATATATCTCATCATCTATGTACTCTTTTATTTGTCTTAATACATTTTGATTTTCAAATATTGTTACTGATTGTCCATTATTTAATGTTAATACCATATTTTCTAATCCTCCATATCCCAACTTATCGTTATATACTCATTACTACTACATCCTTTATAAATTTTAAATCCATTTGCTATTAGTTGTTCTTTGCAATCAATTACTAACTTATATTTATTAAAATCATAGTAATTGTTGTAAACTGTTAAGCTAGTCAATCCATTCTCTACTTCTTTTTGTATGAAATTCATCATGTCTTTTGGTATACTTATACTATTTTTAATTGATTGTTTATATAACTCTTCAGCCAAATTCATTATTTACTTCAACTCCTTTAAACTTACATTACCATATTTTACTTATAAAATCAATATTAATTTAATAATTTGTTTATTTTAATTTTAATCGTGTAATTTCTATTAAAGACATGAATATAACTGCTCCATTTATAAATATCATATCTTTAATAAGTTTATCTATCCCATTAATAAACGTCACATCATTGATAAGTCCTGTTATATTAAAATATTTTGCTATTAGTATAGTTATTAAAGTAATTATAAACAAATAACCAGTTAGTGTTCCCGTAGATGTTATAACTGCCTTTTGATAACTCTTTTTTAATTAATATTGGTTTATTCATTTAAATCACCTTCTTTTAGGTTTATAGCCCCAAATTGACACGCCATATGTTTTTCTAATAAAGTTACATGGTATGAATGTTTTGTCATCATTAACTCCTTTATACGATTTTACGCATTCTTTACAATTTTGCATTTTATTGCACGCCTCAATAGAATCTTTTATATTTTCTGTCATAGCCTTATTATTTGTTTTTTTAATTTTACACATTGATTTCAATCGCCCCTTCTATTTATAATCTTTTTATCATTCAAATGAATACACTTTTTATTGTTTTCTAATTCATATATTATTTTGTCCTTGAAGCAGACTTTGTTTTCTATGGTTAGATTTGTTATCCCTATTTCCTCTATAGTTACTTTATCATTTACATTTAATATATAAGGAAAATCATATTCTTTTATATGTTCTGTTTTCGATATAAACTTATACATGCTTGGAAAATGATAATCTCCTATAAAATATCCTTGAATAATTTCATATTTTATATCGCTATATTTAAATATACTCTTCATTTATTTATCACCTTCTTTACTTATATTATTAATTTAATTTGTTTAAATCACTTTAAAACTAGACTTTTAATAGCTTTTTATGCCCTCTAAACCCAGTAAACAAGCCATTCTTGAAATGCGTTTTTTAAATTTTTATTTGAAAAACGTTTCATATAGTTTTCTCATTAAAAAACACTGATTCATATTGGTTGTCATTAATCCTAATGCTACTCCATCTTTAATATAAGTATATTGAATGTTGTCTTCAAATCCTGTCATTTTAGCATAAACATATAATCCATTCTGTGTTTTTGTAATAAATTTAAATCCTGTATTTAATAATTCTTTGGTAGTTTTGTTATTCATAATTCAATCAGCTCCTTCTAAATATCTCGTGTGATAGACCACTAAGACTTCTATTTATAATAAAAAATACTTGTAAGGATTTTCCTCCCTACAAGTATTATAATATCATTATTAAATTTTAATGTCAAGAATTAATTTAATAATTTGTTTAAGATATTTTTAAATTTAGCTATATTTTTTATATTCTCTAGTAAAATTAAAGTTCTTTTAATATCTCCTCCATATTAGGTATTAATGAATAATTAGTAATGTGCCACTCGATTTTATTTTCATCTACTTCAAATACTGGTTTTATATTACCCTTTTTATCAGTTTTTTCACCAACCTTTTTCCATCCAAATTTCTTTTCCATTGAATGTATATAAATTATATTATTTTCTTGTATTTCACCAGTATTATTCCATATCTTTTTAGGTATTTTGCATTTACAAGTTGCTCCATTATTCAAACAATATGTATTTACAATTGGAGTATATTTGGTATTTATATTTGTAACCAAAGCGTATCTTTTTTCTATTTTTTCATTTTTATAATCTATGTATCCTAAAATTTCATTTTGGAAAATAAGTTTTTCTTTAAAGTTTATATCTTTATTAGGTATATTCACTACAAGTTCTTCTAATAATTTTTTAGTATCAACTTCTTTAAATATTTTTTCTGTTTCCTTATTTGCAAACCTTCTAATTAATATTATATTTTCATCACTTAATTTACCTTTATTAAATTGTTTTTTACCATATAATTTGGCATATAAATTTACTATAGTTAATAATTTTTGTGACTTTCCAAGACAATCAAAGTAATCTAATTTAATTAATATTTCTAGCTGACGTGAATTACATGATGTTTTCTCTTTAATATCTATTAATAAATCTAAAAAATTACTATATCTATTATTTTGAGACAATTCATATAACTCATCTGCCACTTTATTATTTAGATTCTTAATCGAACCTACTCCTTTATATATACTATTTGTTTCTTTTGACATAAAGTAACTAGCTTTTGCAAAACCAAATTTGGGCGATGATATTCTAACCCCCTTACTATTAGCATATTGAGTTATAGTTATAGTTTTTTCTTCTTTATCTTTGTTAATATTTAAAGCAGTAGTTATAAATTCTAGCATATGATAATATCTTAAATATCCTGCAATATATCCTATGTATGTATATGGTACAGCGTGATTTTCACTAAAAAGATAATCTGATGCATCAATTATAACTTGTATAAAATTTATAATTAATACTTTAGATTCCTCTTCATCAACATTATACTTTTCTTTCATAGTTTTTATAAAACCATTTTCTATTTTAGGGATAAACTTTTCTGTGCCTGTTTTTTTGGCAAATCCACGTCTTACAACATCAGCTTCCCCCATTGTATATCCACAAAATTCATGTAAGAAATTCATTATTTGCTCTTGATATACTAAGTAGCCCATTGTTGGTGCTAAAAATCTATTTAAAGCTTCATGTCCATTATCTCTAAATTCCCCATTAGACAATGCATTACGATAACTTGCACCAGCAGGTCTTATTGCACCGTTCCCCATAGAAACTAAGTCTACATATCTAAAATCAGGATTAACTTGTTTAATTTTGTTTAATGTCTTATCACTTAATAATGTTTTTAAAAATGCACCTGCACTATCTGACTCCCATTGAAATATTAATGTATTATCTTTCGCCATTGACTGCCATACACACTCCTCATCTGGCGTATTTTCAGGAGTTAATCTTTCAATATTAGCTAATTCACAGGTTTCATTGATTATTTGGATATTGTCTAAACCTAATAAATCTAACTTAACAAAGTTTTGTGCGTCAATTGCTTTCATACTTATCATTGATACAGGATGTGAACAAGTTGATATACTACACAATCCCATTGCACCGTCTAATGGAATAGGACTACAAATTTGCCCACATGGATGTGTGCCTATAGAAACAATAGTTCCATTTATTATATCAACATATTCAAATACTTTAGGATATTCTTTTCTCATTTTTTCTTCATCATTTTCTATGTTTTCACATATATAATTAGAAATTTTTAAATAATCGTCCATATAATTATGAACTTTTTTACTAGTATCATCTGTTAGTTGTCCATACCCTTTAACATCTCTATTACTAGCTTCTTCTAATTCTTTAGGTAAATCTTTTTTATATAATGCTCTACACACATCTCTAATGCTTCCTTTTAATGCTACTGTATTAAAAGTTATTATATCTGCACAATATAATTCTTCTTTTCCATATATATATTTTTTTACAAGCTCTCTGTGATTTGGCGACCAATCTGTATCAATATCTGCTAAACTAACTCTTTCAGTATTCATGAACCTTTCAAAGTTCATTTTATGTTTAATTGAATCAATATCAGTTATACCAATTAAATAAGCTATTTCACTTCCTGAACATGAACCTCTTGAATACCCTGGGAAAATATTATTGCTTCTAGCCCAAGTTTTAATATTTTCATCTAATAATAAGAAATCAACTGCACCATTATGAATATATGTATCTAATTCATGCTTAATTCTAGGTATATATTCTGATTCATAGTTAGATAATTTATCTATACCTTTTATTTTTATACCTTCATATATCTTTTCCTTTAATACTTCCAATGAATCATCATATAATTTAGGATATTTATATGATTTATCAACTTTAAATTCTTCTATCCTATCATACAATCTATTAGTATTTTCTAAAGCTTCATATATTTCTTCATCAGGAATGATATTTTGTTGTTTAAATAAACTTACTAATTCATCATAAGACTTTAAAGTTAAATCCCAACCATCTTCATTATCAAAAAAAATACTTTTAGACTTTTGAAGTATTTCTCTACCTTCAGCATGTTTAGAATTAAGAGCATGTGTATCTGTTGCAACTATTAATGGTATACTATGTTTAATGTGTAATTCATAAAGATGTTTATTGTACAGTATTTGATCTTTCACAAGGTGATGTTGAATCTCTAAATAACATCTATGTTTATTATCAATTAAAAATTGCATAAATTTATCTTTGAGTGCTTTATTTCCTTTATTTAAAATACCTCCTAAACACGCGGTAGTCATTAATATTTTATCGCTAGTATTAATAAGTTCTTCATAAGTTATTCTTGGAGCATAATAATAATGTCCATCTTCTCTATTAAAAGCTTTTGAAGCCAAACTATTCAACTCTTCAAATGATTCATAATCAGTAGCATATAAACAAACATGGTAATTATCTCTTACTTTTTCTTCTAAAGATTCTGTAACATAAGCTTCAATTGAATGTACATATTTTAATCCATTACTTTCACATTCACATTTCTTTTTATACCATTCAAATGTTGAACCATGTTCTGTAAAACAAATTCCTTGTATTCTTAAAGTATCATTATTTTTAATTTCTTTTATGTAATCCGTATATTTTGTTACGGAATCTATGTTTGTTACACCATTACTATACATTGTATGACAGTGTGTTAATGTATATGTATTACTCATTTTATTCACCTCTTATTATTTATTTTATTTCAAAATCAACTATTTCTACTTGTCCACTATTATTATATGTATCCATAGTACATTTTCCTATGATGTTTGCTTTTAATGATTGATTTAATAATTGTTTTTTTAATGCATTTGTTGGGAACTTTTTATTAAATTTAATTCCATTTACAAAGAATACTATTCTAGTTTTTTTAATATCATTTGCAACTATATTTAATTCCACATTTTGAAAAGCTATTAAAGGAACATCTATTTTATTTCCAAATTCATTTTCTAATAATGCTAATTCATTTATTATATAGTCATCTATCTCAGATTCATCCAATATAAAATCTACCAGATACTCTTTACTATCTACAATCTCTTTGTTTTTATATAAATCATTTAAATAATCTTTTAATTTGTTTAAATTATCTTTTTTTAATTTATATCCCCCAGCATTAGGATGCCCTTCTGAAAAAATAACCAAATCACTATTTAGAATATCTAATCTTGTATTTGTAGAAATATTATCTATTCCTCTAAAACTACCACCAATTACATCTTTTTCACCTTCAACTTTTCTATATAATAAAGTTGGAAGTTTATATTTATCCTGTATCTTTTGTGCTACTAATCCTGTATGTGCTTGATTTAATGATTTTCCTACATCTAAAATTATACATTTGTCATTTTCATTTATTTGTATTTTAGGTTCTATTTTTTTTAAAGCTGATTTAACTGCATTATCTTGTCGTGTTTTTACATTCTTACACATTTTAGCTACTTCTAAACAAAAATCATAGTCATCCGAAATAAATGCTTGAAACATTTTCATTTTTTCTTCTTGTGTACCACTTCTAATTGTTCCATTTAATTTAGGTGCAATTACCCAACCTATTTTGTCTATATTATATTTATCCTCTAAATCATATGCATTCACTTCTATCAAAGCTTTTATAAACAAATTGTTTACTTTTTTAACACCTTCATATACAAAATATCTTGTTTCTAATTCATGTAAATCCATAACATCTGCAACGTTGCCTAAAGCAACTAAATCTTTATATTTATTAGATTTATCTTCAAACAAATAATCATCTAATGCTTTTATAAATTTATAAACAACTCCTGCTCCTGAAAGATTTTTATTTATAACATTTTTAGATAACTGATTATTTATTACTACTGCATTTTTACTATATCCATCATCACAATCATGATGATCTATTATTAATATATCAATTCCTTTATCTTTTAATTTTTTATGTTGTTCAAAATCATTACTCGAACTATCTGTCATAATTACTAAATTTGTATCATCTTCAATAATAATATCTTCTGATAAACCATGTTGTTTATTTGTATGTATTTTTAATTCTATATTAGCATTAGGAAATGATTCCTTTATTCTGTTATATAATATAGAAAAACTCGTCATACCATCGACATCGCAATCTCCCACCGTTTTTATTTTGCTATTATTATTTAAATGTTTTAATAATAACTCAATCCCCTTTTGCATATTGTCATAATTATTATAATCTTCAACTACATCTTTATCTAAGTTGAATAAATCTTTAGTTATCCCTCTGTTTTCTAGGACTGTTTCTACTGGCATAAAGAAATCATTTCTACTAATTAATTTATATTTCATTTACAACTCCTCCTCATATTTAAACTTACATTCATTAACCAATCTCATAAATGTTATTTTACCTCTATCACTTGGAGACTCTTTCTTCTTTAATAAATCTAAAGTGTCATATATATAATAAACATTGCATAATCCTTTGAATTTTCTACATTCAATGAATATTTCTTCCAAAGTTACGTCTTTATCAAAAACTAATACTATGTCTTTTTTCAATTTAAGCAATTTATCTAATTGTATTGAGCTGATTACTTTTTTACTAATAGATACACTATTATTAATTTCCATACTATCTAATTGCATTACAAACTTTTCAGCTTCACCTACATAAATTTCATTAGCTGATAATATATCAAAATAATTTTCATATAATCCAAATAAATATCGCTCTCCAATATATGGATAATAATAATAGTATTTAGGAATGCCCATAATCTTATAATCTTCTCTCAATGTTCTCCCTTTAAATGTTAACAAATCTCCTTCATCATTTCTTATAGGGAATACAACTCTATTTTCTAACACATCATAAGATACTCCGAATTTATTTTGTGTTATTTCATTAATTCCATCTTCTATGAAAATTTTACATGCATTTCTAACAAACCTTTCTGTAAAACTTTCATCTAATATAAATTCTGTATATTTATTTTTTTCTTTTCTTTCTTTATTTTTTACTAACTTATCTAATATACTTACACTTGAAGGTGTTATATTATCTAATTTTCCATTATAACTAATACCACAAACTTCACATACAAAATTCATTGCTTGATTAAAATTGCAGTTATTAATAAATTCTATTAAAGTAAATACATCTTTGTATTCTTGTTTGTTGAATTGATTTCTTGTATATACTACAGTTGATAATGAATCATTTAATTTTACTTGAACACTAGTTGCATTATCACCATCAGGTAAAGCCGATTGAACTCTTTTATTTATTACTATTTTTATATGGTTGCATCCTAATTCTTCAAGTATATCTCTTATCTTTTCAGGATTGTTTTTTAAGTAACTTTTTATTTCTTGTTTGTTCAATCAACTTCCTCCTTTTAATATGGTAAATTTCCACCCTCTATGTTATAAAATTTCTTAGCTTGTCTTATATCTGCTTTATTACCATTGAAAACAAAATTTAAATATTCATCTTCTTCCATTTGAGTTCCATTTCTGTTGTAGTCTATAAATAATTTACAGTTACCACTTTCATCGCCATCGCTAACCATTTCTTCTTTTGTTTTATGTATCCAATAAGCTATAGTTGAAGCATATCTATTTATCTTATCACTATCAGCTAATCTTTGTTCTTTAGGAGACATTTGACCACCTGCTAAAACTGGAATATCTAATCCGCCACCTATTTTATTTTTTAAGAAATTAGTCATATCTCCTAATACATTATGCTCTTTTGTATCGTTACCACTTGTATCATTAACTTTAATATAATCATAAATTAAAAATCCTAATTTCATAGATACTTTTAACTGTTTTGCAACCATATATATTTTATCTTTTGTCCACTCTGTGTCATAAATATGTACTAGTGGTTTATTTTTCAACCATTCTCTAGCTTCAGCTATCAACCTTTCTTCTTGTAGTGTTCCTCCGTTTTTTACAGTTTGAATATTTACACCAGATTTTAAAGCTAAGAATCTAGTTAACCATCTTTCATCACTCATTTCTGTATCAAATATAGCCGTAGGAACCCCATTTTCTACTTTATGTATTGCTTCATTTAGGAAAAACATTGATTTTCCACTTTTAGCTCTACCACCTATAACTACTAATTCTCCATTTTCATATGTAAAATATTTATTCAATCCTTCATATTTAGATGGTAATCCTGAAAATCCATTATTCCTTCGGCTTACTATGATATCCCATAATTCATCAACTTTATCTCCTATTTGTTGAACATTAGTATCAACAATATATTTATCTGCAAATTTAGTTACATCAGTTTGTAATTTATAATTTATTGCATTTATATCTTCTTTACTTTCTAATATGTAATTTGCTTCCTCACATAATTTAATATAACTATCTCTTCTAAAAGCACAAGAGACTACTTTCCTAGCAATTAAATCATATTCTTCTACCGTAGAACGTGCTAATAATTTTAATTTATCTAACCAACTATCAACATCATTTATACTTGGAGTTTCATCAATTATCTTTTTCCATGCCTTTCTACCTTCTATTTCATTTATTATCAAATAATTATCAATTTTAGTTATTCCCTTTTCTAATAACAATGTGACTATATCATACAAACAAGCTAACTCTCTGTTATAAAACATATTAGGCTTTAAGTATTCGCTTTTAAATACAAACTCTGGATACTCTAATAACGTGCCTAAAATTCCATTTTCACTTATTGTATCATTTGGTAATTTCATTTTATTATTAATTTCAAAGTTTTTAATATCATTTATTTTCACTATAATATACCCTCCATTATAGTATTTTTAACCATTTAGACTCACCAAAATTATATGTAAATTTAATTTCTTTATCATCTATATTATTTATAATATTATCTTTCATATCTTTATATTTATTTGTTGCAGTTTTATGTAAATATTCATTTTTTAATTTATAATCAGAGCAATAATTTACTAATCCAAATGGATTGTTTATTGGTTTATTATTAATATGAATATATTTTAAAACGAATAATACGTAGTTTGCAGGTATATTTTTTTCATGAACTAATTGTTTGATGACTTTTCTAAGTATTTGTAATGTAGTGGAAGGCATATTTGCTGAATAATACTCTTCTATCTGTTGTTTTATTGTTTTTTCTTCTAGGCAATTTTTATGATAATAACAACTACCTTCTTTAACAGCTTCATCTTTTAATACTTCTCCACCATATTTACAATATGAATATCTGCATTTCAATGTTGTATCCTCCTTTTATAAGGAAAGCTCACAATTAAGTGAGCTTTTAGTTTATTATAGTGACTCAAGTGCTGATAATACTTCTTTAGCTACTTTTTTACTTGTTATACTATTTGGATTTGGATCATCGCTATTTTTACCCTTTATAGTAACTGATACCTCTTGTCTTTTTCCATTGTCTGCTAATTCTTTACATTTAGCAATTATTTCTGATTTTAATTCATCTAATGTTTTTTCTGATTCTTTAGGTTGTTTTTGTACTACTTCCTTCTCTTTAGTAGCTTCAACTTTTTCAGCTTTCTTTTCAACTGATTTAAATTTAGGGGTATCATCTAAATCTTCATTTGCCCACTTAATAATCTTTCTTCCATGTTCTTCAGTAAGCTTTACAGCACTATCATTTTCAAATATATGTGTATTATCCTTCATAGGTTCAGCAGTATTTGTCTTTTGGTCTATCATAAATGTAGCCGTGAATTCATATTCAAAACCATCTCTTTGTTTCGCACCCACTCCAACCTTTTCTACTTTAGTAGATTTTCCACCTTTACTACTATCTTCTTGTGTCATTACATATTGATCTTTACCTCTCATTGTGCAAATCATATGTACTTCACTTGTTGCAATTTTTTGAATAAACTTTTCATGTCTAGGAGTTACTTTTCCCCAATCTTGATATTTTCCACCTAATTTAGATTGAATTTCAAGACATCCTCCTTTTCCTTCCCATTCTGCTGATGATGAGTCAACTATCACAATATCATATCCTTCATCTAATGTATAATCTATAGCATCTATAAATAATTCAGGCTCAAAGTTGGGTTCAAGATCAATTATGTCGTAATTAAATTCATTAGCATAATATCTTCCTCTTTTACCTTCTGTATTTAATAAAATTATCTTTGCTTTTTTACCTGTCATTGCTTCTATTTCTTCAGCCATTCCTGTTGCAAGTCTTAATGAGCTATAAGTTTTTCCTCCACCTGATGGTGCCATTAAAGCTATCTTTGCATATATATTTTCTCTCTTTGCCTTGTTAATAACGAATTTTGCCATTTATATCAATCTCCTTAATTTAAATTATTTTTTATTTTATTTTTCATCCCAAAAGGGATTTTATCTTTAGCTACATCTATTTATTTTATCTTAGTATGGTAATTCTTCCTCTTCAACTTTTGTATCAGACGTATTATTAGTTGCTTTCTTATATTCTGCTGATGCTAAAGCTTCACTAATATCGTTTCTATCATATTTTTCTCTTGTTGTTTTAGCTGGGTCTACATCTACTACTTCAATGAATTCATCATATCCAGAAATTGTTCTACCACCAGTTTTAATAACTTTTCCTTTAAGAGTCTTTCTTTCAGTCACTTCGCCTTTATCTTCATAAACAGGTTTTCTAACTACTCTTAATGTTATTTTCATTAAATCACCTAATTTAACATTTTCAACAAAGTAATCTTTAACATCTTTATCATTTAATTTTGCTTCTAATTCAACCATTGCACCTTTATAATTAGCAACTCCTAATTTAACAATTGAACCTTCTGGTCTTTCAGTAACTACAACACTTTGAACTAATTCATTTACTTCTTCAAATCCTTCTGCGTCAAAATCAATAGTTTCACTTTTCTTATAAATATCTCCGATAAGATAATTAATTTTCTTATGATATGTATTTACATCTACTCTACAATTAATATATACACTTTCACCATCTTTAAAGTTATCTTTAATATTATCAATTGCATCTTGTTCGTTTAACTCTTCTACTTCTCCATTTGGATCAACTTTTACTTTTGTGTTTAATGTTGAGTTTTTCCAATCTCCTACTTGTACAAATAATGAATTATCTTTCGCAGTTTGTAATCCAAATGATAAACTTCTTTTTGTATCATTTTCATATACTTTCTTGTTATTTAATCCCCATATTTTTCCTTCTAATCTAAAATATCCCTTTGTTAGTTCCATAATAAAATCTCTCCTTCTAGCGTTTCGGTCGCTACCCATTATATTATTTATTTAATTTATTTTTGTGGATTCAAGTTTCTCAGAGCTTGTCCTTAATCCAATGTTTTTAATTGTTGTTGTTTTTATCTGTTAATTAAGTTTTATTTGCCTTACAAGAATATCTTACCATGTTGATTTATCTTTGTCAACAATTAATTTAATAATTTGTTTAATTAATTTAAAAGTATTCTTTTATGTACTTATTAACTATTTAATGATTCTAAATATAATTCTCTATACTTCTTAGATTTAAATACCCAAGTACCAATGTCTCTGCACTCAAAATCACAATCCCCAGTTGTATAATAATACTTACTATTATCTAACTCTATTTTATATATTTCGCTTTCAAAAAATCTATAATCTTCATCAATCATGTAAGCAGTATCACCTAATTGAAACTCTTGTATTTCTTCTTTATCATCACTATCAAATAGTTTATATTCCGAATTTATCCAAACCGTAGACACAGTACATTTTTCCCAGTTTTGAGTTCTATCATCAAAGTTTTTATTTAAATAATATAATAATCCATTATCACTTCTAACTTTCCATTCATTCTTTACACAAGTAAATATTTTATTGTTATTTTCACTGTTTAATACTTCAATTAGTTTCATTATTTAAATTCCTCCTACTTATTATAAGATTATATATCCTTGCAATTTGAAAAACATAAATATCAAATACAAGCCACCTAAGAACGGTATTATTTTTAACAATACTTTACTAATTAAGTTATCACATTCAGTTATGATACCAACAACAGTACAAAAGTATAACCCTAGTATCAAAATTATAGTGTTAAACATTTAATCACCTTCTTTTTATATTTAAATAATTTATTTACAATAGTATTTTAACAAATCTTCACTACTTATATTTTTTATTTTATTATCACAATATAAATCTTTCCATATATCTTCTTTCTGATTCATCGATACTAAGTCCCAAGTTAAAGTATCTTTATATTTATTAATTACTTCATCTATTATTCTTGTTGTTTCAGTATCTATTTCTATAACAATTTCTAATTCACTTTTTCTTATCAAATCACTTAAATATAAATCACATATTCCATTGCAATTTAATTTATAATATACAGAAGGTATAAATGCTCCATATTCATTAAATATAATTTCATCCTCAAACAACAAACCATTATTACGTTTAATATACTCAAGTTGACAATAGAATAATAGTTTTTGTAATTTTAAATTATGTATAGGTCTGTTTATGTCTATACTTTTCTGAACTATGTACTTTGATATTTCCCAAGCTGAATACATATTTTTATACCTTTCTATTTTATAGATTCCCAAACTATTATTGTTTTTTCTTTTTTCTCAACAAGATAAGGTTCTTCATATTCATAATATTGTTCGGAATAATAACTTCCTGTTTTCGTAAAGTCTTGTTCTATAAAGAATAATGGTTCACCAATAATTCCATATTCTTTTTCTTCATCATAAATCCCAAATCCATAAATTGTTCCTCCGTATTGATATTTTCCTTCATCTTCTGTAGGTAATTCTTCTATTTGTACAAAATCATACTTAGTTCCATTAATTTCTATAACTTCAGTATCTTCCATTGATTCATCTTTGGGCAATTTTTCTAATATATAATTTAATAATTCTTTTTCTTCATTTTTCATAATACACCACCTCTTATATTTTAATAATTTATTTAAAATCTTAGTTTTAACATAATTTTAATTTTATATATTAGGATTATATATAGGCATAGGCAATATTTTGTGTTTGTTATTTTTATACATGTTATCTATTTTATTTTTTACATCTTTATCTTCACAAATACCTTCTCTAATATATTTATCTAGCACGTTATAGGTAAACCCTATTTTCTCTTCATCTGATTGACCACATAGTCCATCTATAGGTGTCTTTTCAATAAGTTCTATAGGTAATCCCAGTTCAATTCCAATCGCTTTTATTTCTTGAACTGTTAAATGACTAAGAGGTGAAAAGTCCCCTGCCCCATCTCCGAACTTTGTAGCATATCCAATATAATCTTCTGATAGATTGCAAGTATTACACACTCTTCCTCCAATAGCTCCACTTATAGCATATAAAATGGTCATTCTAATTCTAGCAGGTGTATTTATAATGGCTACATCATTTAAAGGTATATTTGCATTTCTTAATGATTTCATTGTCGTTTCTGTGGTTTCTCCAATATTAATTTCACAACTTGGTATTCCTAAAAAATCAATTAGCATATCACTATAATCTATATCTTCTTGGTTTCCTTGTGGCATTTTTACTCCAACGACCCTTTCTCTTCCTAATGCTTTTACGCACAAAGCCGAAGCAACCGAACTATCCTTACCACCAGATATTCCTATTACTACTTTTGTATTTTCATTTCCATTTTCTTTAAAATATTGTTTAATCCAGTCTATACATTCATTAGTTGTTTGTTTAACATCAAAATTATACATAAATTATCTTTCATCTCCTATTATTAAAAGTTTCCATTATTTAATATATTCCTTATTTCTTTTAATGATCTTTCTTTTACCATTTTCCCATCTTTGAATACAGTTTCAAGTAAATTATCACTCTTACTTTCTTTCCATGTTAACTCATCAATAAATTCAATTTCATTTTTATCTAAAAATACTCTACAACATCCCTTTTGGGATTTTTTAAAACCACCATCTTTAGGATTTTTAAATATAGGATATGGTTTATTTTCTATTTCACAATATGTTGCTTTTATACAAGAACTGAATGTATCTCTGGTGAAAGGTTTTAATACTCCATCTTCTTCAACACATTGCATTGAAAAACTACCAACTCCTAAAACAACATTGTTACAAGCAAACCCATTCTTGATTAATATTTCATATATATCTTTACATCTTTGAATGGTAATACTATCACCATAAATAGCTTTTACATGAGGATTCAGAACTTTATAACCTTTGGAGTTTATAGTTCCTCCAAATATATCCCACAATTTAAAAACTGTTTTTGTAACAACTTCTGTACAATCTCCACTATCTCCACGAATTAAGAAGCACCCATTATGATTTAATATTTCTTTCTTTAATTTAGGTAATATATTATTTACAATATTCCAATAATCATAACTGTCTAATACAGCACTAAAACTTGTGTTTGGATAAATTTCAGTAAGCAGTCTTTTAATAAGAGTTTCTTCATCTCCATCTATTACATAATTACTACACATAACACTATGTTCTGTACTAATTGAACCAAATATAACATCTTCTTTTTCACAATCACAATTATAATTATTTTCTAAGTATGGAATCACTGGAACTGTTGCTGTATTTAGAAAAGATAACGCCCATCCTGCACTAGATTTAATTGCTGATTGTAAACTTTCTTGACCTCTAAAAGAGAAATCTCCTAATGCTTTTGCTTTTGAAACTTCATCATCGCATGATATATTATAGTATTTATTAACAATATCTCTATAAGTCTTTCCCACTGTTGCACTTAGCATAGGATGCCACATCTCTGCACTTATTAGACTTTCTAATGCCTGTGGAAGCCATGCGAAATCTTTATGAGTGTTTGTTATTCCAAACATAGGAACGTGCATAGGCACTAATAGTCCTTCTTTTAATGAAACTATTTCTACAGGTAAATATCCTAATTGATGTAATTTTTTAATTTTTTCACTACTATATGTATTCTTACCTAATGAGAAATTTAACACTCTTTCATATTCCTTAATAACACTTTTACAATCTACATTAAAGAAATATTCATTAAAATAATCAATAAGATATGTTTTTATAAATCCTTGCAATCCAAACATAACCACCTTGTCCCACATATCAACCCTACTCATTCTTGGAGTAAAATAAGATACAGATTTAGTTATATTTTTTGGTAACATATCTGAATGACATGCCTTATAAAAATCGATTAGCAACATCGGATTAGTTTTCAAAACAATCATCTCCTAAAATATTTATTTTTTTATGTTCGTCGAATCTTAAGCTATCTGTAGTATATATTTTATCTACATAATCTGTTTTTAATAATTCACCACTGTGTATATAATCTTCACAATGAGAACAATAGAATATAACCGAATTAGCACCACATTCTTTAAGTTTTTTAGAAGCAAACAGTGTAGTATACCCCTTTACGCAAATATCATCAACAATTAATATATTTTTATTTTTAATATCAATATCTTCTATTATCGAATAGTCTGTTATAGCTCCAGTGTTCAAATCTCTGTGTTTATTTCCCCAAAATATAGGTATTTCAATATTGCCTAATATTTCTGTATATTTTTTATAAGCACCAACATCGGGTAAAAATATACCGTTAATATTATCTTTTTCTATTATCTTTTCAACATAAGATTTTATAGGTAATTCACAAACTCTGTTTAATATACCACTAGAAACATTTGAATGTGGGTCTAGTACATAAACTTTATCAAACTTTAAATCATTTATTAAACTACAAAAATACTTACATGTAAACATTTGTTTTTCAGTTTGCCTATCCATTCTTTCATATGGAATATACTTCATAAGTAATTCTTTTCTGTTTTGCGAATATTTATTATCTAAGTATTTCTTTATGAATATTAAATTTACAATATCTATAGACGATTCAAATTTCATTTTAACTGTTATTTTATTAGAATTACCGATTATTATAGGTGGTAACTTAATTTCATTGTTAGGAAATAAACCATAGTTTATTTTTGTATTATTTACACTTATCATCTATTCTACATCTCCTCATTTATAATTTCTATTTGACACATTTTCATAGAATTTATTGCATCTTTATGACTCTGTGTGCTAACTCCTGCACAACACAAAGCATCAACTAATATCTTTGTTTCAGGCATAAAACTTTTTATAAGCATAGCATTTGAAATAACACAAATATCTGTACATAATCCAATTAATTCAATTTGAATATTTTCATTATTAAATTTATTTGTTAATAACTCAGCCAAGTCTCTACTTCCAAATGTATTCTTTTCATATATATTATCAGCAAATATTTTTATTTCTTCTTGCAATTCCCAGCCTTTGGTATTTTTAATACAATGTTTTATTGGTAAATTTCTTCCTTCCTGTGTTTCTAAATAATCATCATAATGAGTATCTTTTGTAAATAATATTAAATCATTGTTATTCTTATATTTTTTTATTTTATTTATAACATTGGGTACGATAGAAATAGCTTCTTTTGTGCCTAGTGATCCATCAATAAAATCATTTTGCATATCTACTACTATTAATATTTTTCTCATAATTTAATCATTCCCTTTAATTATTATTTTTATTTTTTATATAATTAAGTAAATCTTTTAATAAAAAATAGCTTGTTATAAGTCCTCCTCTGTCATCCAACAGTATATTATAATATGGCTTAACTCCATTTGGCATACCTTCAAAACCTTCGTTTATATTATCACAAGGAATGTTATTTCTATTAATATAATTTTTAATGAACTTATATCTATCTTTATTACTTGCTGTAAAACATATAAATCTTCCTATATGTCTACAATCTTTTAATAATTTTATTACATTTTCATATCTATTTCCTACTTTATGAAAATCAAATATTGTATCATCGAAATCATAGGCTATTATTATTTTTCCATACCTATTATATTCTTCTTTTAATCTGTTTAAACAGTTCTCATAATTTAAATAATAGTCCGTTTTTATAATAATCATCACCTTTCTTATAATATTTTTAATTCAATAATTTATTTAAAATCCTGATTTTATTGGGTTTTATAATCTCGCAAACCCAGTCATAGCCCCATTCTTTGATATGTATTCTTTTAATTTATTAACTATTGCTTGTACTACATTTAAACTCATAGCGTTACCCATTAATCTATAAGCTTGAGTATCACTCACAATTATTTTATATGTATCAGGAAGTCCCTGCAACCTTGTGTTCCAGTTCTACTACCTCTAGGTGCTGATATATGACAAGGATCACCATTCTTACAAGGTGGTTTAAAATCAGGATTTGGATGGTTTGTCCATAAATCAGTTGGTTTCATTCTAGTATCTCCATATTGACAATATGTAACTGTATATCGGGACAACTCTTGCATACAATCCATTTTTCGCATTTTACCTCTAGGGTTTTCTATAAAATAATATGTAGGGTTTAAGTCTTTCATTAATTTAATTGAATGTTCTAATAGTTGTAATGCCTTTTTAGATTCTTCTGTTGACGGTATATTACTTCCTTTTGTCCAATAACGACCAATTGAAGCTACACTGAACTTTTCACAAGGTGGACTAATCCACATGACATCTGGTTGTCCAAACCTTTCTAATATATCTTTCGCTTCAATATTCATAACATTTTCATACCAGTCTATACCTTTGTGTTCCTTATCTAACTCAACTGTATATGTAAGATGTCCTCTTTTTCTAAATTGTTTCGCTATTGATTGAGTACCACTGAATAAATCTAATACTTTTAATTGTTTCATAAATAATCTCCTTTATTATTTTAATAATTTATTTATAAAATTTTAATTAGATTTATTTTCTTTTACTAATAGCACATATTTGTTGTTTTCCCTTTCTTTTAAAACCTTTATGCTATATCTTCTAGTTTTTTTATGACCTCCAAACATATACACTCCGAAACTTCCAATTGGAAGTTGATGCCCTATTTCGCTTGTAAATATCCCTCCAAGTTTATATTTATCATTTATAGTTTTTTCTATTTGTGAGTAAGATAAATCATCTACTAATAATTTATCAAATTTGTTAACATTATCTACTTTATAATTAGACACGCTGTGTTCTAAAAGTCTTTTATGATCTTCTCCATTACTAGTATCGATCGTAATTATTCTTTTTATATCGCATATTTGTTTTAAATATGAATAATCAATATAATCATTATTACTTATCCAAAATATTTTTTCAGATTTTCTGTTGTTTAATATATCAATTATATTATCATCTTTTATATATCCTATAGGGTAAATTATTATAAAATTAAATTCTTGAGGAGTATTATTTTGAGAATTTAAATTCATACTATCTACGTATAAAGTTAAATTTCCATATTGTTTACCTTTTCCAGTTTTAAATTTACTTCCTAGAATATATTCACAATCTTGCATAGTAGTTATTCTAATTAAAATTCTTAAATTGATATTTAAACTTTCTGCCAAATCATTTAAATATTCAAGAATTCTCAAGTGTTTACTTTGTATAGCTGTTCCATTGACTAGACAACTTTCTTCCTTTGATTTAATAAAAACATCTAAATCATTTATTACTTTTTCTTTATTTTTCATTATCTCTTTACCTCTTTCTATTTATTTTATTCCTAATACTCTATTAACACGTTCCTTATCTTCTTCGTTTGCTTCTGATTCTAAACAATTTATATTTGACATTATTAAGTCCTCCTGTAATTTGCTTAATTCATTAATTTTTTGACATAATTGATATATTAAATCATTATTTGTTATATACATTAAATCATCTCCCTAAATTCTTTTCATAGTAGCATTTGTTACATAAACTTATATGCTTATCATTTCCACCCATAACAACAATCTCACCATCAGTTAATATTTGTCCATTAATAACTCTAGCATTTTGTTTAGCTAATTTACCACAATGACAAATAGATTTGATTTCCTGTATATTATCAGCTAAGGCTAATAAACTAACTATACCATCTCCAAATAGTTCACCTTTAAAATTATTCTTTAAACCATAAGCTAATACAGGTATTTTAAGTTTAATAGTTATTTGTTGTAATTGTTCTATTTGCTCTTTAGTTAAAAATTGAACTTCATCAATTATGAGAACATCTACCTTATTTTTAGTTTCTAATTCCAATATGTATTTATATAGATTTATATTTTTATATATCCATAATCCTTTTGCAGAAAGTCCTGCTCTACTTTTAATAATACATTCATTACTTCCTTCTCTAATATCTGTATAAGACTTCATAAGAACTGGATTCATTCCACGCTCTTTGTATGAAAAGTTGGTTCTCAATAAATCTAATGTCTTGCTAGAATTCATAGTTCCATAATAAAAATATAACTTAGCCATTATTTCACCTCTTATAGTTCTTCTGGTGTAAATCCTTCTATAAATATGCGTGTTATTCTGTCAAATGAGCCTAACACCACATCGCCCATGCCTAAAAATGAGCCATTCACACCATCGTTATCATCAAAAGAATCTACTTGTATTGCTACTTTAATTTTTCTAGCTCTATATTTTCCTTCCGCACCTTCAACATTAGTATCAACTATTATATATTCACTCTCTGCATCACTTCCTGTAACTTGCATTTCTCCAATATTTCTAATATATTCTATTGCTTTATCACTTTTAATTTGGTCTGTATTAAATTCAGAACTTCATTCATAACCTGTTATTCTTTGAGTTGCACTAGAATCATTTATATATTTTTTGCTAGTTGTTTTAACTGAAGGTTTCTCATTTAAGCTTATAAACTCAGTTCCTAAAAATTCAAAATTTTCCTTCACCTTTAAAAAATTTGCTACTATTTTTCTTTTTTTAGTTGTCATTTTATTATCACTCTCTTTCATTTAATTTGTTTTTAAAATCGACTTTTTATATACTTTTATAGTAACAGGTTCTCTATTTCATTTAACTCTAATTCAACTTTTTTATCATCTGATAATAGCTTATTTAACTTATTTTCCATAGTCTTTAGCTTTCTTTCCTCATCTTTTACAGATAATATAGCCGATTTATTTTTTAAATCAGTTATCCAATCTTCAATTTTATATCCACTTATAATATAATCCTCTAGCAAATCAAGCTCTATAGCTGAGTTTTTATAAGTATTTAATTTTATCAATAAAGATATGACATTATCCTTAGTTAAAACATTTATATTATATCTTTTATCATCTAATTCAATAGAACAATTAGTAATAGGAGTAAACTTATTGATATTATTTAATTTATTCTTTTTCTCCCTTATTTGATTTTTTAACATTAAAATCTTTTCATCATTTTTATTCATTTTATGCTTCTTCCTTTCTATAAAATTTTCCATTTTGTAAGTAATTATTTATATATTGTGGTTTATAATGATTGTATACTTCTTCTAAAGAACCAAATTTATTTTCAAATATAGTTTCCCAGTCTTTATAGGAGCTATTTATATCACCCCACCAACAATTATATTTTTTCTCAACCAACTTTTGTTCTTTCAATTCTATATCTTTACCATCTTTTATATAAACCTGTATTCTTTTTTCTTTGTTGCAGTCGTAATAATATGCCCTATCCCAATAAGTATCTTCTTCTTGTCTATTTTTAAACTCCTCAAAAGTATAATACTTGAATGCATCTTTAATCTCATCATACGGACTATAACACCTTTCACTTTCCATTGAGTCAAATATTTCTGCATAATTATCACAACAATTATCATTTATAGTTTTTATTATTTTATTATTAGATATATTTTTAATTTGTTTAAAATGATAATCTTCACTATATTTTGATTTTTTAGCAAACCAAAAATATTTTCCTTTCTTCTCTGCTCCATCGTAATCATAATATTTATATTTACCTATATAAATCCACTCTTCATTTTGTTTAGTTAAATATTTAGCCCCTACAATCAAATCTTTACCTTTTATAGTTTCGTCATTATATAATATATTATTAAATTCTGAGATTTCTTTATAATCAGGAGAGTGCATTGGAATTAAAACTAAATCTTTTCCATCCCAACCATATATAAATTGACCTTCAAGACCTTTTCCTTTAATTGATGAAGTATTTTCAAGTATATATAATAAGTTCTCTATGGTAATCTCAAATTCAAATTCTCTAGGGTCATATACTCTTACATATGCCTGTCTATGATTCCAATCTGAACAATAGTCTCCTACTTTTTTATTTAACACAAATCCTTCTGTTGGAACATTGTTATATATTTCATTAGGGATACTATCATCTTTCCAAGAGTTCCAACTGTTTTCTTTTCTAAGTTTCCCTTTCTCGTCAAAATATATTATATAAGCTAATTTTTTAGTATATGTATCACATCTTTCTTGAAATCCAACATTTATTTTTTTAGGAATAAATATATTACTTTTCATTTTAATCAGTCACCCTTTCTACAGATTCAATATCTTTATATTTAGGATTTATTATTATACTCTTACATTCTTTACTTGCATCTAGTTCCATGCCTTCTCTCTCTATATACTTTATAATCCCTGTATGTATTTCTTTTCTGAAACTTCCTGCAAACGCATAACTCCATATGATTTTAACCTTATCTCCTTCTCTAAATTGCTCAATAGTTCCATCGTCTTTGGTTAATTCTAATATATCTACATTTTTTAAATTATTCATCTTCTATTTTCTCCTTACTATTTAATTATTTTATAAATAAACCATTTAATTCTTCTTGCTCTTTAGCCCATTTTTCAGTTCTGTTTGATTTATTTTTTATATTTTTAATTACTTGATTTAATAAATTACTATCATTTTTTATTTGCTTTAATAAATTATTTGGTGAATTATGATTCCAACCACTTTTGGTATTTTCAAATAATCCATCACAGCTACTGTCATTTCTATTATGATATATTACTATATCTCCAACTTTTATATATACAAAATTACTACAACCGTTGGATTCTTCAAAACCATAAGTTATTTTATCTATTTTTATCTCGTATCTAACAATCTTTACTTTATAATGAAAATAAGTGCTTTCGTAAACTTGATGTGACTCAACTACATTTGGAAAATCTCTTGACAAAAACTCTTTGAAATTTTCTTTATCAGCAATTTGACTTAGTTTAATTAACTTATTAACTATGTAACCAGTATTAATATTTTTAAACATTCAGTTTTCTCCTTACTATTTTTATAATTTATTTAAAATCGTTAATATTTTTCTCCGATCCAAGTACAATTATATTCTCTTTCCCACTTGTGTTCATCAATTGGCTGTGTGTCAAATAAATTAGACCACCAAATCAATTTATTTTTATCACAATAAGTTTCTTCAGCATATTTGTCATCTAAAAATTCCATAATATTTAATTGCTCTAAAGAATCAATTTTTCTAATTGGTTCTTTTCTGGTAGACATAGTTGATATATAACTCAATAAATCAGTATTATCAGAGAATTTAGGAAGTTCTATGTTCCCAATAAGGTAAGAAAGTTCTGGCTTATGTCCTCTTGAAATATAATTTGGATTTTCTATTATTGTTATTGTATAACCATTTATATGAATTATCTTTTGTTTGTGCATATTTTTAATTTTATATATACTTTCACATGGAATTTTAGACATTATATAGTTGAAAGTATCATAGTTTTTATCGGTAATTATAAATACTAATCCTTTTCTTATCATTCCATTATCTCCAATTCTTTTAATCTATTTTCTTTTTCAATTATTTCTTTTTGATTATATTTTATTTGATATTTTAAACTTTCAATTTCACTTTTTAATTTATACTCTTCATTTTCTTTGTTTGTGGACTTATTCTTATTTACTAAATATCTTTCATGCCAATTACCTATTGGAATATACACTCTATTCTCATAGTCATATAATTGAAAAGTTCTTTTATCCACTTCTAAAATATCATCAATATCCATTATATATTCTAAATCATTTTTTATATCTTTTACTTTCCATACTTTATCAAATTCAGAAAAATAGTTCAAATCTTTACATTCTTCAATATCTTGCCTATGGTAAGTATCTACTGCCCATAAAACTCCATTTTTCTTTACTGTAAATACAACCCCATGAGTATTCCAATGGTTTCTAACCTTACCATAATAGTAAATCGCATTATTTTTAATTTTCATTTATCTCTCTCCAATTCATAATTTTATATAATTTATTTTAAAATATGTATTTTATAAGCTTGTACAACAGCTACAAGCTAGTCATAGCCCCATTCTTATATTTATTATTTTAATAATTTGTTATTAAAACTTCAATAGTACCATCATTACGTTTGTTTTTATTTTGATAATTACTATTTGCATATGTATTATTTATATAATATGTATTATATTTTGTTGACCATTCTTTTAATATATCATTAGATTTACCCTTACACTTAAATACATTATTTAGAGCAAATTTAGTTCCTTGTTTATCAAGTTTGTTACACAAATTCATCAAATCTATATCATCTTGTTTGCTCCAACCATTGAAACCCCTCTTCCCATCATTATAATTTCCTGTTGTTATAAGATAAGGTGGGTCAAAATATACTAAATCATTTTTATTTGTGTCTGAAAAATCTATTTTTCTGAAATCCTTGCTGTCAAAAGTTATATTTAAATCATGTAACTTATTTAAGAATACAATGAATTTATTTTCAACAATTTTAGAAAAATGAATTCTATTATTTCTAAAACTACTATTATATTCATGATTATTATTAAACCTATATTAATTATTAAAAGAATGACAAACTAACATATAAAACATATCCCAAGTTTTATTACTACATTTGTTGTAATCATCTCTTAACTTTAAGAATCCTTTTAAATTAGTGTCAGTTAATTCATATTTGTTTATTATCTTATATATTTTATTTAAAGATGATTCTACTGTTTCATGCTATAACTCTTTAAACATATTTGATACATAACTAACTATGTCATTATAATAAATATGTTCTGATTGTACATTTAAGCTAATACTTCCTCCTCCACCGAATACATAATATAAGTTATTTATTCTATCAGGAAACTTGTCTAATATTTGAGGTAATAATTTGTACTTACCACCTATATAATTCAATGGTGATTTAACTAATTCTTCTTTTTTAAAATCCATAATCATTCTCCTTTAATGTTTTTATTTTATTTATATATTTAAAAATTTTCTTTTATATATTTATCAATTAATCTAAATTTATCTAAATCATTATCATTCTTTTCCTTATAAAAGTTAATAAGCTCAGTTTGTTCTTTAAGTTTTAACAAACTTACTCGTATCAATTCTCTCAATAATCCACTATTATTATATTGTTCTAGTAATATTTCATCTAATTCGTCTCTATTTAAATTCATTAGTTGAGTAGGTTCATGAATTATTTTTGGCATAATTATTCCCCCATTATATCTTGTTCTATATCAACTACTATATTATTTAATTTGTTTTCTTCTATGTATTTATTGATTCTATTTTTTCCACTTTTAAAATATGTATCATCAAGTTCTATTCCTATGAAATTTCTATTTGTTTTTATACACCCAACGCCTGTACTACCTACTCCCATACAATTATCTAGGATTAAGTCATCTTGATTGCTATATGTATTAATCAGCCACTCCAACAATTCAACTGGTTTCTGTGTGGGGTGCAATGTGGTTGAAGGATGTGGTTTTTGAAACGTCAGAATACTTTTAGGATATTTTAAATTTCCTTTGGTTTCTACTTTTGTGAATTCTCTATAATTTGTGTTTCGTGAATGTACTTCTTGACTTATTCCTTTGGCTTTGCCAACACTATGACATTCTTCTCCTTCAACCATTTGAGGATTATATATAGGTGGCTTTTTATAGAAAACACAAATATCTTCATGTTGTCGCATTGGCATTTTTTTAGCATTTAAATGTCCACTAGCTAGTACCTTGTCCCAAATTAAATTATATTTCCACATTTTTTTATTACCTATCATTAAATCTGCTGTAAACATTCCATTCGCAAACAAGACTATTGCTCCTTTATCTTTTATAATCCTATTGTAATGCTTCCATAAATCATCAAATGGAATTACAGTATCCCATTTATTCCTTGCAGTTTGTCCATATGGTAAATCACACAATATCATGTCTATTGATTTATCTTTTATCTCTTGCATTTTTTCTAAACAATCCCCTTTTATTAATTTAATATTTATTTTAATCGTCTCCTTTATTTTAATAATTTATTTTTATTTTATTTTGTTAAAATGCTTCTTTTATCATTTTTAATCTGAACACTCTATCATATTTTTAATTAAAGTTACAGTATTTTTTAATGCCTTATTTAATATTTCTTCATTAATTTCAACATCTCTAACATCACCACTTCTAGCCATTCCAGCACATACACAATCCACTATCATTTCTATAACATCAAGTAGGTTTACATCTTTAGGACAATTAGATAATAAATGATGTCTTTCTTTTGATATATGTAGTTGATACCAGTCATTATTAACAAAATCAGTTCCTTCATTTATTGTTGATATAAAGTTATTATAAAATAATTCTTCATCAGTTTTCTTCGTAATATCATGAGAGAAACCTATATCCATTATTTTATAAGCTAATTCTTTCATAACATTTTTAACATCTCGTCTATGCATATCGTTTGCTTGTTGAAATTCTTTAAAACTCACATCTTTTTTAGCTGTTCTAGTATCTCCATTAGAATTTTTATAAATTTTTATCATACTTTCCCTCCTAAATGTTTTTAAAATCAACATTCTAATACCTTATTTTTTGTATCTTTTATTTCCATAAATAATTAATCTACATCTGCTTGAATAAGAAAGTTTTAATAATAACCTTGCACATTCTAAATATATTTGTCTTTCTTTATTATTCTTAATTTTTGATATACTATTGTTTATGCACCACTTAATATCTTCATCACACAAATTTTGATTATCAATAACTAAATGTAATGCTCCACCAACACAATTATAATTGTTATATATAATAGATATTAATTCGTATATTCTATTTTTAATTTCCATATTTATTAAATCTAAATTCATCATATGATAAACTCCTTTTATGCTAATATTTTTGACATAAATTTTGTGAAATTAAATAATTCTTCTAAAGACTTATCACTTTTATTATTTAGTTCTTCTCTAATTTCTATATCATCAATTCCACCGAATTTTATTATAAATTCAATTATGCTATCTCTATCCATCTTTATACCTCATTTTAAAATCATGTTTTTAATATCTGTAATTATGAAATTCATCTTTTAATATTTCAATATAAGATATAAAATCATAATAATATCTATTAATTTCATTAGTTTTTAAATCTAATACGACTATATAGTCTTTATTATTACTTTCTGAAATTACTCTGCCTACCACTAAAGATGTTTCACAGATGATTTTAATTTTATCTCCCTCGTTAAAAGGGAAGTTTAAAAATAATTTTCTTTTTGTATTTATTATCATACTTTTCACCTCTTAAAATTAATGTTTTAATTATTTATTTTATTTCTCTTTTTTAGTATTACTAAGATAATTTTCTTCCACAAATCGGACAATAATTTATTTTTATATCGCCGTTTATAGTTAATTCATCAAATCCATATTTACTTGTTTCGTAAGAATTTATGGATATTTCATCGTATCCTTTCTCAATAAACAATTCTATTTTTCCAACATTTGTTTCAAAATTTCCTATAACTTCACCTTGCTCGCAATGTTTGCACATAATAATTCCTCCATTTATATCTAGTGCGTTAGATCACTAATCTATTTATTTCATACTTTTTTACATTTTGCCAACCTCAGCAACACATTCAAACTTAGTATTGTGAACTATTCTTCATAAGTTAATAATATATGGTCATGGCTTAATAAATTAACTGATACAATCTTTATTCTTTGATTTTCTTTGATAAATTTTTGATATTCATGGATTGATTCCAGTGTTCCATATCTTATAAATGTTTTAGTTTTAATCATGTTTTTTGTTCCTCCTATATTATTTACATATTGTACACTTTTGTAGTATTGTGAACCAATAATATTGTTTAATATCTATTTCTAATTCCAATTTTATCTATTGATTTTTGAATATCTTTTCTTGTTAATGTGCTAATATACCATTCTACTTTTTCACTAAATGGAATATAATTTTCTGTTATCCATGTTGGATTATCAACTGTATCAACTAATTTTAAATAGAATTGCAATCCATAATTTCCTGTAATACCTCTAACACACATTAATAACATATGTTCATACCATCCATCTTTTTCTTTTGGATTTCTTATTTCAAATATTAATTCTTTGTTATTTTTCAGAAGTTCCATTACTTGAAATATAGTATAAGATTTATCACTCATATCACTTCGTCCTTTCTACATGTTGTGAATTATATTTCCTCTATAATTTCCATTTCCTCAAACCCTATAAAAATAATATTGCTTTCATCTTTTCCTACTTCTGTCCACATTCCATCTTCATCACAACTTACAAATAAGCCTTTATACTCATTACCGTTTTTCATTTTTATTTTTACTTCTGACATACAATTTATATATTCTTCACCATCATTAATCATTAATGTATAAACTGGTTCTATTTTCATTACTGCTCTACCTCACTATCTTCTAATTCTTTTTTTATTATTTCTGCTAACATTGGCATAATATTTTTAGCAAAATACTTTGCTCCAGGAGAATAATCAACTACCGCGTCAAAAGCGTACCAAGGTTCACAATATAATTCAGATACAATTTCATTATCATATAATTCTCTTTGACAGCATTCTGCAGAATCATAATCTATTTCATTAACAATAGCCCATAGTTCCCTAGCCTGTTCTTTATTTAAGTCCCCTTCACGTCTATCGTCTATTATTTGCTTTTTCCATGACTCTTCAGTCTTATCTGCATAAAAATAATCTTCTTTTGACACTTTACCTAGAAAATAATAAGAATCCTCTGCAAGTTCCAAAATAAAGTGTTTAAAACTTTCTCTACCATGACATGGCCATGAATAGTTATAATCTCCAAAACTACTATGAGCCTGAAACAATCCTGTTGATTCATCTATTGTTATAAAAGCCCACTCACCGCGATTAAATCTAATATCATATTTTTCACATGTTGATTTTTTACATGTGTACTCTTTCATATTGCTTCACCCTTTCTGACCATTGTAAAATATTATCGTTCTAATAAACATATATTCGCACTACAACTCAAACAGTCTCCATCACTTCCACAATTTACACATTTATCCATGTCCTCCTCCATATCTTCCGTCGGTTTAATAACTATATATCCGTTTTGGTGAACTATTTTTAAAGCTTCTTTTAAATTCATTTTTCAATACTTCCTTTCTGTAATATCAATTTCGTTTTTCATTTTGTCCATCTTCATATCCACTTAAATACGCTTCTTCTAACAATTCCTTTTCTCTATCAGAAAGTTCAAATGACTTATCTTTTACTCTTCCCCATGAGATTACTGTTTTTAAATAGAGTTCTACCTTTTCATCAATTGTCATACCCGCTCTCCTTCACCAGTTCATACAACTTGTGTATTATTTATTCCTATAATCATCTTCATATCTTGTACCAAAGAAAAGTAGTCCTTTCTCTTGAGCTTCTTTTCTCTTTGTTTCATTCTCCATGTCCAATTTAAGTAAACGTAACTCCTTTTCTGCCTTAGATTCAAAACCTAAAAACCCCATACTATTCCTCCTAAATTTATTTCATATTATTGATTTAATTTATTTAAAACAAAAATTTTATATACTATCTTCAACTATCTTCATTATATTTTTTACTCTTTCCGCAGACTATTAAATACTATTTTAAAATACTGCCCCTTTTTTCAAAAACAACAAGTATTATAAATGCTATAGCTAAATAACTAATAAAATCTAACGGTGTCATAAAGTTCTTACCACACTTCTTACATGTTTTATTTACTAACGATAAACATTCTTTAAATTTTAAATTTGATACTTCTAAATCACATTTATTATTGTGACATTTTAAAGTTAACGCATTTTTTATTACTTCATTTAATTTATCTTTGGAGTCTTTTATTTCTTGTTCCCTAGTCACGATTAACCCCCTATTAATAAAATCTATTTTAAATTTCTATTCATCCAAATATTTAATAGTCCGCTACCACCTGTATCTAAAATATCTAAAACATTTTGACTATTATATGTATTAGAGTTGTCTACAAAATTAAACACACAATCTATAAACCTTTTACTATATCCATATGAATTTAATTTATTTTTTAATTCTTCTCTATTAATCATTAATTGTCACCGTCTTCATATTCATTAATTTCGTTTATTTGTTCCTGCAATATTTCATACATACTCATATCACAATCTCCATAACTATCTAATAAATTTAAAGTCAAACAACCTTTTCTATAACTTGCTTCAATAGTTCCTTCTCTATCATAATAATAAGCCTTTAACAATTCCATTATTGAATAACATTCTTCACCTTTATATGTAATAGGTTGTACTAAATTATCTTTTAATTGTTTATTCATTTTATTCATCATCCTCACTTCATATATTTTTATTTTTTAAAATTACAACACTAAATAATAATATTGTAGTTACTATACTAATTAATCCAATCATGGCTACTTGACCTTATTGATATGTTTTACTATTTTTTCTATTAATTTATAATCTAAACTTAAATACTTCTCGTTGTCTGTTCTTCTGATACCTTCTTGCACAAATAATCTGTACTGTATTCTATTACCCGCTAGTGCATTTAAAGCTATTTTTATTTCTCTTAACTCTTCAGTTGTAAATTCCATTTATTCATCCTCATCTTTCTCTTCAAATCTACCTTTATTCATCAAACATTCATATAAATGTTTGTCCTCAAAGTAATCGTACATTTCATTAGAATTTTTAAATACTATATCAGCTTCATTTTCAAACCCTTTAAATTCTTTTCTATCGTTTAATAATCTTTTTATAATATCTTTTATCTTATCTCCACGTTTAAGCATATGTATTAACCTTATATACCAAGGACTATTTATAAACAATTTAATTACAGGTCTGTTTATTTGATTATATTTTAATCCTCTCACTCCTTTTGGATCAATTGCATAAAAGTCTTTTCCTTCTAAATCTTCTTTTAATACATAATATCTATTTCCACAAAAGGTTGTCCTTGCTAATGCCTGATTAAATTCTTTATCTGCTTGTTGAGAAGTTATATGTAAATGCGTATTTTCATTATAAAATCTCTTTTCTCTGGTCGTCCTACTTATAACCTGTCCCATGTCGAATTGTTTTATAATCCTGTCAATTATGTATGATTTTCCTGAACCACTAGCACCAATTACTAACCATAATGGTTTTTGCCTATTCATCATCTACACCACCTTTTTTAATTATAATAAACAGTATTTATGCAATAATTTAATATTTTTAATTCAGTTTGTAATTTTATATAAACATTATCATTCTTTAAATCGTTTGCTCTTCTCATCAAATCTTGTCTTTCTAAACTACCTTTTTTAAGTTTCTTTGCATCAGTTCTTAATTCTGAAATTACTAAATCATAATCATTTAATTGTTCTTCTATTTTCTGTCTTTTATTTGATAATTCATAAAATGCTTTGACTTTTTCCATATTATATACCAACTCTCAATTCTCTTTTTATTAATAATCTTTCTGCAAACTTTCTCATTGCTCTTTTAGTAGCTTTTTCTCTAATTGCTAATTTTTGTTCTTTGGTTAAATTAGAATAGTTATTCATCTTAATCGCCCCTATGTTATTTATTTAATTTGTTTAATTAATAAATTTTGTAATTCATTGTGTAATTGTTTTGATTTTTCGTTCTCTAAATATGTATTATTCTTTGAAGTAATTCCTAGTATCTTAATCACTTTGTCCTCACCGTTACATAAAACTTATAAAAAGTTATAAATTAACTTTTATGTTTATTTCCTTTTTCAACGTGATCTATTTCACTTTGATAAACATAAGCTATTCTAGTTTGATATATCACTCCAAAGGCTTAAATTCCCGACTAACTATCGGTACATACTTATAATTGCTTGATTATGCTATATTATAAGTTATACAATCTCTAAGATTTAATGATGCTTGATAATCTCTATCTATTACATTTCCACATTCTTCACATATATAAACTCTATCACTTAGCTTTAAATCTTTCTTAATGCAACCACATTCGTGACATAATTTAGAACTCGGATAAAATCTATCAACAATTCTTAATTCTATATTATTCCACTTACATTTATACTCTAATTGTCTACGGAACTCATAGAATTTTTGTTGTTGAATCGCTTTAGACAGATGCTTATTCTTCATCATACCTCTCACATTTAAATCTTCTATTGTAATAAAATTTGGTTTTCGTTTTATCATTTCAGAAGTTACTTGATGTAAATAGTTATCTCTTATATTAGTTAATCTATGATTTAATTTTAAAAACTTCTTTTCACTTTTTATAATGTTACTTGTTTTAACGTAACTACTCCCTTCTTTATTTATTAAGTATTTTCTTGATATTTGACGTTGCAACCTACGTCTTTTCTTTTCTAATTTCTTAATTTTACTTGATTTATTAATATTCTTATAGGTGTGTTTATCGCTACATATTGCTAAATCTTTAATACCTAAATCAATACCAATACCATCATTATTTGGCTTATCTATACAACCTTCAAATTCAATTCCAACACATATAAACCAATTTTCTCCATCATATACAACATGAGGATTAATATATTTACAACTCATAGGAATTTTATTTTTCTCGCATAATCTAATCCAGTTCAATTTCGCCTTATTTTTCTTTTTTGAAATTGCTATATTCTCTAATTTAACGTGAGTTTCGCTGAACTTAATTTTGACATTATCAACATAAAAACTAGGTCTATCAAACTTTTTACTTTTGAATTTAGGAAATTTAGCTTGACCTTTGAAAAATCTTTTATAACTTATACAAGCATCTTTTACAGCCTGTTTTGTCACATTATTACTAATTGAATACAACCACTTATATTCTTCTTGCTTTTTTAATTGTGTAAAATCTTTTCTTAAATCATTATCAGATATAAACTTACCACAATTTTTATAATTTTCTTGTTCCTTAGCTAATGCCCAATTATAAGCAAATCTTTTAGCTCCTGCAAATTGAAACATTTTTGTCTTTTGTTTATTATTCGGTTTTAGTTGTATTTTTAATGTTTTTATCATTTTTCTCACCTCACTTTCTATATTTATTATACCAAGTTGGTATCAACTTGTCAACCATTTATTTATATGATATTATATTTTTGAGGTGATAATATGGGTAAAATTTCAGATTTGAACACTAGAACAAATATAACAATTCCTAAAGAATTAAAGAAACAATTGGAACAAATAGCTAAAGAACAAAATAGGTCTTTTAATAATCTTGTAATTACTATTCTTAAAGATTTTGTATCAAGCACTCAAAAATAGAGTGCTTTTATTATTTATAACTTCTTATAACTTTTGTTTAACAGTTAATTACCTCCATTAACTATATATTACCATGCTTGTTTTACTCTGTCAATAATTATTTTAATAATTTATTTAGATTGTTATAAAAATCAACTAATATATTATCAGGAGCAGTAGTTAACAATGCTCCAAATATATTATCTTTTGATGAATTCTTAATAATACTATCTAATTCATTGAATAATTTATCATATACATCATCTTTTAAAACTTTATAAGTACAATTATTTTCTAAATCATAATCTTTATCTGTTATATTTAACATTTTGACACTCCTCATTCATTTTTTACACACCCTAATATATATTTATAAGTTTTTTCAAACTCTAAAATAGTTTTTAATTTACTAACTTTTATTTCATCTTTGCTTATTATATCTGTTGATTCAGTTCTATTTATTACTTGACCTGTTATCTCATCAGTTTTCACTTGCACATGTGTTATTCCTTTTATTACGCCATTTTCAACATAATAATTTTCTATATCTTTGTTATCTATTTTCAAGGCTTGTTTTTTCAAAGATAATATATTGTTTTTAAAAACCTGTAGTTCTCGGTTCATTTTACACTTTAACCACCTTTTTATAATAATTGAGTTCCTAATTTTGCAACAGTATCAACTTCATCATTCCACTTATTAGAAGTATGTCCTTTTACCTTTATAAACTTAATATTTAATTCAAATCTATTAATCTTATCTAACATCCAATTGGTATAATCCTTTGATTCTGAGGTTTTGGGTTTCCATGCCCCTGTAATATAGCTCGATATGCCCTGATAATCGTTAACAATATATATTTCCTTTAACCCATTAGATATTGCGTGTCTTACAGCCATTTTAGCTGATTCTAATTCTCCGCTGATGTTTCGACTATTATTTTCTGTAGGTTTAATTTCTCCACACATTTTAGTCAGTTCTTCATTATGTTTAACTAAAATAAATCCCCATCCAATTGTATCATTCATATAACTGCCATCTACATAGTAAACATAATTTTCTTTATTATTTAAAACGTCTTCTTCGCTTTCTTCTTCTATGTAGTCGCCTAAGTAATCTTTTGCCTCTTGCTCTGCTTTGAAAGATTTATACTCTGCTCTATTTCCTGTAACTAATTTCTTACATGCGTCCCAGTTAGTTAATATTTTATTTATTGTTTCACCATTTATTTGTCTAATTGCATAATATTTCATTTTAAAACCTCTCCTTAAATTGATTTAATTTGTTTAAAATATAACTTTTAATAACTTAATCTTCTAATTTTCTTCCACAAAATGGGCAATATTTAATCTTAATTCCTTCACTTATTGGATGTATTATTAACTCTTCATTTTTTGAATCATTAATCTTTTTAAAATAACTCATGTCTAAATAATTATTCCATTTCATTGATAATGAAAATTCATGATTACCGTCTTTACACCCACAGCATCCACAACAAGAACTACATTCACAATAATAATCTGTTTCTCTTATATAGTCACAAATATTATCATCTGAATATGTTGTCCTTTGTGGTATTTTTACTTCTGTCCCCATTTCCTCACAAAATTTACACATTTTATTTTCCACCTCCCGTTATTTTATTTCAATTTTATCACCACAAGTATCATGTCTCCAACAATATGTCTTTTTACATTTTAAACATTTATTAGTTTCTTTATCATAGAAAATAAACCAGTTATCACATTGTATATCTAAATCTCTTCCATAAAAATAAATTTGAGTCAACTCGTCCGTTTCACTTATGTAAAATCTAATATCATTTGTATTTATATATTGATATTTTTTTAGATACTTAAGATTATTTATAATCATTTTTTTAACACCATAATTCGTAATGCCATAATTTCCTTCACTATACTCATCAATCCAATTATTAAATGCTCTTGAATCGTTAGATTTTTCATCATCATAATATAATTCACTAAAAACATAAGCATTATATTTATTTAATAATTCATTTATTAATTTATTGGTCATTTTAATTGGATTCATATTGTGTATTTTCTGCCTTTTAAATTCTTCTTTAATATATCCATAATCTCTATTATCCATTATTCTTCCACCTCAATAATTCTATCGAATATCTTTTAAATATAACTATATCGCCCGATTTTAAATCCTCATGTTTCAATTGTATTACCTCTTTCAACTTTTAATTTAATATAAACAACATAATTTAACTCTATCAATAAATTTTTGTGAAATATTATTATCTTCTAATATTTTTACTAACTTTTCTCTATCTTGTTTTTCTTTTTCTTTTCTTGCTATAACCTTTGGATCATAGAAACATTCTGAACCTTTACTTACAAGTTCTTTTGAATAATTTGGAACATATTCTATTTCATATCCACATAAAAACTTTCTATGTTCCCATCTTGTTCCACAACAATGTTGTCTTATTTCTGGTTCATTAAAACAAGTTGTTTCAATTTATTCTTCTACTATTTCTGTACACCCACATATAGGGCATTTAATTGTTTTTATATTTTTTAACATACTATTTCACTCCTTATAAAATGACTCTTTTATATATTATTTATATTATTTATTTTATTTATATTTTGTGTAGTTTATAGGAGAAATTTATCCTCCTATAACTATTAGCTTCCTATTATATTATTCTCTTGTCATAATGACTTTTAATTCTTTACTTTTGTTTGATTCTCTATTAATATATTCTGCACAAGTTCCTTCACCCATAGCAATTTCTCCATAAGGTTTTGATTCACCACAAGTATCGCAGGCTTTTTCTTTCGGAATATTTAATAAGTCTAAAGCTATAAATTCATCCACTATATCCTTCCTAGATGTAATGGATTTAAACCTGTCTACTACATCGTCAATATCATTTTCATTAAGTCTACCTTCTTTGTGAAGTTTATATAGTCTCTTAATCTCTTGTTTTAATGTCAACTCTCTCATTATTCCTAATTCTCCTTTATTTTTATTCTTCGTCTTTTAAAATACGTATTGCCTTTTCTCGACTAATAACTTCTAAGTCATCGAGATCATATTTTTTTAATTTAGCAAAAACTTTACCTTCTGAAATTAAATTTTCATTCTTATCCAAATATACACTAATACACTTTAGTTCATTGTTTTCTTCTATTACTATTCCAACTCTAGGTTTTTTCTTCTTATAAATATAGATAAAATCATTTTTATTAATCTCTATAAAATTTTTATCTTCCAATTTTATATCCCTCCTTTAATAATATTATTTTTATATTTTAACCATGATATCACTTCTTCATGTGAAAATCCTTTAATATCTTCATTTAGCTTTTTGTTAAATTCCTCAAGGTCTAAATTCCTATAATAATTACTCCAATAACAATATATTAGTTTTGAAAATTCTGTTGTATTTATTGTGTTATTTTTCATCTTAAGTCCTTTATTTTCATATAATCTAATTATCATCTTACTTCAACAAAATCATTTTAGGTTTGATTTATATTGATTCAGATTGTTCTTTATCTCCTTTTAACACCCTTATATATTCATCTTTGATAGCTTGTTCCACTGTTTTCTTTACAATTTTCATTTCATTATTTTTTGTTTTTACTTTTACATCAAGTAATTTCTCTTTTATATCCTGTATACTATCAAATTTAAATACTATTGCTTTCTTCTTATAGTTTTTAACAGAACGAATTAATATTGTTACACTTTCACTATTTTGCAAACAAGTTAAAATATTTTTACTACTTTTTTTACCATCTAAAATTCTTGGAACTACATCTATACCTTTGTCGTCTCTTTCCTGAAATATAACGTCCATATCTTCTATTGCTAAGTTTAAATACTTTATTATTTCTTTATGTTGATTATATAACGTTGGTATTTCTGTAACCCCTTCAAGAGTTTTAAGCATATTTTCACCTCCAATTAATGGCTTTTGATTAAGTAATTTCTTACCATGATTTTATTATATACCCATCGTTTTTCAAAGTCAAGCATTAATTTAATAATTTGTTTAGATTTCTTATATTATTTTTATATATAGAAAAAGATAGATTATTAAATCTATCTTTAGTAAAATTAGTCATTAAATTTCAGTTTTTAAAAGCTTATTATAAACAAAAAGGCTAGAAATTTTCTAACCTTACTTGCAAGTTTTAATTAGCACATTTAGAACATGGTTTTAAACCTTTTGCTTGAGCATCTTCTAAAGATACTTCAGTGGGACTCTTCATATTGCTACATTCCTTGCTACTATGATAAACCTTAGAAGTTTTATTTGCTACCCAAACATTACTACTTTGTGTCTTAGTATCTGGAGTGTTAGCATTAGTTGTACTTCCAGTATTAGTATTATTGCTTGTATTTACATTAAAACTTATATCATTACCATTGCTTGTTGAAACTATAGTTCCACTTACATCAGTTCTTAATATCTCAATATTCTTTACATTTAGCTTACCTATTGTTTCTTGATGTGGATGTCCATAATCATTCTCTTTGCCACAACTCACTATTGCATATTTAGGATTTACTTTATCTAAGAAAGATTGAGATGTTGAAGAATGACTTCCATGATGACCTAATTTTAATACATCTGCACTAATATCTAATTGCTTAGCTAATATTTCACCTTCACTTAGACTTTCTGCATCTCCTGTAAATAAGTAAGATGTATTACCATACTTTAATTTACATACTATTGAATAATTATTTAAGTCTTGATAAGTAGCACTATTAGGTGCTAAAAATTGTAATGTTGCATTGCCTATTGTTAAAGTATCTCCTACAGTTGGAGCAGTAATTTTTAAGCCTTTATTTTGTAGTGCTTTTACCATATTTTCAAAAGTCTTAGTTGTGTGATTAACTTTTGGAGCATAGAATTCTCCAATTTCAAAATTATTTATTACATTTGTCATTCCACCAATATGATCTTCATGTGGATGTGTTGTTATAACATAATCCAGTTTACTTATTCCTTGTGATTTTAAGTAATTTAATGCTTTATTATCATTGCATCCTGCATCTATTAGTATATTTTGATTATCAATCTGTATAAGCTCACTGTCCCCTTGTCCAACATCAATGTAGTGTACTTTCATATTCCTAATTGAAGTTTGTTGTGTGTTGTTAGTTCCTGTGTTGGTTATACCTATAGCATCAGCTTGTTTGCATCCTAGCGTGAATGTAGACAATAATATTGCTAATGATAAACTAAGTAACTTTTTAGCATTTTTCATTCATTCATCCCCTCATAATTTGATTTATAATTTAATTGTATATGATTACTAATTTTTGTCAATATTCTTATTAAACATTAAAATTACCCAATAAAAATAGAGGTTGTATAGTTTTTTCTATATCACCTCTATTTTTATGTTTAACTATATTTTACCAACATTTCTCACAAACTTGATGATTTACTTTAGCTTCACCAACTGTAGTTTTTATAGCTTTGTTAGGATTCATTTTACCGCAATTAGGTATTCTATGATATTTATCTCCAGTTGATGATAGATATGCTGTTTGATTATCTGTAGCAGATTGATTATTAGATGGGCTTCCTGTATTTGTAGTCCAAACACCATTGCTATTTAAATAATAGTTTCCAACATAACAATCATGAGCCATACTTCCATCACTATAACAATAATACCATGTTCCATTGTCATTAACCCAACCAGATTTCATATATCCATTATTATCAAAATAATACCATTTCCCATCTATTTGTTTCCAACCTATAGAATAAGAACTATCTTGTGTATACCACCATCCTGTTGAATTTTGTTGCCATGATGCATTAGCTTGTACAGGATTTAAAATTGCTAATCCACAAAGTACAAGTAAAGCTGAAAGTAGTTTTTTAAAGTTTTTCATCATTATTCCTCCTTTTAGTTTATATGATATAATTGTATATTATTAACACATATTTATCAAATCAATTCTATTTCTTCTTCTAAACAACTTATTCCATGACCATTTTTAATATCTAATTTATCGTTACCCCAACCACCAATATTATTATAACAATCAATGAAATACACATAGTTCTTATTATCTGTACAACTAATAGCTTTAATAGTTCCAAATTCACCTAATATGTTTTCATATGAATTTGTAATATCTTTAATCACTTTCACTCTATCATTTTTATTGAATTTCATGTTATCATCTCATTTCTATTTATTTGTTTTAAATTCTAAATTTTAAAATCTTGTATTTGCCCACATTTATTACATTCTAAATTAATAGCTAACAATTCATTAATAGTACATATAGATAAAGTATCACTATTTTTCCTCATTTCTATTAACTCTTCGATATCTTCTAATTTTACTCCTGCTAAAATATTATCAAGGAACAATTCAAAATCAACACATTTTTCGTTTTGTTTATAAAAGTCTGCTAATTCTTGACCACCAACTTGTTTTAATGTTATTAATTTACTATCTTCAAAACACTCTTCACAATAAGAGTTTGCTCTACTTACTAAATCATCCCAAAACTCTTCAATCGAATCAAATTCCATACATTATATTCTCCTTCCTAACCTCTTTAATTTATTGTATAATCTATTTCTATTTTTTACTCGTTTTTGATATTTAATAAAACTATGAATATCATCAGAGAACCAAGAACTATCATCATAAAGTTTTAAATTACGTCTCAAACCTCTAACTCCATTATCATTATTAGGTATTATCTTAATTTCTGAACCATTGTTAAATCTGACAGCTGTATAATCACAACCTCTAGCTTTATCTATTCCTATAATATTCATTATATTTCCCTCCTTATTATTAATTTATTTTGCTATTAAAAGAGATATTTTAATTAAATCATATCAATATACTTGTTCAAATATCTATTGTATTCACTCCAAATATTAATACACTCATATACTTTAGATTTATCAAAATCCTTTATTTGTACAATTAATTTGTAAACATCATCATATTCATTTCCACTATATGCAAATTGAAAATTATAACCAATTTCTTTAATATCATTTATTAGCTTTTTATATTTTTCTTCAGCCTGTGGGATTTCAATTTCATAATCTCTAATTTTTGCATATGATTCTAACCAATTACGAAACTCTATATTTTTGTTTCTTGCTCTATTCGTTGAAATATTTGCAAAAATTTCTTCTCCTTCTATATAAAGATTCATTTCTACTTTTCCGTCTTTAACTTTTATATCATCTTCCCATTCACATAAATGTTCTGTTACAAAATCTCTTAAATTAACTGGAATATACTTATACTCTTCTTTATCATATGGGCTATAAATAATTTCATCATTAACTTGTATATCCATTGAATTTCCCTTTACTTTTACAAGTATACCCTTATCTGTTTTAATCGTTGATATAATTATTTTTTCATTATTTATTTCTGTTTGGTATTCATTTAATATTTTATTATTCATTTTTAACTACCACCTTTTATAATTTATTTTATTTTGTTTAAAACAAGTATTCTATTTACTTTCATTATATTCATCTATAGTCATTGGTTGTCTATTTTTATTTATTAATGGTATTATATTTTGATATCCGTTTTGACTGTTTATTTGTAAGTAAACTATATTAGTATGAATATCACAATACACATCATAGTGCATACCATTTACAATATATTTGCTTCCAGTGTCTATAATATCGTTGTTTTCTTGATTATTATTTGATTCTAAAATATTTGATATATTACAACCTATTAAACTAAAACCACATAATCCCACTAATACTAAACTAATTATTTTCTTTTTCATTAATACCTCCTACACAAGTTGTTCTCTTACTTGTTTCCAAAATATACTATCTTTATTATATCTAGCATCAGATAATTTTATTAATTCTTCCTTTGTATATACAGTTCCAGTCCAATCAGTTTCGTCAAAGTCATAACAAGAACAGTGAAAACCTTCTAATAATAAATATTCTCCCCATTCTACTCCCTCCCCAATACCATTACCAAGTAATATATTTCTATACATTTCATAATCAGGATAGCTAGTTGTGATAATTAATATTTCGTGTGGTTTTAATCCTATTTTCTTAAATTCGTTTGCATTTTCATAATTTTTCATTTTTACATCCTTTTTTCATTATTATTTATATAATTTATTTATTTTTAAAATTCACATTTTAACCCATGTTATTAAATTTATTTGTTAATATATCATCTATTTCAATCTTAATTTTACTACAAAATTCAATTAAACACTTGTCACAAAATCCTATTGTTTTGTGACCTACAGTCAAATTTGTTTTAGATTCTTCTTTTAAACATCCATCGCATATTCCTTTAGTTATATTTATCATTTTATCAATCCTTTTTTATATAAATCTAAAGCGTTAAATAATACTTTTCTATTTTTACACTTTGAATGTCCATGTCCACAAATATTTGTATCTCTACAAAAAATACAATCTTTATTGTAACAAACAACTTTTCTGTTTCTGTAGCTTTCACTTGTCTTGTACTCTTTATACTCTTTATATTCTTTACAAAACTTACACATATTTTATTTTTCTCCTTTAATTATTTTAATAATTCATTCTTAACAGCAAATAAACATTTACCAAGTTCACTCCATAATTCTTCTTCATCTGCTATAGTTAAATTATTCACCTTTTGTTTTAATGTACTTGGTGATAAGGGTTTCTTTCCTTGCTCTAATCTTTCATTTTGAATTTTTTTCTTCTTATTCTCACAACGACTTTTTAAATCAATTCCGTACTCATTCTCTAATTGTTTATATGTAAGTGTATATACTTCTGATTGTTCTTTTCCTGTTGCTCTAGCTACTGAATTTACCTCATTACTAAACTGCTTCCTATCTCCAATTACGACCATATTAGAAACTTTGTTATTCATTTCTTCTACTGAATCTTTTATTGATTTTAATTCTTTACTTTGTAAATATGTATCTAATTCTGTTTGTTTTTGATTTCTCATTATTCCAGTAAGCATATCGCTAGGATTGATTTTTAATATTCCTTCTAATTGATATATAGTTAACTTTAAATTTCTTTCTTTTCCATCTTCTATCAATTTTAATTGTTGTTCTACTGAATCATATTTTCCTGTAGCTTGTACTTCTTTAACTATTTTTCTAACCTTTTTCTTAAAATCTTTTGCTTTTGGCATTTTAGAATTATATATTAAATCCATAACACCGTCTTCATTTATAAATTTCGTACCTCTTTGTCCTAAACTCAGTACCATTTTTGTACTGAGTTTGTCTTTTGTAATTAACTCAATACAATCTTCATCGCAATGATTCTCTATATCTCTGTTTCCATTTGAATATCCAAGTATGTCAGTTATCTGTATTCCATTAAATAAACATTCTCCATTAAATTCAACGTTAACATCTTCTTTTGTTAGAATTTCTAATTCTACGCCTTCAAATACTGCTAATCCATTATCCATTTACACATCTCTCCATTCTTGTTTTTTACACTATTTTATTAATTTATTTAATATTAATTCTTCTCTCTTAGCGGAGTCTTTAACTATTTGTTGAACTCTTTCTTTATGAAATTTTGATAGTTCTAATTTTAATCCACATATGCATTGGTTTAAGTCAGCATTTAACTTCTTCAACCTTATCATTTCATTCGTTTTATATGTATCATCTGATTTATTCATGTTGTTATTTTTACTATCAATCATCTTAAATTTTTCTTTGTAATAATAATTCATGAATCTCAACTTCTTTAGTTCTTTATCTTTATCTCTGATTTTATCTTGAATTTTTAAACATAAGTTTTCTGATACTTTAATGTTTAGTACTTTTGCTATTCTTTCTAGTTCGCTTTTCATTTTTATTCATACTCCTTTATTTTTATTCCTTATCAACATCTATATCAAAATTAAACTTAAATGGTATCTCATAATATGTACAAACCATATCATAAATTGAATTTAGTAAAGATGTTATATCCCTTGGTACTACATTTGTGTCATATAAATCCTGTATCCACAACTGATTATTTTTATCATTAGTTACATGAAACCATACATCATAAGCCTGACAATCTCCTGATACGTTTATTTTATCTACTTCATATTCAATGTCACATCTAAATCCGTTTTCAATATCTTCCTTTGATAACATTAATGGTTTTATTTTCATCTTCTAGTTACTCCTCTCTAAATTTTCTTTTTCTAATTTAAAAATTAAATCATTTACTTCTTTCCAATCCATATATAATTCGAAATATTCTAGGAATTTATCAACTTCAATTATATTTGGTGGTGATATTCTTGATGTTGGATTCAAAGTATCTTTAAATATATAATCAAATAATATATACCATTTTTCACTGTCCTTTTCATACAACTCATTTTTACACATATCATATACCCTTATGTAAGAACTTAATATTTCTTCAGTTTTATTGTAAGATTTTCCCTCTCTTATTTTATATATGCTACCTTTTTGAATTTCACACATTTATTTTTCCTCCTTAATTATTTCTTTAATTTGTTTTAATTTTTCTATTGATAAGTCTTTAAGATTCTTTTCAATAGAACCTATGATATTTTCTTTTAACTTTTTACTCTCAAGTATATTTTTGTATTGATACACTGATTCGTACAGTCTATACATAACTCCAAAACTACTTGACTTGCCTATTCCATTTTTAAATTCTATTTCTCTATCTCCATCACTGGCTCTTATAATTTTTCTTCCCACATATGTGATTTTCACTTCTTTAAATAATCGTCCACTATAAAGCTTCTCTGTAACCATCCAAGCTTTATTCCCTACTTTAAACATAAAACTAACACTCCTCTAAAAACTTATTACATATATAATCATTATAATTTTTTATTTGAGTATATAAAGTTACCAAATCTTCCATAACTTTATCTTTAACATAGCATCCTGCAAAAGCATCTAATTGAAATTGTCCTATTATATCATCTGTTGCTTTTGGGTAAGACTTCAACAATCTTTCTTTGGCTAATTCATCAGCTGTTTCTTTATTTAAAAATGGTTTAATTCTTTTATCAATCACTTTTGAAACAAACTTTCTTTTATCTTTAAAATAGTCTACCGTATCTATAATTATTTGATTTGTTTCAAACTTTATAGAAAGTAACCTACATAATTCTTCTGTAATTAAATTTCCATAATAATATTCACCACCATATTCAACCCATGATCCTATATCTAGCATAAATTTTATTTTTTGTTTTTCCATAATTTATTTTCCCTCCTTTTCAAATTCCATTCTCTGAAAGTTATCCGCTGTTTCTTTTATTAACATATCCATACATAACAAAACACACTCTTCACATATATCTATTCCATTTGCAAATATCATTCTTTTTACTTTTGTTTGGTCTTTTCCACAAAAATCACATTTATGCATTTACACTCTCTCCAATCCAATTTAAAATAATTATTCAACTATACTATCTATACTATAAGCACTAAAGATAACATATTTTATTTCTCCTCTCCAATCCTTTTAAAATCTTGTTTTTATTCTATATTAATTTAATAATTTATGTATTATTCTTGTTTAATTTCTTCAATTATTTTAATTTCCCAGTCATCACATCTCCTTATGCACATTTTGATTTATTATAAGCTATTATTCTTTCATTCGCTTCATCTATTATTACTTTTTCATAGTCTTTTTTTAGTCTCTTAACTTGTCTATCTTTATCTTTTATTAATTCTTCTGTATATATTTTTTTATATTCTGCTAATTTTAAATCTAAAAATTTAAATTTTTTATGTATTTTATTAATCTTAAACACATTTGCTAAATGAGTAACATTTAACGTCCCCTCTTTTAACGTATTTTGTTGTAAATCTTTTATTATTTCAAATTGCTCTTTATGCCATCTTCTTTCTTCTCTTATATACTCCAATATATCAAATATCTTAATTTTTTCTTTATCTCTTTCTATATTGTTTCTGAATTTTTTATGCTTGAAGTTTTCTATCATGTGTAAATATAAATCTTCCTTTTTATTTAACGCACCTATCATATCATAGTGATAGAAATTTTTTTCTTTAATTAAAAACATATCTTTTGAAATTCTGTTCATTATATCTTCTACATTCTCCTTTAAATCGTCTCTTCCTGTTGTATTTTTATTTTCTTTTCTAAATAATATTCCTAATAATCCATCTTTTCCAATTCCGACAAAATCTATTGCTTTTACGCCTTCATAATATTTTTTCTTAACATTATGATATACAGAAATCATATTATTGTAATTACTTGTATTGATACCCGCTAAATTAATATTTTCTGTATCTCCATTATAGTATTGAACTGTTATTTGGTATTTTTGATATTTTTTACCCATCTCAACCACCCCCATTATTTTAATAATTTATTTGTTAAGTTTATTATAAACCATAATTTTCTATAATGTCAATATATTTTATTATTTAATTTATTTTTATATAATTAATATACAAACACCAACCATTAACAACTAATAAAAAAAGAGTAAGCAGTTTCCCACTTACTCTAAGCCTATTAACCCCAACCATTACCTGAACTAAAAACAGTAATAACTGGTATAGCTAATAATGTTAACATCATTAGTTTATTCTTTAATCTCATCATTGTACCTCACCTCCTTTCATTAGTTTATTACTTTAATTTATATACAACCTACATTTGTAGATGTATTCTCTATTATATTAACTGATTCTTTATATAAATCAATATTTAATGTTTTCATATCTTCAAGTATTTGTTTTAACACAGCTTTTGCAATACTGTGTGATATCTTATGTAAGTCCCTTACTATATTAAGGACTTTTTTAAAATTTTTAGTTACCTTATATATATTAAACTCCATATTTTTCATATGAATATAATTTATAACATCTTTGTTTTCTTTATATGAACTTTTATAATATTCATGACTAAATTGATAATATTCTAAAAGTTCATCTTTTTTTAAATTTATAGATTTACAATCACAATAATAACTTAACATATTACAATATGATCCTGTGAACTCATTTTTATAGTTCTTTATATTATCCATATCTTTTTTTAGTTGTTTAACATAATTACATATAGCCGTGTCATTGTTTGTTGTCATTCTTTCAGCTACTATTAAATTATATAAAATTAATCTTTGTGTCTCGAAGTGATTTAATCTTGTATAATATTTTAGATAATATTTATATAAGATAGCCTTTCCTTCATCAAAATTTTGTCTTGAAAAGCATCCTATAAATACTTTATTTCTGATTTCGTTCTCTATTTTCTCTTCCAATTCTTCCATGAATAATCCCCCTTTAATTTATATAATCTATAAAGCTATATTTGAAACTTCTTCTTTCTCTTTCATTAAATCTCTATAATTATCAATAATTACATTATAATTTATTTTATTTTTATCACAATAATATTTTAACGCATTTGTTGCCCTGAATTTTTCATCTTCAATTAAATTAATAGTGTTATAATCTCCTTTTACCTGATTTAAAGTATCTAATGTAAGAATATAAGTTTCTATCATTTTTAGTTTACTTACAATATATCTTCTCATTTCTGGATATAATCTTTCTAGTGTGTTTTTAGGTTTTATATCACTTATAGCTATTTCTTTAGCCTTATCTACTTTTCTCATTATTAACTCATCAGCATGTCCTATATAAGATAAATATCTACGTTTATCTATTGTTCTAATTTGCTCTAATAATACAACCGAATCTTCTTTTAATCCATAACCTCTTATATCAACATGAGTTGGTATATTTGCCTTAGTTTGTTTTGATGTTATAGTCGCTACTATTACAGTTGGACTATATGTATTTCCTATGTTATTGCTTAAACAAATTACAGGTCTGATACCACCTTGTTCTGAACCAGTTTCCCCTGTTAGATTTGAAAAAAATATATCTCCTCTTTTTATATCTATGTTACTTATTTTATTATTTATATGTTTACATTGTTGTCTTTCAACTTTTCTATCCTCTGTTTCTTTTTCAACAATATTTAATTTCATTAACTGCTCTTGTAATGTATTCATTAAAACTCCACCCTCTTTATTATTTAATTTCTTTAAACTTGTTTTAATTTATTTTCCTTAATATTATAATAACACCATCTTTTACCAAAGTCAATACTTGATTTTAATAATTTATTTTATGTATTAACTTTTAACAACAAACCGTGTTATCTTCCCTACAAGAATTATAATACACTACATTTTGAATATTGTCAATATTAATTTAATAATTTATTTAATATATCTTGGATAAATAGGTGATAACAAAAATCACCTATTCTAATTTACAATCTAGTATGTCAATTATTTGAAAATATTCTCCCTCTACATCTCCTTCTTTTAATTTTTGCTTTTTTCTTTTTATTGTTGTTTCTAAAAAATCCTTTAAATTATCAACACTTCTAAAAACTTGATCTCCTGTCAAATCTTCATATTTCTTTTTTAACGTTGTTATTCTCGCTAATGATATATTTTCTAACGTTAACATAACTAAAACATCTCTCACATCATGGTTTGTTAATCTAGCATGTTTTCTACGTCTTAATAATAATTCTATTTGTCTTGTAAATACTAATTCGGCGAATGAAATCCTAGTTACATTGGCTCTTTCAAACACAATTCGAACATTGTTTTGTAACGTATTGTAATTAATAATTCCACTTTCTGCATTTTCTACAACATAATTTTCGGGTTCTATTACAAATTCTTCTATATATAAATTATCTCCAAACGGTACTCCTCGATATATATGTTGTTGTAATTTTACTAATATATCTATAGCCCATTTATCTACTTTTATAGTTTTAGTTTCTGTAAAATCTTCATCATGAATAGTTATTTCATATTTATCTATATTAATATCCTTCCATTTTAAATTTCTAATATAGATAGCTTGTTTACCCACTATCCCCATTCTTGCTAATATTAGTGGCTTAATAAAATTTAAATTAATTTCTTTAGGAGTTTTATTTTCGGAATCTCTATTATTATAAGGTTTAAGTTTACAAGCTTCATATATAATATTTAATATTTCCTCTTTAGAATATAGTTTTGATTTTAGTAGTTTTTCACTATTTTTAATAGATTTTTTATAAGATAATCCTTCACAAGGGTTTATATTTATTTTTCCTTTATTTCTCCAATACTCACAATATTGTGTACTAAAAGTTAACAATGTTTTTTTTGTTGATTCAGAGATAAAAGTACATGATGATATTATATTAGCTATCTCATGTGAAGAAAAGAACATTAAATCTTTATCAAAAACTTTTTCAAAATTGTGAATATAATTATTATATAAGTTAAAATAACTGTATTTTGTACTATAATTGTCATATAGTTCATTCAAGAAGCTTATTTTATCTAATTGAAAATCATCATAACTTAATAAAACTTTTTGTTTCCTTTCTTCGGTCTTACTTATACTATCTTCTAAGTAATTCTCTCCTATAAACTCCATATCTTCTATTTTTATATTATGCAACATTTATCACTCCTTTTATAAAATTTTTAAAGAATTCAAAAATAACTCCTCTATCTGCTGTCTTATTTGATATTTTTATTTTTTTAAAGACATCATCAGACAAACCATATAAATTGTCAGTAATATCATTTAAATTATAGTATTTTTTATTTAACAATTCTTCTGCTATCGCAAAATATCCTATAAACATATTGGCTTCTAATAGATTGCTTTTTTCTTTCATTTCATGTAAACTATCGTTAAAATATTTTGCTGAAATGTCAAACAATAACTCATCTATTTTTTCTGCAAGTTCTCTAGCCATTTTATTTGACCTTCCAATACTATCTAAGGGTACATTCATATGTTCTTTTACAATATCCATTAAAATTGATTTATATGTCATTGTTTTATCTATAAAATAATCTTCATAATTTACAGAAACATTTTCTCTAAGTATTTCAGAATTTTTTATTAACATATCTAAGAAATCTGTAACTTCATTTTGTTCATAACCTTTTATAGAATCATAGTTAGTATCTGATCTTTTAAATATTTGTGCTATAAAATTTCTTCCTTCTGTTAATGTTCTACAAACTATTCTTATATCCAATCCACCATCAGGCGATTTTCCATTGTGTTGGTCTCTATATTTTTGAACAGCCTGACATATTGCCTTAATTCTATGATAACCATCCAATATTTCTGCTGTTGTAAAAGTTTTTGAATCTATATTATAATCTGGTTTTATAACTACAGTTCCAATATTTTTTAATTCATTATTGTTTTCATCAATAGGAACAAACTTTATATTTGGTTCGAAATCCTCGTCACCTTCAGGTAATCTAACATTTAATATCATTTGAGTTTCTTCTAATCTATTTTTTGATATTAACGCTTCAATTTCATCAACATTTTCTTGGTGTAAGTCTATAGTTCTTAATGCAAAACCTTTTGTTCCCATAGACTTTGTTTTATATCCTCTTTGACACATAATGTTATATCTCATTAAGTTATTTTGCATAAAATCAGCTATTTCTGAAAAAAGTATTCTACCTACATAATTATTTGAATCAATTCTTTGCATTAATGATAATTTAATTTGAAGTAGATTCTCAGTGATATTAGAAGAAAACATTTTATATTCATAATTGTCTTCTTTCCCAAACCAATAATCAAATCTTATTGTGGAATATGGTTTGCCATCGTCATCTCTTAAATATTCATATGCGATTTTAGTTAACGCCATCAATTCCATTTTGTTTAATCTTTTAACTTTTTTTGTTCCATCCAACAAAGCTGTTCCTAAAAATGGATTCATTTTTTTAGAAGCTAATTCTAAATTAAAATTTTTTATAAACTCTTTATTAACTTTTCTTTTTTCAAACGATCTTACTGATTCTATATCTATTATATCTTGTAATTCTTTAACTAAATTTTCAGTGGTTTTTATAATTATAGGATTTGTATTCTCCATCTTTATCTCCCCTTATTTTAATATTTTATTTATATCAATATTTATATTATTTCCTTTTCTTATTTCATTATACACAAATTAAATAAATAATGCAATAAAAAATAGATAAAATATTAAAAAATATCTTATCTATTAATCAAAATTATACCATATTAAAACAAGGTTGTCCATTATTCAGCAATAAATCTAATATTTTCATTTTTATATTGAATAATCACACTATTATCTTCTAAGAACATTATTCTATTTACATTATGTATGTTAAAATGACTAAGAATGGTATCCCCATCTGTCAGAATATCTTTTTTATTCTTTCTAACAATTGTGACACCACATACATTGCAATCTGATATTAGAAAATCCATTAGTTTTTCTTCTAATTTAGTTAAATCCTCGTAATTATTTTTTAAAGCTGTCATTTCCATATTTATCTTTCCTCTCTTAAATAAATTAAATTATTTTCTTTGTTTAAATATTAACAAATTAAATTAATAAAGTCAATATAAATTCCAAAATTGGAATATTTATTTAGAACACCAGTTCGCATTAATTATACTCCTATTTTCTAAATTTCACAAGAACATATGTTCTAAATACTTGCTATACTAATTATACTCCTATTTGCGTGTCGAATCCCAAAACTCAGGGGTTTAAGTTTCCAAATTATTCTACTTTTTACCACATTTTATGTAGTGAATTTTGTAATAAAATGTCGTATAATAAAAATAAAGGGGTTATATCATATATATGTTTAAGCTAAAAATTAGAAAATTTAGATTAAAAGAGCATATGAGTCAAGAACAATTAGGACTAAAGTGTGAATTAAGCCAAAATTACATTAGTTTATTAGAAAAAGGGATTTTAAGAACCAAAAGCCCAACTTTAAAAACTTTACATGCAATATGCAAAGGATTGAATTGTTGCTTATATGAATTGGTGGTCTGTGATTGTAGCAAATGTGAACAAAAAAGAAAAGAAGATTCAGGGGAGTAGTAATATACTCTCCATTTTATTTAAATAATTTATTTTAAAACTGATATTTTAAAGGTATCTTTTAATTAGATACCCTTTTTTGATCTATATAGTTGTACACTTTTTAAAGCAACTTCCAAATTTAATTCTATTAACTTTATTTCATCTTTTGTTAATGATTTTCCTTCAAAAGTAATCTCATTTTCTTTTATTTCATTAATAATACAACTTATATCATAACTTTTCCTTTTGGCTGTTTTATCACTAATTAAATCTTCAACCGAAACATTTAAAGCCTCAACTATTTTATTTAATGTGTCTGATTTTAACGATTGACGACTACCTGATTCAATTTGACTAATTGTAGAAATCCCTACTTTAGCTCTTTTTGAAAGTTGAGTTGTTTTTATACCTCTATTGATTCTTATTCTCTTAATGTTTTGTCCTAATATACTTATCATATCATTTCCTATTCACCTTTATCTTTATTTTTTAATCTTTTGTTGCGTCTTTCTTTGAGTTGTTGCAAGCACCTCTTACATTGCGACTTACCATCTTCCGCAACATTACCACATTGTACACACAGTCCTCTTGCTCGGCGTTCTGCTGACCTTATTCTTGCTCTTAGCTTTAAGTTCTCAGCACAAGAAGAACAAAACCAACCGTTCCTATCTAATTGTTTATTGCAATTAACGCATTCCCCATGTTCTAAATGTTTTAATTTGTTATTTCTTTTCCAAGAATTGTTGAGTTTATTACAAGCAATACAATAAGCTCCTTCTCGGTCAAGTTGCTTTCCACAATATACGCATAATCCATTTTCTTTTCTTTCTTTTCTTAATTTTTGCATTTATAATACCACCATTGTACTAATAAAATCAGATTTTTATAGTATTAATAAACTCTCTTTGTTGTTTTTGAATTTCTTGTGCAACTCTTCTAATTTGGTCATATCTAATGGTAAAGGTTTCTCGTCCATTGTTAATTTTTACTTTTTTCTTAGTAAACCCAACAATAGTAATTTTATCACCGTCCATATATAATGGAACTTCATAATTTCCGTTATAATTTAATTGTTCTTCGTCTCCAATTTTTACTGTTTTATAAATTGACACATAATCTATATACATCATTAGAATCCTCCTTTATGAAAATTAGATTTTTATAGCAACTATTATTCAAAATAATTTACGATACTCTTCAATTTTTCTATACATTCTTTACACATAATTCCATTAAAATTATCATGTTCACCTTTTAGCCAGTATAATTTTTCTTCGTTTGATTTTTCGCAAATTTCACATAAATTTTCTGCTAAATCTTTTGTGACTTCTATCTCCCTTAATTCAAATCTATTATTTTTCTTTAATAACTTAGTTTCCATTAAATTCCCTCCTTATAAAATCAATTTCATTTATTCTTCTGATTCGTTTCCATTTTCGTCACATGGAATCATTTCTTTTCTATTGGTTTACATTTACAAATGCTTAACTCATAAATACCTTTAGGTGTATATTTCTTGCATTGCTTAGATTTATTATTCGCAAATTGAAATATATCTGTCTTGCATATAACACCTTCTTTTAAATTAACAACATTACCTTGCTCAAAACCTTGAAAATTTTTCTTTAATAATTCGCTTGAAATTACTCCACATCCATCATAAATATTTTCATTACTCATGTTCCGATCCCTCCTATTAAAATTCCTATTTTACCCTATTTCATGTGTAGATATATTTCCCAAGCTCCAAAAATCATAAATGCAATATAACTTAATATCATACTTACTCTCTACTTTTTACAGTGGATGCATACCCACCTTTACTAAAATCTTATAGTTATATTGTAATAAACTAAAACTTAATTATTTCAAGAAATATTTATTATAATCATAATCGTTGATTTTTAAATCTTTTTTCTTACAAATATCTAATATTTCAATTTCATATGGATATAGTGTTTCTTTTAAATCTGCTACTCTATCTTCCTTATTGAGAAGCGTGTGCAGTTGTAGTGCGTCTAATTGAGCAAACACATAGTATTCTATATTTTCTGACTTATATTTTTCTTTAAGTTCTTCATAACTATATTTTGTTAGGGCTGATAAATCTATGACTTTATTATTATGAATCAATACACAATGTCGGATTAAATAATAATCTTTTCCTCCAACATAACAATATCCAATTTTATATTTTTTATTTTTAAAATCATCTAATAATCTTAGTATCAATATATTTATACAGTTATTATAACACTCACCCCGTTGAATTAAATCTGAATGTTTATCATATAGTTCTTTTGTCATTTTTAAATCTAATTTTAATTTTTTCATTATATTATCCTCCTGTTACAATAATTCATTATTATAACGAATCTATCTATAGATAGATTTAGAGTTATACATTTCAATAACTTCAAGCATATCTTTTCTGATTGTATTGAATCCAAAATCTTCATTGTTCTTGTGTATATTATATTCTAATCCTATAAAGTTTTTAAAATCGTCCAAAGTTAATTCTACCTTATCATTATCTAATAGTTTTAAACTTTCTTGATACAATTCATTAATTTGATTATTATTTAACTCAAAATTTTTCATACACAACAACCCCTTAAACACATAGTTTTATCTAGTCTACTAATTCAGGATTTTCATATATCCATCCAATAACTTCTATTTCAGTGTTAAGTATATTTCCAAATGGTATATGTGTTCCTAGTACATTTCCTTCAATACCATAGCATCCATATTTAAAAACAACTTCTCTCATTATTGTTCCTATTGTTTTATGAGTATATTTAACTACATTTCCTTTATAAACTTCAACTCCATTTTTATCCTTTATTCCAGTAAATTGAAGCAACTCATATTCTCCATTCTCTCTATGAAGTAATATATCTTTGTCATTAATACAATCTCTACCTTTTAAATTTACTACTGGATATCTTTCTTTATTTACTGATAATATACCAAATCCAATACTTTCAACATCCCTTATTTTCTTTGATTTTTTATCCCAAGCTTTACATTTAATATTCATAAAATTATCCCCCTTATAAAATCAATGTTTTATATGTCTATATCTTCGTCTTTAAATCCTCTTATCTCTTCTAAAATTTCTTCTGCTGTAAATTCATAAGGGATCATTCCCATTACAGTATCCCCTATTTCATAACCTTCTTGCCAAAATATAACTGGAATATTTAATACTGTATCTAAAGTGTGCTTCTTTCTTATTATTACTGGAAAGTATTCACCTTCTGTAATAATAGATTCATATTCTTTTAAATTTAAAATATCCTCTAATGTAGGATTATCAATTTCATATTTTTTTGCATTATTAAATTTTTCGGCAATTTCTTTATATGAATCTATTTTAGCTAATGTTATCATAATATTTTCTGAGTATTTTGTTATTCCAATTCTTGAATCCATCACATCGGTAACACTTTTGACAGCATTGTCTTTTTCTAATTCTACTCTTTCATTTAATTGATTTATTTTTTGCTCCAATTCTTTTATTATTCTGTCCATTATATTGAACCTCCCTATATATTTATTTCTTTTGCTTGACACACATAATATTTCATTAAATGTCGAATTTTATCTTATGATATTTTTGTAATTGCTTGATATACAGGCAATATGACCATCTTTTCTAGTTATGACTACTGGGACATTTACTATCTCTATTTCTCCATCAGGATATTCTAATTGCTTTTCTTTTAATAATTCTTGGGCTTCTACTATTAATCTTTCTTGTATTCTTTTATCTAACATAATTCGTCACTCCACCTTTTAAAATTTTTCTGTTACTGTATTAATTAATTTTTCTATATTATCATATCTATCACTAGCTATAATTTTATAATTAGTAATGTCTACTATAACATATTTATCATTAAAAGTATCACTTACAACTATACAATCTACCACCTTAAATTAGTAGATATCAAATTTTCAATTTCATCTTTACTATTTAAATACTGAGTTCCACCAACCTAATTCTATTTTTCTTCATGCAGAATTTTGTTAACTTCTTCATTTATTAACTTTCGGCAAGCTTTCGAACCCTTCCCTGTTATATATTGCCAATTTCTGTTTCATATGAAGCGTCTAATCCAACTTGTGGACAAACAAAACATATATATTTTTCATTTTTTATAACATCTATTTCGATACCTTTTGTGATTTCTATTTTTTTTATTCATAACAATTTCCTCCTAATTTCATATAAATGTTAATTTTATAGTGTCATTAATTTTAAATATTACCTATTCCGTTAAAAGCCTTATCTATAAATTTGTAAAAATAAGGTCTGCCTTTACTTTTAGGATTCATTTTTGCAATACTATAAAACTTTTTCATAAGTTTATTTTTATTTCTTGGAATATATACTTCTACCGACGCCAAATGTTTTCCTCTTGTATCTCTTTGTTCAATATAAATTAATCCTTGAATAGACAACTTTTCTAAATATAAAAATTCATCATTGAATTTCAATAATATATTATTAAAAGGTATATCATCATAGTCTAACTCAATATTTTTTGCTATACACACATCTTTAATTACTTTAATATTATCGCCTTTATATACTCTTTCATTAAGTTTTGGATTAACAGTCCATGTTCTGTAATTAATAATATCTGCTATAGTGCATCTCCCTACATTAAACATATCTCCTAATCTTTTTTGAGAAACTCCGTCATTTCTTGAAATATTTCTAATTTCATTAATTAAATCCCATGTTAATACTGCTCTTAGATTCTTTTCACCGAACTTATCCTCTTGTAACTTATTAGAGTAATCTTTTGAATACCTATTTTCTCTTTGCCCCTTAAGTATATTATTTTTACTTTCTTCACTCATTCTTTTAAAAGCTTCTTTTATTTTGATTGATTTTATTTCGTTTAATCCATCAACTTCTGTTGGTGAGGATGTTATATTGCATTTTCTACAATCACAATAATTTCTATTTTTTGAGTATGATATTTTAATATTTGGTGTTAAAAATGATTGTAATCGCATATAATATTTTCCATTGTATATTCGAGGTTCATAATTTCCCTTTTGATAAAATATTTTTAAATCTTTATTGCATATTTTCTTAAAATCTTCTGTATCTATTATAACCTCAATATATTTATGTTCTTTTCTATAATATACTTTTAATACAGTATATTCTCCAATAGTTTTATATTCCATCAATCATTAACTCCAATAAATTTTTCTTCTAACAATGTCAAAGTTCCTCTTTTTGATTCTATATAATGTCTAAATATTTCATTATGTTCATTAGTATAATCAAAATATCCTTTTCTTAATGATTTATCATAATATCTTTCTACTTCTTGGTTTCTTATAAATTCTTGCAATTCCTCATGCTTATTAAACCAAAAAGTATCATCTAAATCTTTAAATTTTACAGAGCAAACATCATTTTTCCATTCCATTATATTTTCTATTTTTGACTTCATTCTACTGTCTATTAATATTGTTTTTTTCATTTATTTACACCCCCATAATATTAAATTAAATGTTAAATTTTATTTACTCTATTATATTCTTCTGCACACTCTAAGACTTCATCTTTTGATAGTATTACACTTCCTTTGTTTATATCAAAAAATTTTATCAAATAGTTTAAACCATGGGTATTTACTACCTCTCCTTCTTCTCCATTTACTATTACACCAGTTCCAAACAATTCCATCATTATACACACTCCCTATAATATCTCGTGTACTCGCTTGTACACTACTTTATTTTGTTTATTTTATACATAGACTACATATAAACAATGTAGTCTATAATTTACCTAATTCATTAAATATAATTTTCCTCTAAGAACTTCTAATTGCTCTTTGAGTTTTCTATTTTCTTCTTGTAATTCTTTAATCTTTTTATCTTTTGCTATTATAATAATATCTTTTGATTTATCAGTTTTATCATATTTAATCCTTTGTCTTATAACTTTTTCAG